TGATTTTGTATGTTCTTTATAAAAATCTCTAAGTTCTTCCGAAGAGAAGATGACATGATCTGATACTTTTATAGATGATATGTCATCTTCTCTAGATGATACTCTTTTCAATTTAGGTAAATCTATATCTCTAATCTCTTCGAGAAATACATCATTTGTAAATAATATATCAGCTCTACTTTTTACAAATTTACAATCAAATTGTCTAGCGTATTCTTTAAGTCTTTCAATTATATCATCTTGTGTTGTGGAAATATCTAATATTCTAATCATATCCTTATTTGTTTTTCTAAATATAGAAAAGAAAATGTAATAAGTTTTTATATATTTTCATCTAGCATTCTGTCTATTAAACTTGTTCTTTTCCATCCAGTAAAGACATTTTCTGGTAGTTTCTTATCTTCAACATGATAACTTTTTGGTTTATTTTCGTAAATAGTTGAAGGACCATTTTCATTGTGTTTCATTCCATCTTTATAATAATCTATTTGTTCACCAGATACTTTAGAAACAACTTTTAGATATTGATAATCTGATGTGCATTTTATTATTTCATTTATCACATTTGTTTTAGGAACATAATTAAATAAATCATTTGCGTCATATTCTAGAACATGATATTCTATACCAAAACAATTTTCTTTATATTGTTTCATAACATTCTGTCTATTAATTTTATTCTAGTAATATTTTTAGTTTCACCTGGACTATAAAAATGATCCTCAAATTTTTCATGAGACACATTAAATCCACTCATTCCTTGATTTTTAGGAAAAAATATTCCTTTATATTGTTCATTAGAATTTTTGAAGAATATGTAAATATACAAACTACCATTTAAGGAACTATCATAGTACTCCCCTTCTTCAAAGGAGTGGGAGTTTGAATATTTTTTACCTTCCCATGTTTTTTTACATAATACTTTTTCTATCTTTTCCATATATAGTCCATTTAGCTTCTCCAAGCATTTTATTCATCAGTCTATTTCTTTTTATATTCTTAGTTTCTTCTGGAGTATAAAAATAATTATGAAAATCTTCTTCACCTATATAGAAATCTTTTCCTATTGTTAGAATTATAGGATTAACATATTTTAAGTCCAAACTAGCCAATATATTAGATAAGTCAGATACATAAGATATTTTATATTCTTTCCATTTTTGAAATCTATGTCTTTTCCTATTAATTCTTCTATCTAATTTCTTTTTACAAATTATTATATCACCTACTTCCATTTAACATTTTCTCCGCTGTTTCATCTAAAATTTTATCAACCAATGATGTTCTTTTATAATTTTTCCATTCATCCAATGTTAGTGTTACTTCCATATTAGTAAAATCCCACCTCTTTATATTCACTATCTCATCTTTATAATCGTGATTCTCTTCTGATAAGGGTTTTTCATTTCTTATTTCTAGAAATACTCTTAAATATGGATCTTTCTGTTTAACCGGTAGAGCTGTTATTGGAGAGAAAACACCATAATTTACATTATATCCACCAATAATACTAAAATAAACATTCTCATTCTCCGTGAGAATATTTCTTTTTGTTAAATTTTCATTCACATTCTTAACATCATCTGAGCTTATTTTCTTTATACATCCTATTATATCATTTATATTCACTACATCATCTATAGATTCGAATATTCTCCACCATTTTTCTTCTTTTACTTCCATAACATTCTTTTTATTCGTATATATAAAATGTTAAAAATGTCATTTTTATCAAAAAAATTTAGTTATTGAATTATTTTCTTTTAACATTTGATCTATCCATGTAGTTCTCATGAAGTTTTTTCTTTCGCCTTCTTCAAGTCTTTGACCGAACTGGAAATAATCTTCTTCATAATGATCTTCAAATTCTCTAATTATAGCTGGGCCAAAGTCATTGTGTGCTTCACCGTATCTAAAATAATATGCTCAAGTATGGTTGACCATTTGAATTTAAAATATTTGTCAACGTCATAGCTAATTCTAACCTATTGTTCATTATACCAAATAACTTCTTTTCTGTTATGTTTCTGTCCCTTCAAATCTACAAGTGGATCAAATGGCAACCAAGTGGATCCTTCGTTCTCACATACAATAGTTTGACCATTTCTTTCTTTACACCACTTACCAAGAAATTCATAATCTATTTTATTGTTAACGTAATATTTTCCACCATTACCGGAATAAGGAGGATCTATAAACCAAGTTGCTTTTATATTGGGACAATTTTCATAACTTTCGTTTTTAATTTCCCAATGTCTAATTTTGTATAAATCTGATGCTAATAATTTCCTATGTTCTTCATCCCAATCACAAAAATTTCCAGGCGATTTCTTAGGAACAGAAGATCCTGGATTTAAGTATAATCCTATGGTCCATTTTTCTGAATCACTTAAATTATTGAATTCATCATTATTAAGGCATTGTCCTTTTTTAAGAATTGGTAGAGATAAAATATCTTTTTCGGAAGCTTCTTGGAGATATTTCCAAACAGAGTATATTTTATTGTTGATTTCGTATAGAATTACTTTTTTTTCAAAATATTCCATAGCGTAAGCGGCTGAACCAGCAAATGGTTCTATTATTGTATCGTGTTTTGGCGACGGGTAATATTTAACTATTCTTTTCTTTCTTCCATAGTAATAAAACATAATTTGACTTTTATTTTTATATATGGAGTTTTTACTTTTTAGTTTTTGAAATTAATATATAAGAAAAAGTAAAATCTGCCCCAAATATGGATGACTTAACAAAAGAAATTGCGAAATGGCTTATCCAAAGCTATCCTCTTCTACTTACTATCGTTGGATTTGTAATTATCTTTCTTTATATAATAAAAGAAGTGAAAATAATATTTTTCATGAAAGGAACTGAAGATGAAACTTTTGGTAAGAAAATATTAAAATTTCTAATGTTCTGGAGAAATTGGAAAAAAGGAAACACTACAGAACCAAAGAATGTTCATTACACAGACGAAGAAAGAGAAAGAGTCGTGAATAAACTTTTGATTCATAATTTGTTTATAGCAATAAATAATATGAAAACACAAATTCCATCTATGGAATTCGGTTATCAACGTAAAAGTGAAGTTTTAAGAAGTATAATAAAAACTTACATAGAAACAATAGAAAAGTATGCTAATCACGTATTAAAAAGTAATAAATTAGACGAATTAACTACTAATCAACTGAACGAGTTGTTGATTGGTGAAATAGATAGAGCTCACTACGAGATTTATAGTAAAATGAAAACAAATCTTGGTGATGCTTTATATCAAAAGATAATAGAGGATCCAGTAAAAGGATTTAAGGTTAGAAATAATATATTTAGAGAAGTTTTCGTTAATGGAATACTTTTAATATCTTCACAGGCTATGTCAGTTTATAATTATGATAATTATGAAAGAGCATCTGAGATATTAACATCTATGTATATTTCTTTACAAGTAATAGTAAGAAATTTCGAAAAAGTGTTTAAGGATTATAACGGTGAATTAGATAAATATTTATTATAATAAATTTAAACTTTAAAAAAAACAATTCAAAATTATAAGTATAAATCAAATTATGAAATTATACGATAAACTAAAAGAATGTGACGCGGTAGAAGATTACAAAGACTACGCCGAATTAATATGGATGAAAGCCATAAAAATTAATGGTGTACATGTTGATAATCCAAATCACGAAATCACAGAAAATGATAAAGACATTACAGTAGGTATATTAAGCCTTTAAACGTAATGTCTTTATTATTGAACCTTACTTATATAAGTAGCGGTATATTATCCTATTTCATCAGCTGGTTTTTGAACACCAGCATTTTTTTTGACCTCTGCCACAGCTCCCTCACCATTAGAATTACCATTATTAACAGTTCCATTAGTAGTTGTAGTTGGAAATTCTAATTTCTTCTTTTCTAAAGCAGCGGATTGCCATGTTTTTAATCCCAATAGACCGGCAGCAATAGAACTAGAAAATATAAATATATTTGGGTCATTGTTTAGAAAAGCAAAAAGAGCACCTGTCATAAATATAATATAACCTAATAATTTTGAAGCTGTAAAATACAAAGCGAATGATATATATGATTTCATAGTTGTGTTATTATTTTTTAGATTTTATCATAATTCGGATTGTCCGACTTGAAATCTCTTCCACTGGTGGAAAAGTCTTCAATTTCTTTCGTTGTTCTTGGATCTGATTGTTGATATAACGGATCATTTATATTTTCTGTTTGGACTCTATCTCTCAACTTTTGCATATCGTGAATATAAGATTGCCAATAAACACGTTTAATATTTTCAAACTCTTCATTATAACATTCCACATTATCTGTATCTACAGTCCAAACCGGGAGATATCCTCTAACAGTTAAAGCAAATTTTATGAATTTATTTTTATCACTTTGAAAATCTCCTTCTGTTGGAATTTCAATATTTTTATCATCTGGTAAAAGTAAAATTAAATCTATTTTTATACCAAAATAATCCATATTGAAGAAATAATAATTAAAGAATAAATACATTATTTTTTCAGAACATAACCACACATCTCTTACATTATCTAAAAATATTTCAATATCAAAATTCATTTGCATAGGAATAGCTTTAACTTTAGTTATAACTCTTTTCCATTCCTCTTTTATTCTACAATCTTTTGGTATATAAATATTAGGATTTGCAAATTCATCGCTCACAGAATTAAAAGAAGTTAGTGTAATTATTCCTCTTGGTCTTATATCAGTATTTAGCTCTACTCTATTATCAACTATATCATCAAGATAAGAATCAAGTAAAAAACGTTCTTGTCCAAACATCCTATAAGAAAATGGAACAGTAATACATCTTTTCTCATCTTTGAAATAATTTATCCATCTAATTGATTTATTCAGTGTTCTACCTAAGGCTACTGTAACCATTCTAAAATAGACATTATCGTAGTTGAATTGTTCACCGATATTTCTAATTGTTTCACCAGGCATGTGTTGTCTTTTTTATTTATATATTAATTTTGCTTTCATCAAAAAATAGCGTAATTTTGTATTTTAAACTTATAAGGTTAAATAAGATATATAAAATATGATGCGAAATTCAAGAATTTTACATTATCTATTGAAAGATAAGAAAAACTACCATAGAGACAAAGAATTATCCCAACAGTGGGATGTGTATCTTTATCTATTACATCAAGTAAGACAGTTAAGTTGGCAACTCATTAGAAAAAAATTTATATACTTTATAAAATATAAAAAACTTTATCTAACAAGAGTTCTTTTGATTCTATCAATATTTTTTGGAAGTGCATATTTTTCAATAAAATGGTTAGTAGATCACAATCCATTTTTCGAAGTAAAAAGAATAGCGAAAATAGCAACAGTAGATACGCTATATTGTCCAGATACAATTCCATTAAACACCTACATAATTAGAACCGCACATATTGCGGAAACAACTCCTGAAAAAATACAGAAGAAAGTATCCTTTATAGTGTTTTATACAGAAGATAGTACCAAAACAGTAAAGAAATTTCTTGAAAGATTAGGAGAAATAGAATCAAGAAATGATTATAAATCCAGAAGAGTTGGATCTCAATATCTTGGAAGATGGCAAATGGGAGATGCTGCGAGAAAAGTTGTGGGTTTTGGTAATATAAGTTACGATAAATTTTTAAATACACCCGAATTACAAGATGCTGCTGTTATTCTTTTATTAAAGTATAACTATGCTTATATGAAACCATATTTGAATAGATATAATAATAGAATAATAAGAGGGTATCACTTAACTACAAGCGGTATGTTAGCGATGGCACATAATGTTGGTGCTGATGAAGTTATCAAATTTTTGAATAGTAATTGTTCTTATGTCCCAAGAGATGGAAATGGTCCAGCAGATAGGTTTTTAATTTTGGGTAATTATAATATGAAAAGTATAACAAATGAAGAAGAGAAATGAAACTAGATAAATGGCACGTTAATGAAAGTAATTTTACACATGATTCTATAATGGATAGATTCTATTTTCTTGATAATAGTATTCAAAAATATTTTGAAGATAATTCTGTGGAAAATTTACATAAAGTCAGAATATACCTTAGAAGATTAAGATTTACTATGGAAGTTTTTAGTGTTTATTTTAAGGAAAACGAAAATTATAAAAACTTTTATAAAAAGGTCAGTAAACTGCAAGATACGACAGGAAAAGCAAGAGATTTAGATGTTATTCAAGAATATGCAGTACAAAAAGGAATTGATGATTCTATAGTTAAAGAAGATAAAGAAGTATTATACTCTGAAGTTAGGGGGAAAATTGAAAAGTTCTTTAATTCAAAATCTTACGAAAAATTTAAAAAGATTACTGATTATAAAGAATTTCAAATAGAAAAATTCTTAAATTACTAAAAAAAAAAGAGAACTGAAAAGTCCTCTTTTTTTTTGACCACTCATGCAATTGGTAGCGTGTATTGGATTCGAACCAATGTCCCTAACGGTTATTAGTGTCCTTACCCATTGCTGGATGTCCCCTAGACGAACACGCCGGCGAAGTTTCCCAAAGTTTTGGCTATCTATATCGCCACGTTTGGTATCCTTCGGATTCAATGAATTTGATATTATATTTCTTCTAAATTTATATAACTATTTCTAAATAATTCATCAAATCAGTAGCCCAAAAAGGATTCGAACCTCTGTTACCGGAGAACCTCCAGTGTCCTTGTTCCGCTAGACGATTGGGCCTTGTGTAATCTTTAATTCAATATATAAAAGAACTTTTCTTTATCGATTTTTGTGATACAAAGATACGTCCTTTCGTCGAAAGAAAAAAATTTCGACAAAATTTTTAATTCCTAATTAGTAAGGGAATTGAAATTATTTTTCAACTATCCCGCCAAGGTATAAGTCGAAAGTGTTATCTGTGTAATAATTGAGTTCAAATTCACCATCATATAACTTGTTTATATTATATGATTCTATGTCTAACCCAGATACATCATTTATGAGAAGAGGAAATTTCTCATCTATTAAATTTTCTAATAATTCTAAATTCTTTTTAGATAAACTTCTTTTGTAGATTTTATGAATCTGCAATCTATAACCACTATTATCAACGACTTTAAATTTACAAGAAAAATTGAATGTTATATCTACATCTAACTCTTTAGGTTCAAATTCAAAATCAAATTCATCTTCTATAAACCTTGTCATAACTATCTACAATCTTTAATTTTATTATTATATAATAAAAAAAGAAAGTTGTTTTAAAATTATGACAATAACAAACCTGGGGATTGCCAACGTTTATCAGAAAAAATCTCCTTTAACTGTTCTTCAGATAAATTATTCGGATCCCAACCTTTAGATCTAGCATATTGAATCTTGAATTTTTCTCTCAAATCACTCATCTCACTTTCACTAAGTGCTGAATCTTTTAACATTGGAGTACCAGGTGCTACAATTCTACCCATACCATTTTGATTTTGTGTTACAAAAGCTGTCATAATAATTTTTTTCTTTTTGTTTATATATTAATATAAAAATGTCATTTTTGTCAATTTTTAATTTCTTTTAATAATTTATCTTTATTTATAGGAACAACACCTACTTCCTCACAAACCATTCCCCCTGCCATATTAGATATTGTTGCTGTAGTGATTTTATCTACACCATTTATAGTTAATAATGTAGCTACTGATATAACAGTATCTCCTGCTCCTGACACGTCTGCTATATTTCTTTTATGCCCATGTATATGTTTATGAACGAAATAATCTTTTTCTCTATACGATAATAGAATTCCTCTATCTCCTAGTGTTGTATAGAAGGTATCTACATTTTGTTTTTTCATAAATTTATCTATGTGTGTTCTAACATCATAAAAATTATCTATTGGAATATCAATATTTATGCCTTTCTTAAGTTCATTGAAATTTGGCTTAAATATTGATATGTTATTGTATGAGAAGAAGTTTTTTGTTTTTGGATCAACGAATATAGGGATATTTTTACTTTTATTGAATTTATTAATATAATCAAGAATTTCTGGAGTTATAATTCCTTTATTATAATCTTGTATTATTATTCCATCTATATCAATTTCTTTTAAGGATTTTGATATTAGATTTTTAAGACATTCTATTTCTTTGTCATTTGAATCTTCTTTGGTCTCTTTATCTATTCTAATGAGCTGAACATTGTTTCCAATGACTCTTGTCTTATTAGTAGTTTTTCTAAATTCGGAAGGTGAAATATATTTAGTAGATATATTTTGATTTTCCATTAAATTATACAATATCATACCATCATCGTCTGAACCAATTAATGAGCAAATAATAGGTTCAGCTCCTAATTCTTTTATATTTAAGGCTACGTTAGTAGCGCCGCCTAATTTATTTATCTTTTCTTTTATATCAACAACTGGAACTGGAGCCTCTGGCGATATACGATCAACGTTGCCAATTAGATAAGTGTCTAACATTATATCTCCTATTATTAATATCTTATTATTCTTGAAATTATCAAATATTTCTTTCATATTTTTTTAGAATATTTTTTCTTGTTATATTTGCAGATTGAATATTAGTTTTTGAATTTTAGATTTTAATATATAATCTAAAAAATTATAATTCTTGAAAACTAGATCTGACATTGATCCTTATAACGAAGAAAAATGGGACGATAAAACTTTAGATGAAATACCATTATATCTTTCAGAGGATCAACCGAAAGTTTATGCTAATGGTTCTCCATTACAAAGACCTTGGACTGGAAAAAATCTAGTATTATTTAATAATAAAGATAAATATTATGTTTTAGGAGAGATAAGATATACTCCTAGAGATTTTTTTATGTTTTATACTCATAGTGATAGTATAGAAAGAAAAAGACTTAATGAGTTTAGAGGCGAAATTTTAAGAGAACTGAATAACAGAGAAAAAATACACGTTTTAGATATTTTATCAAAAGAAAGATTGTTTACTAGAAATCTTTTTGATAACGAAAATGGAAGAACTTACATTGATATAATAAATAATTTAATAAATGAAGACTTTCTAGTTAATATAGATGGAGCAAAACCAGTTCATAAAATCGCAAGATTTTCAGAATATAGAAAAGGTTCATCTGAATACGGTCAACTTTTCCAGGATCTTATGATGATACTGAGAGCCAAGAAAGAAGAAGATAAAGGAAATGATGAAATAATTTTAAATAGGGAAGAATTCAAAGATTTCGATAAACTATTAAATTTAACTAATGACATCAAGAAAATGAGAAAATTAGGAATGACTTTCGACGTTGAAATACTGGATAATGATAATATTAGATTCTCTAATTTAGGGAATAAACAATCCAGACCTTGGGAAAATTTAGATTCAGATCCATATGGAGAAGAAATATGGAACGAATTTGCTAATAAAAATGTTATTTATACTGGCAATAGATTCCCAGATAGACATAATCAACCTGTAGATGTAATAGAAGTAATTGAAGGAGAATATCCACAATTATTCAATCATGTTAGAAATGAGTTAGTTACTGTAGGTCCAAAAGGGGAAGATATATATAGTATAAGATTCAAAGATGGCAAAGATCATAAATGCTTGAAGAAATTTCTAAAAATAATATAAAATAGTGAAAGACAATAATAACGTCATATTATTAAAGAAATTGATCAGTGATACTCAAAATAATACTATAGTTTGGGTAAAAGCTAATAAACCTGAAATTGGTTGGTATAGTTATCACGAAACATGGAAAGGGGATAAGAAAATAACTGATGATAAGAAACTATCATTTGTTTTGAATTTTTGTGTAAATGATTTAGCTTATGCTGAAGTTAGAGTATTTTTCATAAACGACCTAATAGAAACAAGAGAAAAAATAGCAGATGTAGAACCAAAGTTCTTTAGTTGGAAAACACAAAAATTTATAAAGATATTAATAGACGCTGTTAGACACCAAAAAGAATCAAGTGACGCTAATAGATTAAGACAAATAGTTGGTCCAATGCCAAATAAAAATTTTGACGAAGTTGTTTACTAAAATTTTTTTATTCCAAAATAACATCGTATCTTTGTATCATAAATCAGGAAATGATAAAAATATTAATAATAGGATTTATAATTTATTTCTTATTCTTTAGAAATAAAAATGGAAAAAATTGACTTTTTTTATAAAATATATAAACAAGTAACAAAAATTAGAGTATAAACAATTACAAAAAAATAGAAATCATGACTTACACCAGTAAACATAGTAAACATTCATCCTTTAGCTCAAAGTGGTTTACCACATTCGGGGTTGAAACGGAATTGCTATGTGTAAGCTGATAATAACATAGTATAACGGAAAACCCCGAACTCAAAAAGTTTGGGGTTTTTTATTTTATAGTTCTTTAATATATTCATACGGCAGCAGGCATTGGTGAGCCAAACAGTCTCCAAAACTGCGACCTGAAAGGGTCCTAAGCGTTCGATTCGTTTCTGCCGTGCTAAGTTCTTTGAAATATTGTAGTGTTCAATTCTTCTAAAAATGATTCGAACAATTTAATATATAAATAAAAAAATATATTATATGAATCAAATTAAAGAAGATATTTTAAGATTGAGAAATGAAGGAAAATCTTATTCTGAAATCCAGAAAGATTTGAATTGTTCGAAAGGAACTATTTCTTACTATTGTGGCGAAGGTCAAAAAGAAAAGAATAGGGATAGAACAAGAAAATTGAGAGAAGAAAACATAATGATTAAAAAGATTGATAATTTCAAATCGTTGAGAAATTTTAAAAATATAAAAGAAAGTTTGAGAAAATTTCAAAAAAGAGATGGAAATGATTACAATAAGAATATAAAAGAAACTTTTAATTGGAGGGATGTTTTAGATAAATTTGGAGAAAATACTTTTTGTTACTTATGTGGAGAAGAGGTTAACTTATTTGAAGATACTTATAGTTTCGATCACATAATACCTCAAAGTAGAGGAGGTGATAATAGTTTAGATAATTTGGGTATCACTATGAAGAAAATAAATGACATGAAAACTGATATGACTCCCGATGAACTAGTGGAAATGTGTATCAAAATCTTAAAATTTAACAATTACAGTGTAGAAAAACTATTATAGTTCATTGACATATTGAAAACCATAAAAGATTAAAAGATTAGTTAAGTACCCTATCACATCCCCAATGCTGGGATCTTATAGGCGAAAATTCAGACTGTAAAGAAAGGCAGTTACTACTGGGCGGGACATAACTACCCGTTTGCGTTATAGTACAGCTAAGGCTATAATGAACTACTCTGCCATCTTCGGATGCAGGAGGAAGTCTATATTAAGTGTGTAATAACGAACACATCGGTATAGAGAGTCAAAGAAGTTAGTAATCTATGTTTAGATTGATAAATGCGTTCTATGGTAGATTAGAAGGGTTCGAATCCCTTACGGATTTATTTGACTATACTTGGGACCTTGAAAAGAGGTAGACGTAGGCTAATCTTAATTTATTGTGGATAAATAGAGCTCAGATCCGATACGCAACGGACACGCCTAGACCTCGGACAGGTTCCGACTCATTTATCCACATTTTATACATGGTGTTCGTAGCTTAATTGGCATAGAGCACGTCGTTGTGACCGACGCCGGTGAGGGTTCAAATCCCTTCGAACACACATATGGGAAAGACATCCCTTAGGATAGGGAGATAATCTGAAAGAGATTATAATCAGCAAAAAACCAATTTGGTTCGAATCCAATCTTTCCCGCTACATGGTGCTATTAGCTCAATCGGTAGAGCGCATGCCTGTGGAGCATGAGGCAGTGGGATCGAAACCCACATAGCACCCAAAAACCGAATGGACTGTTATACTTTCATAGAGTCGGGTAATCAGATGATCGTAGAAAGTAAAATGGTGCGGTAGCTCAGTAGGTAGAGCAAAGGACTGAAAATCCTTGTGTCGGGGGTTCAATTCCCTCTCGCACCACAAAATGACTTCGTAGCTCAGTTGGTAGAGCACCACACTTTTAATGTGGGAGTCCTGGGTTCGAGTCCCAGCGGGGTCACAAAAGGATTCTAAGCTAATCTGGTGAAAGCGTAAGTCTGAAGAACTTAAGAGATTGGTTCGAAACCAATAGAATCCACTAAAACGGGAGACGGGGGTTCGATTCCCCCCAATCACATATACTCGACGCGTTCTATGGACAGAGTAATGAGAGTTCGATTCTCTCACGGGCTGAGGTTGATTGTGGCGTAATGGTAGCGTTCCCGCGTTGGAGACACCCAATGGGAGTGGTTAGGCGTCTCGAAAGCGTTGAAGTCTGAAAAGATGTGAAGGTTCGACTCCTTCTGTCTCCGCAAAATGGAAGATAAACCGAACAGGTTAGTCGGCACCGCCTGGAAAGCGAGTGGCTCTGGGTCAACTGGGGTGAGTTTCGAATACTCTGTCTTCCGCAATCTGTCTTCCGCAAGTGGAAAATAATCATATTTGTCCGAAGTGTGGATTTTATATTAATAATAGCATTGACAAACATATAAACTATTGTAAAGGAAAAGGTCCTAGGAGAAGAATTAAGAGAAGAGAAGGAGGTCAAAAGTGGTTACTTGGAAAATCCTACGATGAATTATATGGAACTGAAAAGTCTAAAGAAATAAGAGAAAAAATATCCAATAATCTAATAGGTAAACCAACAGGAATATGTTCAACTGAAGAAAGAGAATTAGAAAGAAGAAAAAAAATTAGCGAGAAAATAATAGAAAGATATAAAAACGGTTGGGAAGTTAAATGTGGAAGATGTAAAAAAATAGATTATTATAGTGATATAGCAGGAGATATAAAAGTAGATGGAAATTGGGAGTTGGAAGTAGCTAAGTTTTTATGTAGAAGATTGGAATAAATTTATTGAAGTAAAGGGTTACAAAACTAAATTAGATTATATAAAATGGGAACAATTTAAAGAGAATCTTGAAATATGGGATTCTAATAAATTGAGAGAGTTAGGAATAAAAGCAAAATGGCTTAAATAAATGGAGAGTAAACCTAAGCAGTTCTTAGGGCCTGTCTGCTAAACAGAGTGTTCGATTGATATCGAATGTGGGGCGGCACCACTGCTCTCCGCAATAATAATGGAAAGAAAACCGATCGGGGTGTCGGCACCGCCTGGAAAGCGAGTGGCTCTGGGTCAACTGGGGTGGGTTTCAATTACTCTTCTTTCCGCCACCAACGGTAGATGATCTGGAGCTGCCTCCAGCCCTGTCTTGAAAACAGTGGGTACGTGAAAGCGTATAGGGATCGACACCTTCTTCTACCGCTCGTGTCGCAGATATCGACAGAAACCCCGAAAGGGTGACTAAAAATTCCTATCCGTGCAACTGGGAGGTTGCAAAAAAGCGTTCGTAGCTCAGTTGGTAGATTAAGCACCACTCTTTTAAAGTGGGGGTCGTCGGTTCGAGCCCGACCGGACGCACAAAAGACCTCGTAGCTCAATTGGCAGAGCTCTTGTCTCTTAAACAAGAGGTTGTGGGTTCGATTCCCACCGGGGTCACTCGAGGAGACTGTTTGTTATTTTCATAGGACCGCAGATAACACGGGAAGAGTAGAAAATTACATTTAAGGGTTCATAGGTCAATTGGTTAAACTAGTAGACTCTTAATCTACGGCTCTGGGTTCGAATCCCAGTGAACCCACAAAAAATAATATAGAAATGAAATATCTTATAGGCATACAACCAACAGGCAAACTCCATATAGGTAACTATCTTGGATGCTTAGCCAAGGGACTTAGACTTCAAAAATCTGGTCACGATGTTACTTTTTTAATAGCTAATTATCATTCAATGACTACAGGTTCATATACTGATATAACAGAAAAAGAATTAAAAAGATTAGGATGTAAAAATGTAAAACGCCAAACACCAGAATATACTGAAAAGTTCTTTGAATTGTGTTGTAAAATGAATATAGGACAGCTTCTTAAAATGCCACAATATAAGGATAAAAAAGAAAAGGTTGAATATGATTTAGGATTACTTTTATATCCAGTGCTTATGGCAGCAGATATTATAATAAATGATCCAGATGTTATTATAATAGGAGCAGATCAAGTTGCACACATTGAATTGACAAATGATATAGTAAAAAGAATAGGAATAGATAAACATTTTGAATATGAATATGGTGATGTAGACAAGATAATGTCTTTAATAGATCCAACCATTAAAATGTCAAAATCATCTGGAGAAAAACACGTTCTTTATATATTCGATGAAGATTATGTAGCGAAACTTAAAAAAGCCAATTCCAACGAAGAAGGATTGAATAATCTAAGAAAAATCGGAGATTACTTCAATGTTGAAAGAAATGATAGTAATTTGAAATATAAATTGGATATAGCGAAAGTTTTAATTGATGAATTTAATCAATAGGGATCATAGGTTAATTGGTAAACTAGTAGACTTTTAATCTACGGCTCCGGGTTCGACCCCCGGTGATCCCACACACACGTCTATGGTATAATGCGTAGCACAAATGCCTCCAAAACATTTAGTCAGGGTTCGAATCCTTGTAGGCGTACAAAATATAAAACAATATAAAAAATGGACATAGATAAACAAGTTAGAGGAACTAGAATTATTCTGGAAGAAGCAAAGGAAAGAAGAATAATTCTTAATAAACTCATAGATATTGCAAATGATTATGGTTTTCAAGAAATCACTTTACCTAGTTTAGAATTATCTGAAATTTACGTAGATAAAGCGGGTGAAGAAATTCTAAATCAAATGTACACATTTAAAGACAAAGGAGATAGAAATCTATGTCTTAGACCAGAAGGAACAGCAACAATTCAATTATTGGCTAATAAATATTGGAAAACGCAAAAAGATATTAAACTTTGGTATTTTGAAAAATGTTGGAGATATGAAAGACCACAATCGGGAAGATATAGAGAGTTTTATCAATTTGGTGTTGAATGGTTAAATCCAAGAGAAGATGTAACTCCTACATTGATTGAAATGGCTAAAAAGATGATAGAAACTAAAACAAATGAATATACTATTTCTGAATCTGTTAAAAGAGGATTATCATATTACACAGGAGGAGTTGGTTTTGAAATTTCTGTAGATAAATTAGGTGCTCAAAAACAAGTTTGCGGAGGAGGATCATATAAAGAAGGAATAGGATTTGCTTTGGGGTTCGATAGATTAATGTTATGTTAAAGTGTAAAAATGCTAGATTATCATCTAGCATTTTTTTTATTTAGATTGAATGGTGTTTTTCTAAACAATTGAATATTTTATTCATATATCTAAAAAAATGCACAAATGGAACTTAAAGAAATAATTGAATTATCTAATAATTTAGCTACAGAAAAAGGGTTCTGGCAAGATTATGATAACCTTCTTAAGACTATGAAAGGTCTTCCAAAACATTTCAATCAAGAAAAAATTGATAGGATAAAATTAGCTTTTTATAATGAAAAAATATCTTTAGTATCTTCTGAACTAGGAGAAGCTACAGAAGCCATGAGAACTAATAAATATTGCATATTAGATGATCAAGGCATACAAAACATGGTAGATTTGTTAAAGGAAGAAAAAGCTGAATTTAAGTATCAAGGAGCTTATATTACTCATATTAAAGATACTTTTCAAGATGAAATAGCAGATTCTTTTATAAGATTATGTGATCTATGTAGTAAAATGGACATAGATATTGAAAAGTTTATAATGTTAAAACTACAATATAATAAAAGTAGAGATTCCAAACATGGGAAACGCTTTTAAAAAATAATAATTGAATATGAATTTAATAGATAAAAATTTATGGAATTATGAATTTCCCTGGGGCACTACTGGTTCTCCATTTTTCTGCAGTTCTCAAAAGGAACTTGTAACATGGGATAATAACGGCAGTGTTATTTTCAATGTAGGATACGATTCTACCAACCTTTATAAAGGTTGGTATAAAGACAATAATTGGAACACTGTGTATGCTTATACTCAATACGCTAATAGCTTGTGCATTACTAAAGATCAATATGGTTTTGGGACATATGAAATGGTTTGTAGATTGCCAAATTTCAGAGGATCTTGGCCTGCTTTTTGGTTTATAGATATATTGGACTCTAAAACACAAGGCGGAATGGGAATTCCACCCGAAATAGATGTTTTCGAACATTTTAGAAAAGATAGTTGTTTAACTAGATTTCATGTTACAACTACATATCACGGAGGACCAACTTATGAAGATGATTGGATGAAACAGAAAGCAAAATATAGTTTATGTCCTGTTGATAAAAATGATATGAAATTTAAGTTAATATGGAATGAAAATAGTTTTTCTGTTTATGTTAATGATAGAAAAACTTTACAAATTGACAAAGATAGTAGTGTTGGATTTCCTTATAAACCAATGAACGTGATAATGAATTCTGGAATTGGTAATTGGGAACCGGATGTTAGTAAATTTTCTCCATTTGTAGTTAAATCATTAACTTATGATCCAGCTTAAAATATTTTTTTATTAAATTAATATTTGTTAATTTTGTATAATGGCATTTAAAGTATCCATATTAGAAACTCCCGAATTGATGTTAGAATCTCTTATTGAGGATACATTCAATAATAAAGTAGAATGGATAACTGATAAGATGGATCATGGCAATAAAAGCACCGCTATAATCACAATATCAGGCACCATTAAATTCTTAAAATTTACTTTTTATGAAATGGGTACTGCATCTTTTATAAAAACAGAATTTTATAAAGGACCAAATATAGATTCAGTTGAATTCGAATCTATTAATGCTCAAAAAGAAAGAGAAAGATTAGTACGATTAGCTAGTGCTATCAGGAGACAAAATGATATTAGAAGCAGTAGTGAAGATTATAAATTAATGAGAAGAAATAAAACTATAGCCGAAATAAGGCGAAAATTATTAATAAAAAATTAAAATATATCATGATTTTGCATGATTTTAAATTATGAGTTGAGGAACATTCACATAAAGAATATTATGAAAATTATGAAGAAAAATGGAGAAATTTAATAATATCAACATCTTGGGTTAAACCATATTTAGTAGAAAATAAAAATGAATAAGATAAACATAAAAAATAAGAAAGCATTTTTCAATTATGAAGTAATTGAAAAAGAAACAGCTGGTATAGTATTAGTAGGAACTGAAGTTAAATCTATAATATCAGGAAATATTAGTTTTACTGATGCTTATTGTGATTTTGTCAACGACGAATTGTGGTTGAAAAATTTTCATATAAGCGAGTATGATAAAGCTCTTGATAATCATGAAACTAAGAGAGATCGTAAACTTTTGTTAACCAAAAATCAATTGAATAAATTTAGAAAAAAATTCGAAGAAAAAGGGTTAACAATAGTACCTCTTGTTATATTTACTAATCCTAAAGGACTTATCAAAATGGACATAGCTCTTGTTAGAGGGAAAAAGCAATATGATAAAAGAAATTCTATAAAGGAGAAGGATATTGATAGAGAAGTTAATATGAAAATTAAAAATTATTGATATGAAAGGATTCGAATTTGAAAAACGCGATTGGGATAGTTTTCATGATATTATATTAGAGGCTACTTGGGAAACTTCCAAATTAGATTTGAACGAAGATGAATTAAAAAAACTATTCGAAGAACTCCCAGAATATCTTAAAAAAGACGTATATCATTGGGGTATGAGTGACACAGTAGTTGGTGATAATATTTATGTTTGGTATAGAAAAGAAAAATTACAGAAATGATGGAATACTATTACCCAATTTTTAGTTTAATTTTTTTCTTTATTCTTTTTATAGCCTTGCTGTTATATCTTATAACAAGGGACAATAGAACATACAATCAAAGTTATAATCGTAATGTTTATAAACAAAAGAAACCAGTTAAAAAATCCGTTGAAGTTCCTATAAAAGCTATAAGAGTTAAAAAGGAAGTAATCGAAATGGAAGAAGAAATAATCTTAAATAAATGAGCAGTAAAAAATATTTTATAAAACTTATAGAGAAATCTGTAGAGATAGCAAAAACTTACGGATTTGAAATATCCATAGAAGAGGCATTAGAGAAATGGAGCGAACCTCATAGATATTGGCATGTTATAAACCATCTAATAGATATGATTGAAGGAATAGACGAACTATTCAAAGAAAATAAGATTTCCGAAAAAGAATATCATATTCTCATAATTGCTGCCATATTCCACGATATTGTATATGACCCAAAAAGAAATGACAACGAAGAAAAAAGTGTTGAATATATGTTATCAACATTTAAGGGAGACATGAACGGTGACGTAGAAAAGATAATTGAAATCATACTTGATACAAAAACACATGATTCAAAAAATGGAATAACAAAGAAATTCAATAAATTAGACACATGTATTCTAGACGCCCCTTTTATTGATATGTTAGATTGGGAAAACAAAATATACAACGAATACAAATGGGCTGGATGGAAACAATATAAAAAAGGAAGAATCAAGTTCTTATTGTCTAGTATTCAATCACATCCTCATAACGTATTAAATATTAAAAATTTAATAGATTATGTAGAAAAAAAGGAGCCTAAAGTTGGTATTTGTTATTATGAAATAGATAAACTCCCACCTATTAATGAGTTCATTATAAATAACAATAGGATAAATAGTTTATTCGATATTATCACTGTTGTTATTGTTTATAATAAAGACAACTATGATAAAAATAAGATAAAAGAATATGGAGTTTGTTCTGATTATGAATTTGTTGCTCTGAGTGAAGATTCTTTTATTGGGTTTTTCAATAAACAGAGTGGTAATGTTTTTGTTGTAAAAGATATGAAATTAGTTGGAGAATATAATAAAGATATAGATTCCCAGATAAAAGAAAAAAATAAATTTTTCTACGGATAAAAAGTTTATTTTTTTATTTGAATAAATTATTTTATCTTTGTACTTGTATTCGATGAAAATGTTAAATATTAAAAATCTCGAAAATAAAATAAAATTGTATCTCATAAAACGCAAGTTGAAGAATGAGATGCGTAAGTTATATTTACACGCTAATTTTAAAGAATATTATACTGTAAAAGGACAGAAATTTATTTTAGAAGATCCATTTGGTGAAGAAAACTGGGATTAAAATGCAATCGATTAGAAATATTTGGAATTCCATTAAAGAAAGAAAGAAGAAGTTAATACAACATAGTTTCATCTATTGTTTATTATGATAATAAAATTATTTTTATATTAAATTTTATATACATTTTTTCTAGTGTATTTTTAAGTACAATGTTAATAAAAAAGGATTCTTTTTATATAACTTAAAAAAAATTAAAGGACAAATAATTTCACAAGTAGATCCTTACGGTGAAGAAAACTGGAATATTTAACAATTAAAATTTTATAGATATGGTATCAATGTTTATTCCTAACGAACTTGCTGTGAAAGAGTATGAAAAGGATACTCAAAGGCTTATTAACATTTTAAGGAATAGTGATAGTAAATTTAAGGATACTCCTGAAGACAAAATTCATTTTGCCTACAGTTTATCTTTTTTCAAAAACAAAGGGGAATACACTCCTGAGTATTATGAAAATCTTTATCAAATGAAATTTGATGAAAGATACGAAGAAGAAGTAAAGAAAGCCAGAGTTAGTCTGTCAATGACAGCTGGATATTTCTACATTTCAGATAGAGTTGATGGTGTTTCAGAGTCCGTGAAAAACGCTCTGAAAATGATTACTGCCCAGAAAATGATCAATGAGCAGGCGAGAATCACAGAAAAGACTGGTGAAGAAAACGAAGAAGTTTTGAAGTCTATTCCAATTCCAAAAGAAGAGCAGAAACCTATGACTTTACAGGAACAGCTTGAGAAAGCTATTCAGGAAGAGGATTATATGGAGGCGGCTAGAATTAGGGACGAAATGAAAAAGACACACGAAAACGCTTAATCCAATGATAAAGGACGATAAAGAATATATTTATTGGTTAAAGATATTAAGAAATAATAAGATAAGCAAAGAAACTTGGTCTCAATTAAGTGAAGAAGAAGCTTCTACTTTCTTAAATAAAATCAGAGAATTAAGAGAATATTACTACGATAATAAAAGTAGATTCACCTTAGAAAAAAGATTGAAAAAATATAAACACCTATTATCAATAGATCCTTATGGTGAAGAAGATTGGGATAATTAAAAATATAAAGTTATGAAAGTTGGAGATATAGTAAAACCCATTAGAAATACATGTAATCACGCCTATATTATTGGTAGAAAATATGAGATTACTGCTCAATATGTTAATGGTGGTGGTGGACCTATATACTGGTCTTTGAGAGATGTAGAAAATGGTACCGTTAACGGTACTTATATAGCAGAAGCAGATTTGGCTCTTTTCTCTCTCAATAGAAAAGAAATAGAGAATAAAATTAAAGAAATGGAAATAGAGATAGATAAAAATAAGAAAATGATTGAATATCTCGAAACCGAAAATAAAGATGAAGTTGATTCCAATGAGTTCTTCGCTTGGTACATAGTACGAATTATGGAATCTGAAGATCCTCGTAGAAAAGAAAGAGTATCAAAACTATTAAATTCTATCAGTAATAATATTAATTTTGATCAAATAATTTCAAGATAAAAAATTAAAACTATGAAAATTGGAGATATTGTAAAACCAGTTGCTAATACTGTTGGACATAATTATATTATAGGAAAAAAGTACGCGATAGCAAATCCATATAATAATGGAGGTGGAATAGCTTGTTGGTATCTTAGAGATCTGGAAACAGGAATTAACGGCACATCTTATATTGCAGAAACTGATTTGGCGCTATTCTCTCTAAATAAGAAGGAATTAGATGATAGAATTAAAAAGATGGAATTCGAGATAGAAAGGGATAAGAAAATGATGGAATATCTTGAATCAGAGAATAAGGATGAAGTTGATTCTACAGAATTCTTCGCTTGGTATATCGTTCAGATTATGGAATCTACTGATCCAAAAAAGAAAGAAAAAATTAGTAAACTTCTGAATTCGGTTAATAACAACGTTAATATTGATAATATTTTAACAAGATAAAAGAATGAAATCATCTTTAATTTCCAAAGACTTAAAAACTATTCTTGCTAACTTTGGCATCTTGACTATTATATCAGAAGATATGGATTATCTTGACGCCAAAGATGAATCTACTATCACTTACATGCCAATAGATAAAGTTAGTAGATCGTTAGAATCGGGGAAAGACCCGTGGACTGCTACTAGTAGAGTAGCTATGAAGGTTGGTAGATTTTTCAATAAAATTCTTTTCATTGAAGATTCTAAAATTGAAAACTTAGCCAATAGATTTAAGACTTTTTATAAAATATCGAAAGGTGATTTTAGTGAAATATTTACTATAGTTCACGGTGAAGATATTAGATTCTGGTACAACGTGGCTAATTATGTACCAGGTGGGGGTTCTTTGAACTCGTCTTGTATGAGGGGAGCAACAACTCAGTTAGATTTATACGTGGAAAATCCTGATGTTGTTAAATTACTTATTATGACAGAAAATAACAAATTATCGGGTAGGGCTCTCATGTGGACAACAGATAGAGGAGTTTATATTGATCGCCCATATTGTAGATATGATACTGATCAGCATATGTATAAGAAATACGCAGAGCATTTTAAGTATCATAGTTTCTATACCAGAACTGGGGCAATCCAGGCTAGGGCTAGGTTACGAAAAACGTATGATAGCGCGCATAAACCTTATCTGGATTCTATGCAACTTAATGGTAGAGACATTACAGTATTTTTATAAAAATCCTTTTTAATTTTTAATATATAGTCGAGTATGATTAAAAAGTACTCGACTTATATTTTCGAAGCTGTGAAAACACCAATAGAAGATAACGTATTATTGAATTATAATCAATGGTATCAGGACAACTACGATGCGTTTAAGACTGATATTATTGATGAACTCAAAAATAAATTAGTCGGTAAGACTATTTATATTGACGGTAAGTATCAAAAACCCTACAGGAATTATAGACCTGGAGAAAAAAGGGAAGAAGATCCTTTAGATATTGAGATTATTTATAAAGGTAAAAATGTCAAACGTCTTTATAAAATTAAAGTCAAAGATGTACAATATGATGGTAGTCATACAAGAGAAGTACAGTGTGTTGAATTAATTGATGAAGATGGAAATAGATTTAAGTTAAAAAGAATAGTTACTAAAGAACAATATGATAGATTCGCTAAAAAAGCGGAGGGGGCATTAAAAGAAATCGAAGAAAAGAAAAGAAAGAAAGAAGAATTACGATTGAAACATGTGCATCACGATCCATATGGAGAAGAATTATGGGAGGATGATGATTGATGGTAAAAATAAAGAAAATTAATGATAACTGAATTTGAAAATTTTTTAAATGAGAAAGTTCTAATTCCGGATGAAACTCGTATTCTTAAAGAACTAGATGGTGCTAAATTCCTAAATGTAGAATATATCAATAACGATGAAGGATGGGGAATTACTTATAGTAAAAATGGTAAAACTGGATCTATTGGTGGTTTTAATTTTAATGAAGATGTACACGAATTTTTAATTTCTCACAATATAGATTATAGTGGAAGATCAGGATATGAGTATATGAGAAAACACAGAGCCGATCAAAAAAAGATACCATTTGATAGATACCAAAAAGATTTAATGCTGAATGGCATACCTGATGATATGCTAGAAGACTTCTAAAAAAGAATAAAAATGAAATGATTAAAAAATTATATGAATTTCGTCCAGCAGAGATAATGGAACCAATTACTAAGAAAAAAAGAGTTCCTGAAGAAGATAGCGGTGATTATTTCTTAATTACATGGCACGAAGGTGGAGACGAAATACATTTTCTTATGATGGATATGATTCATTATGAGACTGTTGATAAATCTATAAGTGAACTTCTAAGAAGAGATGACCCTAAAGTTAAAAAATGGTCGGAAATAATATCAGATAAACAAAATTTTGCAGAGAATTTTTTAAGATTTTGTTATAAAAGTCAAACTTACCCAAAAGGTAGAAATAAAGATTTTTGGTTACAATCATATTGTAGTGATAAATGGATATATAATGACTATAATATAGAAAGAATAATTTATATTCCAGAATTTGGTCAATAAATTTTTTTATTAACGGAAATATTATTACTTTTGTATTAGATAAATGAGTGAAGTTCTTTTAAGATTTTATTGTCCTAGTGTAATAAGATACGATCCATTAAATTAGCACACCTTGAGCGGTTGATACCCTTAACGTTTGGATATACAGGGCCAAACACTCGGTAGAGCGGTGGAGAATCGGGAGTCCGCAACAATAAAATCTATAATATATTATAAGACGTTCTTTGATAGAGATATGCACGAAGTTGAGCCAGTCTAAGGTCTGGCGAGAAAACAAATATAAAAAGCGAAACGCGTGAGATTTGTTCACCAAAACCTAGTGTGTAATTAGTAAATCACATGTATCAAAATCAAAGGAAATCTAGATCGTCTTATAATTAAAAATTAAAAATAAAAAATAATATATAGTATAAAATACTATATAAATATATGAGCAAGTTATTTAGATTTTCTAATTTTAAGGTTAACGAAAACGTTGATGGTTTATATCAGACTATAAAAGATATAATAGAACATTATCAACAGAAAATAGGAGCAAAAGATTGGTTTGATTTTGCAGGTAAAGGAAAGTGGTACCATCATTTTAAGAATGATTTATGGTTAAACTTTATAGAAAATAAAGACGAAGCAGCCAAGAATATAATAGATACAGCTAGAAGAGCAGGAATTGACATAGATAGTAGAGCAGAAAACCACGAAAGAGGAGAAGATTTAGTAATTCATCAAATAAAAGTATTGTTATATAAAAATAGACAAAAAGATATAGATACAACAGTACAAGAAATAGTAAAATTATTAAACAACGATATAAAAGTACAGTGGAGAAGTTCAGCTTTTAATACATATAGAAATCAAGAAATGGGCGAAGATAGAGATATAAACCTTGAAGACGCCTATTAAAATGGAAAAAATACAATATTTTTATAAAATATATAAACAAAACAACAATTATACGATATATAAAATTATGAATAACATTTTACATAACAACTTACTGAACCTATTACTCCTCTTGGGGATAATTGGATTGGGTGTGTTATGCTAAATGAAGAATTTATCGCAGTAAAGCACTAACCCAATCCTTAAAAGATTGGGTTTTTTGTTTTTAACGATAAAGGAGAAAATGTTATGAAAAGAGAAGAATTTATAAAATGGTTAGAAAATAGTACCGGTTTTACAAGAGAATATAACGATTGTGACGATACATATTGGGAAGAAGAAGTTGATTATGCTAATATGGTAAGAGATTATTTGGAAGTTGAAAACGATGATGTAGTATTAAGCTGGGAAGAATGGTATTGGGGTGGAATAAATTATAGAAAAGATAGATACGAATTTGAAGAGTTCATTGAAAGGTATAAAAATTATACATTGAAATTTTAAAGATTGCTTACAGCAAAATAAAATCGACCACCATTGGGTTGAGTAGTGTAAGTGGTTAACACGCCAGGGAGTATCCAGAGAGAACGGGAAACCTGGAGAATGTTGGTTCGAGTCCAACCTTTATAAAAAGCAATCTGTTCAATGCGGATATGGCGGAATTGGTAGACGCGCCACTTTGAGGGGGTGGTGCCCGCAAGGGCGTAGGGGTTCGAGTCCCCTTATCCGCACAAAAAAGGCTCCATAGGAGAATTGGTATATCCACTTGACTTAGGATCAAGATTTTGTGGGTTCGAGTCCCACTGGGGCCACAAACGCCGTTGTGATGGAACTGGCATACATATTGAGCTCAAACCTCAAGTTTTGTGGGTTCGAATCCCACCTTCGGTACAAATGACTCTGTAGCCTAACTGGTAGTGGCGTCTGGCTTAAAACCAGAATATCTCGGTTCGATCCCGAGCAGGGTTACTAAATGGCTCTATGGCGTAATTGCGTAGTCGCGCAAGTCTTAGGAACTTGATGTCCCGGTTCGAGTCTGGGTAGGGCCACTAAAAAATATATGAAAATGAAAAAGTTTGTAGTTCCGATGTTTCCTTATCCCAGTGGTAATATTCATATGGGTCATATGAGAAATTACACTATATCTGATGCTATAGCTAGATATTGGAGAAATAAAGGATATGAGGTTTGTCACCCTATAGGGTGGGATTCTTTTGGTATGCCAGCGGAAAACGCTGCAATTAAGAATAACATTCATCCAAAAGAATGGACAGACGCCAATATTAATAATATGAGAGATCAAATGAAGAGAATGAATATGTCATTTGATTGGGATAAAGAAGTCTCTACTTGTGAAATGGATTATTGGAAATGGGAACAGAAATTTTTCATAGATGCGTGGGAAAAGGGATTTATAGAGAAGAAAATTGGTATAGTAAATTGGGATCCAGTTGATAAAACTGTAATGGCTTCCAATCAAGTTATTGACGGAAAAGGTTGGAGATCTGGAGCTAAGATTGAGAAAAAAGAAATGGTTCAATATTATTTCAAAACGACTATGTTTGCTGATGAAATGTATGAATCAATAAAAGATATTGAAAAAGATTGGCCTGAAATTATCACTAAACAACAGAAACAATTTATTAAGAACGGTATAAGAGAAGGCGATGAAGTTAGACCTTTTACAGATTGGTGTATTTCACGTCAGAGATATTGGGGAACTCCTATCCCTATGATAAATTGTCATGTTTGCGGAACAATTCCAAATAAAGATATTCCTGTAGTTCCTCCTTATGACGTTAAATTTGATGGACATGGAAATCCAATGGATAACCATCCAACATGGAAACATATTAAGTGCCATAAATGTGGTGGTGATGCTGAGAAAGAGACTGACACAATGGACACTTTTGTTCAGTCAAGTTGGTATTTTATAAGATACATTTCTGAATTTAACGGGGATAAATTCAATTGGGAAGAAATAAAAAGATGGTTCCCAATAGACTATTATATTGGTGGAGCTGAACATTCTACTGGGCATATGATATATGCTAGGTTTTTCTGGAGAATATTTAAGAAGATGGGTTATATTCCTGAAGAAGTTTCAATTGAACCTTTTGGTAAGGTTATAACACAAGGTATGGTAAAGAAGGATGGTAAGAAGATGTCTAAAAATTTTGGTAATGGTGTGTCGCCTGATGAAATGGTAGATAAATATGGATCTGATGTTGTGAGAATGTATATAATGTTTGCTGGTCCTCCAGAGCAAGATTTTGAGTGGATAGATGATAACATATCAGGATGTAGTAGATTTATAAAGAAATTTAGACATGGGTTTGAAAGAACAAAAGATATGGTATATGTAGAAAATAAAAAGAATGAAGATTGGGCTAGAAATAGAATTGATATTATTCGTAAAAGAACAAATGAAGTTTATGAAAAAAATTACAAATTCAATACTATAGTATCTACAGCAATGGAAACTTTTAATGCCATATCTAAAACAACAGATATAAATATATGGAAAGAAGGGTATGAAGTCATAATGAATGCTATTAGTCCTATATCTCCTGATGTTTGTAGAGAAATAAGAGACGAATTCCAAAATGGAAATAATTGAAACTTTTTCTTTGATATATAATATACGAAACTATGGAGTAAAATCCATAAAAATAAAAATAATAGATTAAAGATTATGAATGGAAAAGTAAAATTTTATGATGAAAAAAAGGGATTTGGGTTCATTTTAGAGAATGAAACCGGCAAAGAATATTTTGCCCACGCAACCGGTTTAATCGACAAGATTACAAAAGATGATGATGTCGAATTTGAGATAATTCAGGGGAAAAAGGGGATGAATGCTATAGACGTTAAACTAATATAAATCCAGTGAAAAAAAATCCTAAAACCCCGACAAAAATCGGGGTTTTGTTTTTTTAATTCGAATATTAGTCGTATATTTGTATAGTTAAAAAGTTCATTGAAAAAAAGGATCCAATCCTTGATCGAAGGTCAGCACCGATGGACGCTCCTATCCAGAGCAGCGGTAAGCAGGACTGACATGTAGATATAGTGACGTGAGGGCGAAAGAACCCGACTATTCCAACTGGAAAATTGGACAAGGATATATATGCCGAGGTGGCGGAACTGGTAGACGCGACGGACTTAAAATCCGTTGACCGTAAGGTCGTAGGGGTTCGATTCCCCTCCCCGGTACAAGTTAGTTCTTTATTTTATTGATTGTTTTATTCGTGTAGGTCGGACTGGACTAGGAGTCGCTACCATAGGTCCACATTGGACATTAGAGAGCCAATGTTATGTCTAAAAACCTAACATGATAAAACTATGAGCAAGAAAGCTAAACTTAAGAACAGGGAAAAACGTTTACAGGAAAAACGTTCTCGTAAAGCCGCCAATAAAGCAAGATATGCTGAATTGAGAAGGCTGGGAATCAATAGTAAATCTAAAAGATTCCAGAAAAAGAAGAGATCAGTTATTTTAGGGGATCACCCTTTTGGTAACTGTGGAAATATTGGATGTAAAAAGTGTTTTCCTGACCTTTATCAAATAGGAGTTGAATATAAGGTGAAAATAAAACAAGTTATATCTCCCATCAAACGATGGGAGATATAATTTTCAAAAAAAGTTTGAAATAATTTTTTTAATAAGCAAACTTTTAGTAATTTTGTCGTATAAATAATGAGAGTAAAATCTCAAAATGGAAAAAATTGACATTTTTGATTAAATATATAAGGAAGTAAGAATATGAAAAACATGGTTTATAATATTAATGATTGTATTTATAATGATAAGCGTAAAATGCTGATTGGATGAACTATGTTTGAAGAAGACACGTAACCCCAATCAGAAAAGATTGGGGTTTTTTGTTTTAATAAAGTTCTTTGAATTACTGAAATATTAATAAAGTTGGGTTACGAAATGTCGAAAGATAGTAGTTATTAAATTAACCGTAATTAGTGGTTCCGATGTAATGACGGAGGAAACGACAGCCACCATAGGTCTGCGCCACCCAGCAAAAATAAATGAAATTAAAAATGGAAAATATAAAAGATTTCGCCGAAAAATTAGCAAATCTTACCGTATTAGAATGTTATCAATTGGCGAAGATAATGAAGGAACAATATGGTATAGAACCACAAACAAAAGTTCTGGGAGTAAATATTTCTCCTGTTCCTATAAAGGTTGAAAAAACAAATTTTGATGTGATATTAAAATCTGTTGGAACAAGTAATAAATTAACACTTGTTAAAACTTTGAAAGAAATGATGGGAAATAGTTTAATGGAAGCAAAAACATTAGTTGATAACGCTCCAAGCAAACTTAAGGAAAATGTGGGTAAAGAAGAAGCAACCGCACTTGAAGCTTCTCTAAAAGAAATAGGTGCAGAAATAGAAGTTCTTTGATAGAATGTAAATATTAACAATAAAAGCCACCTTATGGAGAGGTGGCAAACGGGTGTGTAGCTCAGTTGGTTTAGAGCATCTGTCTGATACACAGAAGGTCGAAGATTCGAGTTCTTCCATACCCACTGCAGACTGTTAAAATTTCATAGGCAGCAAATGGAGCGTAGAAATTTACAAATGCCGACGAGCGGGGACAAGCCAGGTCTGTAAAACCTTTGCTAGGGGGTTCGATACCCTCCGGCGGCACAAAAAAAGAAGTTCTTTAAAATATTGAAAAATGGTAGTGTGTCCGAGTGGCTTTAGGTATTTGTCTGCAAAACAAACTACGGGGGTTCGAATCCCTCCACTACCTCAAAAATGTTCTTTGAAATCGTGATTTTTTGACTATAAAACTTTTATATATATAATAAAAAAATATAAAATATTATGGTTAAATATAAAGATGATATATTAAGATTGCGTGAAAGTGGTCTTTCTTATAATGAAATATCTAAAGAAATAGGATGTTCAAAAGCTTTAATATCGTATCATTGTAAAAGATATTCTCTCAGTGATATAGGTTTAAGTAATACTAATATAAATGAAAAAGAAAATGAAATAAAAGAGTATTATAAAGATCATTCCAAAAAAGAAACAGCAGATTTTTTCAAAATATCTGAATCTTCAGTTATTAGGTACTCTGATAAAAAAAGAATAATATTGGATGATAATGAAAGAAAAAAAAGAAATTACATTAGAGTTTCTAACTTTAGGCAAAGATTAAAAGAAAGAGCAATAGAATATAAAGGCGGAAAATGTGAAATATGTGGATATGATAAATGTAAAAGATCATTAGATTTTCACCATAGAGATCCAAATGAAAAAGATTTTGGGATAGGGCATTCTAAAGTTCTTAATTGGGATAAAATCAAAAAAGAATTAGATAAATGCGATCTTGTATGTAGAAATTGTCACGGTGAAATTCACGATGAATGGGATAAAAATAGGGGTGTGTAGCTCAGTTGGTTTAGAGCATCTGTCTGATACACAGAAGGTCGAAGATTCGAGTTCTTCCATACCCACAATAAAGTTCTTAAAAATAGTTTGACATAATGGACTCAGGGTCTGCTTGGCGTGGACGTCTCCCTGTCACGGAGTACAATCAGGAGGGTTCGATTCCCTTTGGGTCCGCAAAATGTCTCAGTAGCTACAATGGTTAGAGCGTCTGCCTGTTAAGCAGAGGGTTATAGGTTCGAATCCTATCTGGGGCGCATAAATATTGTTCTTTGAAAGTTTGAAAAATATTGACTTTGTTTGGGAAGTTTCTCACCTTCGGGTGGGTAAAGAATAATACATCGCAAGGTGTAAAAGAGAGGGATGGTCACATACCTCTACCACAATCCTTCGGGAAAGTGGCTCAACCAAACAAGCATCGTCCTACCGTAGCCAACTACGGTCTTCGATCACCAGTCGGAGATAGGATGTAAGAACGGAACTGGTCCTTTGGAAAGGATAAGTGAGGTAAGCCCCCAGCCGCAAGGTTGGGTAAGGAGCCTCACTAATTAGGGAGTGACGCCCCGCCGCCAGTTGGTCAACCGTTCGTTGTCGGAAGGGATAAGGTGTAGTTAATCTGTTCGAGCATACCAACGCAAGGGCTAATTAACAGTTCAATAGGTGAAAGGTTTTGAAACTGTAAAAGGGGAATGAACCTGGAGTCTAGAAGAATCGCACAGTAAGGCTAGTAACCTGAAACGTATGTGTGTGTAGTGCATTTTGTACCTCAAAAGGGTATAGACCACATGAGTGGGCACCACGCGGTGACAAACAGCAAATTTGCTCAGCTGGTAGAGCAATTCTCTCTTAAAGAATAGGTCGTTGGTTCAAATCCAACATTTGTTTAAAGGAAAGTCCCACTCAACGGTAAGCTGAAAGACGTTTAATTCTTGGCACCGCAAGGTGAACCAAGAACTCGGAAGGTCCCAAGCTGGAAGAGTTTAGTTGAAAGATGCACCTAATGGTTTAGCGACCATGAACTGCTCGCAAGGCAGGGGGTAATCAGATAGCTGAATAGGTTTATCGGTAAAAGTTGAGCCACCAACTCAAAAAGGGCAACGTTGTCGGTAAACAGTCTTGGTGACTGTGGACAAGTTGAGAACCTCAGAATGGGAATTTTGAGGATAATGCAACAAAGGTATCGACGTCAAGGATGTAGTCTCAGTCCTTTATATATGGCTCCTTAGCTCAGTTGGTTAGAGCATCTGACTGTTAATCAGAGGGTCCCAGGTTCGAGCCCTGGAGGAGCCGCCAAACTTAAAAAATGAAAGGAATGACATAAAATCAATTTGGATAATGGAAACCCAGCCTGTCTCACTAGCAAGGAAATGAAAGTCCGAATCTTTCTCCGCCAGACTCAAGGAATGGTGTGTGGGTAAAAGCCAAATGATTGTCAAAAGAGTGTAACGAATAAAGAAATAAAGAATACTTACAGCAAATTAAAAAACGTGAACTGTAAATTCAACAAAAAGAAAGTATTCTGTTCTTTGAATTATTGAAGTGAATTGAAAAGATGTTACCAACCAACGCCCTCACAGGTGAAACTACAGTGTACAATCGCGATTCACTAAATGGAGATACGATCCGTATGGGAAACGGAGTGGGCCGTGTGAGGTTCATCAAATCAATGTTAGTATGGTTCAAATCCTACTATCTCCACAAAAGGGAGTATTGCATAGTGGCAATTGCTGGGGACTGTAAATCCCTTCCTTCGGGTTCGGTGGTTCGAGTCCATCTACTCCCACAAAAAATGGTCTGGTCGTTCAGCTGGTTAGGATGCCGCCCTGTCACGGCGGAGGTCGCGGGTTCGAGTCCCGTCCAGACCGCAAATAGTGTCTCCAACACATTCACGTAAACTATCGGTTGTGTGGGCGAAAAATACCGAACACTATTAATCTTATGTCAAAAGCATAAGTCACATTGTAATAAACGCGAATAAAATCAATGTGTTGGTGCTGAAGTACAATTGGACGTGCACCGCCAGAACGGGGCGGGGGCTGTAGGTTCGAATCCTGCCAGTGCCACTAAAAATGAAATAAAAACAATGAAAGGAATAGTATCATGATGATCTACAACTACAACATAATATCCGCACGGGATGCAATATATCTATTCCTTTTATAAAGGAAAGCATAATTATAGGTATAGACGATCCCACAAAGATCGTCTTTTTTTTATAAAAAAAAATATCAAGATATGGATAGATGGAAATTAGAAAAAAGAATAGAGAAAATAATTGATAGTAACTGCAAAGAAATCCCGTGGGAAGGTGACGAAGTAGATAAAACTCAATTAAAATACGATTTATTAAATTTAATCGATGAGATTCAAACCGATAAATTAAAAGAAGGAATAATTGAATTGATGAGAAATCGAAATGAAAATGAAGATTGAACAATGGAACTAACATTAAAAACGAGATTTGGAACTTTAACTGGGATTTTCGAACAAGAAATAAATGGAAATTATTCTTCTTGGTTTAAAGAGAAACCATATATAGTTGCTCAAGGTAAGAATATAAACGAAGCAATAGATAATTTATATGAAGCTATTGATGTTTTTAAAGAAATTTACATATGGAAAAATGGAAAATAGAAAATAGAATCGAAGATATAATTGAAAATAATTGTATAGAACACAGATGGGAAGGAACTGAAGTTTACAAACAAAATATTAAAGACGAAGTTATGTCATTAATAGATGAAGTCAAAAGGGAATTACTTAAAGATTTTGTTTTCGATCAATTTTTCTTCGGTGGTGATACAGATAGTTTCGTACAAAAATTTATTGATAAAAATGAAAAAGGAAGTAAGGAAAATATTTAAGGAAGAAGTTTTCAAAAGAGACGGATATAAATGTGTCTTTTGTGATAAAGAATCAGTAGACGCTCACCACATAACAGACAGGCACGAAATGCCGAACGGTGGATATGTAAAAGAGAATGGAATTTCTCTTTGCGGCGATCATCACAGGATTGCAGAAAAATATCACGAATCTTGCGGAAAAACTTATATAGAAGGTTTTCATCCTGATCAATTATATAGAAAAATAGGCAGTTCAAAAGAAATAGCAAAACAAAAAAGTATATAAAAATGAAAGAAAAAAGTATATTGGAGCCCATATACATAAAAGCGATAGAAGAGTACTATGAACAAGGAGTATCTCTTGCTGGGATAACATCCCTCCTGTATTACAAAGGAGTTACAGGAATTCAGTATATGGAGCTTCGAAAAAATTGTGTTTAAAGAAATTCAAAGAATAGAATCAAGAAAATCTAAAAGTAAAAAGGAGACATAAAATGAACGAATTTAATACAGTAGCATTAGCCTACACAAACGAAAATGGTGAAGTTGTCGCTTGGTCAGCAGACACTTTCGGATCACCGAGAAATTATCCGAAGACATATCAAGATTCTGAACAAGTTAGAGATATGCTTTCAAAAAAGTTATCAGATAGAGAAGAATTTGCAAACGGCGCCATTAATGTGGTATCTAAGGCTAATTCTGGAGCAGGAGCATTAATGGGAGCATCTTTAAGATCAGATAAGAACAAGTTTGCAGAACTTGGTGTTACTGGTTGGGCTTTGGCAGAACTTGAATTACATACAGATTACAAGAGAGATCTTGATCTTCCGAAGTGGAGTCAAGTTGTCGAATGTGTTGACAATAAAAAATATAAATTAGTAAACAATTCATGCACATGTGATACTATGTGGGAAAGGCGAAATTCCAATAGTAACCAATTTGTGTGATTATTGTAAGAAAAGAATATAAACAAAATGAATATAAAAAACAGAAATATAGGAATAGTCGCTCATATAGATGCAGGTAAAACTACACTAACTGAGAGAATATTATATTATACTGGTCAAAATCATAAAATGGGCGAGGTACATGATGGTAATACTGTCACTGATTTCCTTCCACAGGAACAAGAACGAGGTATTACTATCATGGCTGCTGCCGTTACTACATATTGGAATGACCATAAAATTAATATAATAGATACTCCAGGACACATAGATTTTACTGGCGAAGTAGAACGTTCCCTTAGAGTGTTAGATGGCGCTGTTGTTGTATTCTGTGGAGTTGGTGGTGTGCAACCACAATCAGAAACAGTTTGGCGTCAAGCTAATAGATACAAGGTGCCGAGAATAGCGTTTGTTAATAAGATGGATAGAACTGGTGCTGATTTTTTCAATGTAGTGAATCAAATAGAAAATAGACTCAAATCAAAACCTGTTATAATTCAATTACCCGTTGGTAGTGAAGATAACTTTAAGGGTATTATTGATTTAGTAAATATGAAATACATTACTTGGAAATCAGAAACTTTAGGTGAGGAATATGAAATTTCCGAAATACCACAAGAATATCTAGATAAAGCTATTTATTATAATGAACAAATACTAGAATCTATTTGTGAGCATAACGATGATTTTATGCACAAATACTTAGAATCAGTAGAATTAATAACAAAAGAAGAAATATTAAAAAATCTTAGAGATTTAACAATAAATTTTAAGATAGTTCCAGTGTTGTGTGGAACAGCTAAGAAAAATAAAGGAGTACAAACTCTCCTTGATGCTATTGTAGATCTTTTGCCTTCTCCTAAAGATAGGAATTATATCAAAGCTAAAAAAGAAGGAGAAGATATAGAATTAAGAACAGAAGACGATGAGGTTTTATCTGCTATTGTTTTTAAGATAATGACAGATAAAAATGCAGGCAAATTATCTATGATAAGATTATATTCTGGAACACTTAAAGCCGGACAAACAATTTACAATGCTAGAACAGGAAAAGCCGAAAGAGTATCTAGAATATTTACAATTCAAGCTAATAAAAAGACTGATGTTAAATCAGTTGACGCCGGTGATATTTGTGCAATAGTTGGAGTTAAAGATATATGGACTGGCGATACTTTATGTGAAGATAAGAAAACATTCGAATTAGAAAACATAACTAACGCCAAACCAGTTATATCCATAACTGTTGAGCCTTTGACAAATAAAGATACAGATAAATTAAGTTTTGCTTTACAGAAACTATCAGAAGAAGATCCTACTTTCTCAATAAAAGTTGATGAAAATGGACAAACTGTAATAAGTGGAATGGGCGAACTTTATCTTGATGTTATATTGAGCAGAATGATAACCGAATTTGGAGTTGAATGTAATACAGGACAACCAAAAGTTTCATATAGAGAGAATATAACAAAACCAGTTACTCACAGAGAAAGATTATCAAGACAAACAGGCGGTAAAGGTATGTTTGCCGAGATTGAGTATAAAATAGAACCTGTTTCAGATGAAACAAAAGGATTATCTTTCGAATGGGCAGTTAAAGGCGGCAATGTTCCAAGAGAATATATGTCAACCATAGAAAAATCTTTCAAAGATTGTATGGTTAGTGGACCATTAGCTGGTAATGAAATAGAAAGTTTAAAAGTTACTATACTCGATGGAATGACGCACCCTGTAGATTCTAGTCCTTTGGCATTTGAGACTTGTGTGAAAATATCATTTCCAAAAGCATACATGAAAGGTGAACCTACTTTATTTGAACCTATAATGGATGAAGAAGTATCAACTCCCGAGGAATATTTGAGTGATATAATAGGAGAAATGAATAGACGTAGATCACAAGTGATGTCTATAAACACTTTACCAGATTCTACAATATTACTTAGAGCCAAATCGCCATTGTCTGAAAAATTTGGATTTATAACTACACTTAGAACTTTATCTCAAGGTAGGGCGTCTAATAATTTAACATTTTCACATTATGAAAGGGTAGAAATATGAAAGAATATCCTCATATAGAATATGGTTATGGAATATATGGCGAAAACGTTTATGCTTTCGATAAACTTGACGGTAGTAATATTCGTGTAGAATGGGATAGAAAGGCAGCAAAGAAAAGCGATTATACTGGAGGGTTTAATAAATTTGGAACAAGAACTCAAATTATAAGCAAAGAAGATCAAAACTTTGGAGATTCTGTAGATTTATTTCTTAATAAATATTGCGAGCCTTTGAACAAAATATTCAAGGATGAAAAATATTTTAGAAATATAGATAAGATAACTTTATTCGCAGAATATTATGGTCCAAATTCTTTTGCTGGAAGACACGAACCTGATGATGTGAAAGATGTTGTCTTATTTGATGTTTGTCCTTATAAGAAAGGATTTGTTATACCAAAATTATTCGTAGAATATTTCGGACATTTACATATTCCTGATGTAATATATATTGGCAATTATAACAAAGAACTAATTCATAATATAAGAAGAGACAATGATCTCAAAGAAGGTGTGGTATGTAAAGGTGTAAGAAAAACAAAGGGGAATGACATAGTTTGGATGACCAAGATTAAGACAAACGCTTGGATGGATAGACTAAAAAATAAATATGGAGAGGAAGCTCTAAAAGAGGAAATGAAATGAACAATATAAAAGTTTATATAGATAAAGACGACGATATTGGTGAAATAGTTCATATTCATAATGTTATAGATAACACATATTTATCTTATCTTAAAAATAATAGAAGGATAACGGTAGAATGTAAAAGTAGAGAAGAGGCATGTAAGGAAATTAAAAGAATAATGATTAGATTAAGAGAAGTAGATTAATTTTTTTTATAAATTAATATTTCTTATATTTGTATTAAGTAATCGTCCGATCTTACGCTGGTGAGATTCAAATAATCATTAGAGGAAGTTCGCGACTGTACCGCTTAAAGTTGGAGACCTAAACAGTCGTTTGCACAACTGAGACAGCAAGCCAAACAGACCGAGGCGGTGAGCGGGCCTAAAGGTCGGGTTGGTGCGCCCTCGATATATGGAGAGGGAGGTTTTTCAAAACCTAGATAAATGTAAGATTAGAAACAGGATCGCGGCTATGAGATGATTACAAAAGCGCAGGAAAAAAGAGGGATAGTCTCCCTCTTTTTTCATTTTAAATATTAATATATAGGTTTATGGTAATAAATTTCAAGAATTATATATTTGAATCTGTCAATAAACCTAACGCTAGAATTGTAATGTCTTTCAAATGCAACAGAAAATGTAGAGGGTGTTGCAATCAAATAGCTGAATTTGATCATATATTGGCTAAAATTGAAGAAATAAAAGATTACGAAAAAGTATTCATTACTGGTGGTGAGCCAATGTTATATCCAGATAGATTAATGGAAGTGATTAATATTTTGAGAAATAATGGAAATAAGAAAATTTATTTATATACTGCTTGGCCTTATCCAAAAAAGAAATTTTTAGAAATATTAAAACATCTTGACGGTGTAAATCTTACATTACACGCAGCTTTAGATAGAATGTTGTTCTATGATAATGGATACGATAAGATGAAATTTCCAGGAAAAAGAATGGTTTTGAAAGTCTTTGGAGTTAAACATTTAAATATTGAAGGAGACTGGGATGCCAAGACAGCCAAATGGTTAAAGGATTGCCCAATGCCGCCAAGAGAAGATCTCTATGTTTTGACTGAAAATTGTAATAATAATTTATTAGAGAAAGTGGCAGAATCTCCAATAGTCGATATAAATAAGTATAATACCTCATTAAGTAAAACTATAGATGAAAAGTTATTTTTTTTAGATAAAATAAATACAGATTTAATTGTAGATTTTGGATGTGCCGATGGTAAAATATTACAAGCTATAAGACAAAGAAAACCAAAAATTTCTTTAATAGGTTATGACGTGTCTGATGATATGTTAAATATAGCCAAAACGACATTACCTGGTGCAAACTTCACTAATGATTGGATAAGTGTGAGATCTGCGGCTTATAATCACGATAATCCTACCTTGTTATTATCAAGTGTTATACATGAAGTATATTCTTATTCTGATTCTAAAGAAGTTAAAAAATTCTGGGAGGAAAAAGTTTTTGGTGGCATGTTTAAGTATATTGTTATTAGAGATATGATACCATCAGTTGAATTACAAAGACAAGATTTTCTAAACTTCAGAGAAGATGCTAAAAAAATAAATAAAAGAGCTAATAAAAAATATTTAAATTCCTTTGAAAATGTTTGGGGTCTGATAGATAATGATTATAGAACGTTATTACAATGGCTATTAAAGTATAGATATACTGATAATTGGGAGAGAGAACTTAAAGAAAATTATCTACCATTAACTCTAGAAACTCTCTATAAGAAAATCCCTTCCAATTATAGAATATTGTTTAAAGATAATTATATTTTTGAACCCCTTCAAAAGCATGTAATGAATGATTTTGGTATAAAATTAAATCATACCACTCATACAAAAATGATTATAGAAAGAGTTAGATAAAACTCTTTATACATTCATATATACTCATTCTAACAGGAGCCCTATTATTTCCACCAAAATAAGGATAACCTTTTTTCTGAATCTTGTGATCCTTTGTGTTATTTTTCATTTCTATTGTAGAATCACCAACTGATATAATATATTTATTATCTTGTATAACTATTTTTGCGTCATAAGTTATATCAGTATTCACATTACAAATGTATTGACTTATATGTGGATCATTTCTTGTCCCATCATATACATAACCATATACTTTTATGTTATTTTGAGTTTTAAAATCTGGGACCCAAGCCAATCTAACACTATTTTTATGTATAGCAAAAACCCCAAAAGATATACCACATAATTTATTTAAGTCATAATCATCGCTATTTCTAGGTGAATCCCACCAACATTCAGGTGAAAATTTAAATTTAATATTAAATTCTGTCTTATTGTAGAACCACCCGAAAAGTCTTTCTATCAAGAAAAAAGCATAATGCCAACCTCTTAAAATTGTATATTTTTTCATAACTTTTTTTATTTTATATATTAAATATTTTTTTCAACAACTTTCGTAATATATTGATGATCAAATATGTTTTTTTGTAAAAGGAAAAACTATGTCCTTTTTTCGTTATATATAATGACAGAATCATAATTTTAGATTTTGTTTATCTATGTAGCAGAATCGGTAAATTTAAAAAAAAAACTTTATTAGGGGAGGTAAAAAATGAGAGTGCTTTTTGTCTTGAAAGACAGATTTTACAACAAAACACATTCAAAGTCTTACGGTCTAATAAATTCATCAAAACAAGTAGCAGATTATTTGGAGACTATTGGATATACTTGTAAAGTTGTCCAGGTCATTGATGCGAATTATATAGATAGAGAGATATTTGAGTTCAGACCAGATATAGTTATTATAGAAGCTTTATGGGTATCTGGAGCAAAAATGAAAGAGCTTATAGAAATAAAAAGGTATAAACATATTAAATGGATAGTTAGAATTCATAGTAATATCGGATTTTTGAGTGCAGAAACATTAGCCTTAAAATATGTTAATGATTATATTGAACTTCAAAAAGAGAATTTATTTGTGTCTTGTAATAATCTAGAATTTAATAATAATTTATCTAAAGCAATGAATTATGAATTTGTATATCTACCAAATATTATTGATATTCATTTTCATGAACCAGATAAGGAATATACAAATTATATTGATATAGGATGTTTTGGTTCTTTAAGAATTCTTAAAAATCAATGTTATCAAGCTATGTGTGCTATGGAGGCTGCAGATAGAATGAGAAAAAGACTTAGGTTTCATGTTACTGTAGATGTTGATATAGATCAAAAGAGTGTAGTAAATCCAGTGCTTAAGAATCTAGAAGAATTATTTAAGAATAGTCAACACGAATTAGTTAAACACATGTGGTTAGAACAAGCAGAATTTCATCATCTCATTAAAGAAATGCATTTAGGATTACAAGATTCTTACACAGAAAGTTTTAATATAGTAACTTCAGATTTTGTCAATGAGGGTGTTCCAATAATAGTAAGTCCTTCTATAACATGGATGCCTTGGTTTTTTAAGACATCTACTGTACATTTTCATAGAACAGTAAGAAAAATTATTTGGGTATATAGATTGAGAAAAAGTAGAATATTAAGATGGTGGAGTAGAAGAAATCTTTTAGCATATAACGGTTCCGCTAAAATGAAATGGAGATTTTTCTTACATAAATTCGATTAAATAAAAAAATCCCACAAAAATGTGGGATTTTTATTTTATATATACAAAAAAATAACCATTCATCCATGAATAATGTTCTAAAATTTAGTGACTATATAAAAGAGAACGCCGATAGGGCAAGAGATAAAGGAACGGACTCAAGATTCTGGTAAAAAATGGGGAAAAAATATTAATATATAAAAGAAAAAATAATACTAAAGAATATGGGAAAATTAGAAAATTTGTTAGGTTTCGATGATTTTGAAAAAAGTTGGAAACCAAGAGAGCAAAAGTCCACCAAAAGAACAGATGTTGGTTTAGATATATTAAACGAAAACTTATATATGAAAGTTATGGATCAAGATGCTGCTGGATGGAAGGAGAATGTTACTAAGTTCATTCAAAGCATAATGAAAGCCGTAAACGAAAATCAGATTAAGGATATTAAGGTAACTGATTCAACTGCTTCTTTTACAATTCGTGGACGTAAACATAGAATAAACAAGGACGCTGGTTCTATTACTCTATGGAGAATGAAAGCTACTGCTTTTAGACCAACCTATCACGATGAAGCTGGTCGTCTAAAACATGAGAAGAAACGTAAGAAAACACGTGAAGAGATTGAAGTAACAATTCCTATCAACAAAAATGAAGGAACTGCTATTTATAATGCTCTTAAAGAAAGAGCTGAGGATTAATATCATTAATGGTGGTGTCCCTCTAATGCGTCCCTTTCTTATTATTACCGAACTACGTTAATAGTTCGGTTTTTTTTTAAACTTACCTTTCATTAATTTGTATATAATACATGATAGATATAATTGAAAAAGAACAAACAACAATCAATCAATTTGGATGCGAAATCAGTATTGATTGTAAATACGTTTCATCTGTGGAAGATGAAAGACGTAATAGAATAGCATATGTCTATGAAATAGATAAAAAGACTCTATATGTCTTGAATAAGAATTTCAAAACTCTAAAAATAGAATACGTCCCGAATGAGTAATAATCATCCAAAAATAACTAATTCTATTGATGTGATGATTTCTGATGCCATGCTTGGTCTTCAGTATTATGGCGAATTTTGCCAGTATATAAATTTTAAAAATTATCACGCTATTGGAACTTGTGGAGTTAGAGTAGATTTAGCTGGTATGCGTTATTTCTATAACGAAGAATTTGTTGATGAAATGACACAAGGAGAAATGAATTTCATCATGTTACATGAAGTTCTTCACCTTTTATGGGATCATCAAGCAAGAACAAGAAGATGTGGTTATGATCATGAGCTTAGCAATATAGTTCAAGATATGATTATCAATGATGTTATTAAAACTGATATTATTGATAAGATGGAGTATAGTAATAAAATAAATAAAAGAAATTGTCATTTTGCTGATATTCCAAGAAAAGAAGTAATGGTAAAACATGCCGATGGTAGTAAGACCGTTGGTAGAGAAGTTTGGGTTTTAGAAAAACCAGCAGAATATAAAGGGAAATTGTCATACGAAGAAATGTATGAATGGATATACGGCGAGAAACAAAAATATGATGAATGGAAAGATCATTGTGAGTGCGATAAAAGCTTGCCATGTAAATGTAATAGAAAAGACGGCGGAACAAAAGAAGGCAATCAGAAATGTAAATGTCAAGAATGTCCTGTAAGTAATTATTTGCGTGGCATTTTTGAGAAAATGGATATGGGTTTATTAGAATGGTTAGATAAACATTTACCTAGTGATATTCCAGAAGATTATAGAAAAAGCATAATAGAGAATGTAAAAAATAATCTTAGAGCAAGAGGATTAGAATCTGCTGATATTCTTGCAACTTTAGATAAGATAACAAAATCTAAAAAAGATTATATTAAAAATATAAAAATAGGTATAAATGAACTTTTTGGGAATTATAAAAATAAATCAATAACTAAAAGAAATAGAAGATCTATAGAAGGAGTAAAAGGTAAAAGAAAAGAATCTTACGCTCTTAATGTTCTGCTGGATGTTTCTGGAAGTATGGAAGGATATTTTGAAAAAGCGTTATCTTATATTTTTCAAAATGGTATAAAAATAAATCTTATACAATGTGATACTGTGGTAAAAGATTACATGGTTATAAAAGATAAAGCCCATTTTAGAAAAATAAAAATAAATGGATTGGGCGGGACAATTCTTCAACCAGGTATAGATTTCATATCATCAAACAAAGATTTGAGCGATTTGAATACTTTAATATTAACAGATGGAATGACTGATGAACTTGATGTAACAAAACTCAAAAAGACTATGATTATAAGTCATAATCAGAAATGTAAAGTAATAGGCGAGGCAAGACAAATTGTAATAAAAGAATGAATTGGACTTATAAGGAAATAAATTATTTTGATTTTTTGTTGGAATTTCCAGAAGTAGTAGATACTTTTTATTTACCAGCTGGTATAGATCCTTTATTCTACATAGAATATGTAAAAGAAATTCATAAAACTAATCCAACTAAAAAACCTTTGATAATATTAGATAATGTGAAGTTATCAGAAGTTGTACATAGATGCATTAAAACAAATGAAGAAAAATTCGATATATTTAGAGGATATTTAAGTGTAAAAGTGAACAATGATGAAATTTTTCATGTAAAACCAACAAAAAATCTTTTAAGTTACGAAAGAAATAATTTGAAAGAATTAGAAGGAGAATTTACTATAATATCATCATTTCCACCGGGTTATTATAATTTTGATGAAGTGGAAATGAAAAACTTAAAAAGAGACCTTTTAATAGGTAAAATGTTTAGATGAAAACAATTAATATAAATGGTGACATATTTCATTTACAAAATGACGAACTTCATAGAGAAGATGGTCCAGCTATAGAATTTGCTAGTGGTATTCAATGGTGGATGCAAAGAGGTAAATTACATAGAGAGAATGGACCTGCGATAGTCGATAAAAGAGAATTTATTGAATATTGGCTAAATGGAGAATCAGCCACAGAAGAAGAAATAATCAACATTAAAAGAAATAAATGGATAGATAAAAGTTATGAAAATTGACGAGAAAAGATACACTCTATTATCAGATAGAGAAAGATTTTATTTTGATGTATTAGCATCAGGAAATTCCCTCTATTTAAGAGGAAGACCAGGAACAGCAAAATCTGCAATTGGACTATCAATGTCCAGAAAACTCAAGATCAGATATGTGGATAGAAGATTGAGTCAGATCGATGAGACAGATATTGGATTATACCCAGTATTAGATGATGGATTTAAGAATTTAGAAAAACTTGGAAAATTAATGGAATTTGGTTATCTAACAAATGAAGAGTTTAATGAAATGAAAAAACCAATCCTCGATAACATCATCAACGGGCAAGTTGATATTCTTCATTTTGCTGTTCCAGATTGGGCATTTTCAGCCAACGTTGAACCAACTATCGTTCATTTGGAAGAATTGAATAGGGCTAATCTTCATGTAAGAAACGCTGCTCTTCAATTATTAAATGAAAGACAAATAGGCGATTTGAAACTAAATGATAATGTATATATCATGTCTTCTGGAAATCTTGGTGAAGAAGATGGCACTGAAGTTGATGAAATGGATTTGGCTTTAAGTAATCGTTTAGTCATAGTAGATCATGATTTGCCTTATGAAGAATGGATTAATGAATTTGCTCAATATCATGTGTGGCAAATAATTATAGATTATATAAGAGCAAATCCCGGTGAATACTATAAATTACCAAATGAAAAAGAATTAAGATATGCCACACCTAGAAGTTGGACAAATTTATCAAAATTCATAACCCATAAATGGGGAAGAGAACCAGACTTAAAGGAAAATGTTATTCCTTTCTTATTACATAGCGGGAAATGTTTTCTGGGGTCGAGTATAACAAATTTCACAAGATATTGTCAAGATATTTCTAATATTAATATCAATGATATTTTAATACGTTGGGAAGAAGTTAGAGCTGAAGTGGCTGGATTTAATAGATCAAGAATGTCGGAATTAATATCTAATTTGAGATACATGGATCTTAGGACACTAGACGAACTTCAATTTAGAAATTTATTAAATTTCCTATCCTCATTAAAAGACGATGATGAATTGACAAGTTACATAATTCATATACTTGACAGCACAAACGAATCCAATTATGATGTGAATAGTAGAATCATAAAACATTTTGATAAGAAAGTAAGAGAGTTAAGAAGTTATACAAGTCAAAATTTAAAGAAAGCTGAAACGACTGCTACTCCTCAGGTATAAAAAATAATTATTATATATGACAGTAAACTATGAAGATAATATATTATATGTTGATTATGTTAATATGAAACACAGAATGATTCTCTATAACAATAGATCTAAAAGAATAAGATTGATCTTAGGACAAATTATAGATGAACAAAATTTTGATATAACTGTAGATACTATAAAACATTTACCGGAAGATATTAACCTTAAAGTTAAAGAATATATCAGAACTATATTTTAATATATAGATTCATGATTAAATTATTTGATAATTTCATTAATGAACAATACGAATTAGATCCTTACGGTGAAGAAAATTTGGATGATAATGTTAAAGTTAGAATTGCCAAATGTAAAAAAGATTTCAAAATAGGGCGTGATAAGGTAGTGCTGTTTCATAAAGGGGATGAATATGAAATAGTAGATGATCACGATTGGGACGGATTTATGATTCTCAAAACTCAAATACATGGAACTCCACATAATCACGCAATACCATTAAATAACATGTATAAAGATTCTTTTTGGAAACATTTTATTATTAAAGAAAATATTAAATCTGATGTAGATCCTTATGGTGAAGAAAATTGGAATGATTTGGAGCCAGTTGATGATGTAGTTCTAAGATTTCGAAATTATTATAAATGTGTTGAATGTGGCAATGAATGGGAAGATGAATGGGATTCTACTTGCGATGATGAATGTCCAAATTGTGGCACTATAATGACGCCATATGAAAGCGAAGATATAAATGAATCTTTTACAGAGGATGATCCTTATGGTGAAGAAATATGGAATGACATTAAACCGGATCCAATAAATAGAGATACTGAAATAGAAATTGGTGATAAGATATATTATCATTACGATAGAAATAATATCGAACCAGCATTCATGGGTGAAGTTGAAAGAATAATTAATCACCCTAAGTTTGGATTTGTTGATTATTTAATATCTGGAAAATATTCTCGAGAAATCAGTAAAATGAATTTGATTGGATGTGGGGCTAGAATAATAAAAAGGACAAATGAGACAATAAATATTGATCCTTATAATGAAGAAAATTGGAAAGATGAAGAGGAATTTAATATTGGTGATGAATTAATTTGTAAAGAAGATATAATGACATCTACTGGCAAATATTGGCTGTTTCATCAAGGAAAAACGTATAGTATAATTAGAGTTACACATGATTGGATATTCGTTCTCACGAAATCTTTAGGACACGAAGTTAATATTCCTTTCACAAGAAAGGGCATTTGGAAAAGTTTCGATAAAAAAAATTAAAAAGTTTTTTATTTCACAGATATTTCATATCTTTGTAGTATGAAAATTAAGTACTACGGATACGATTGTATTTTTCTTCCAACTGGACATATAGGGAAGATTATGAATGAATTGGATTCATTCAAATCTTTATGCTGGGACCCGAATAAGAAAGAATCTTATTACAAAGAATATCCTCCTCAATGGGGTATTTATTGGTATGGTGGAGATCAAATACGACAAAAAGGAATGCCAAATTATTGGCAAGATAAAGATTTAATTCAGATATTATGAAATCAAATGCTCAGAGATTAGGTGTGTTTTTATCAATTTTAACAATAATTGTATGTGGAATTATTGGTGGAATGTTATGGTGCAAGATTTTTAGATTTTTGTAAAGGACACCCATATTGGATTTCTTCATGGATTTTGATTCTTCTTATTTTTGTAAATCCAGAAACATCTTATGATTTTTATAAAAAAATCAGTTATTTTTTTAGAATAATTTTTTAATTAAGCAAACTTTTTGTAATTTTGTAGTACAAATTAAGAAATGGAAAAAATTGACATTTTTTGGTTAATATATAACAAAGTATAAAAATTAAATATTATGAACTTTCGAATAGAGAATATGATACAAGAACAGATGCAACAGATGGATAATCTGATTGGATGGACTATATCGTATTGACAAAGTTCTAGATGATATAAACAAAACCCAATCAGAAAACTGATTGGGTTTTTTGTTTTTTGACATATGCTCCTATCGTCTAAAGGAAGGATTCGACTTTTTCACAGTCGGGATGCGGTCTCGGGATCCGCTGGGAGTACAAAAGATTAAGTTCTTTGACATATTGGGAATAAATTATAGGGAGGTAGTGTAATGGCTAGCACGACGTAATTCAACAAAAGTATTTTGACAAAAATATTTACAGCAAATCAAAAGAAGAGGCATCATAAGCCGTATGTGGATGTTCGAATCATCCCCTCCCAACAAATTGAGAAATGGACTCATCATTCCGAATTTAAACGGTCACAAAAAATTCCATTGACAGTCTGGAAAGACAGACGACATAGCAACGTGCCGGAGTGGTCTATCGGGGATGTCTCATAAGCATCTGGCTTTGCCTTCGTGGGTTCAAACCCCACCGTTGCTACACATCGCGGGGTCGAGTAGATGGCCCAGCTATCTGGTCTCCAGGTCTCCCCAAAAGGGAGTCGTAGGTTCGAATCCTACCCCCGCTACTAAAAACAAACATGGCCTCCTAGTGTAATGGTTGAGCATTTCTCCCTTTGAAGGAGCGGGTATTGGTTCGAATCCAGTGGGGGCTGCCAAATTGTTCTTTGGTGTAACGGGAGCATAAGTGACTCTGAATCACTCAGTCCTGGTTCGAATCCAGGAAGAACAACAACAAAAATAGGAGATAAAAATATGAAAGGTATTACATTTAAAATCAACGGAGAACTTTCAGAAGAAGGTAAAAAGAAACTTCTGAAACACATTGAGGAAGGTAGAAAAAAAATGGAAGCCAGAATTGAAAAGTATAGAAAATACTTCGATCTTTTAGAAAAAATGAATAAAGATAATAGACACGAAGACTTCATTTATTTAGAGAATGGTAAACATTATATAGTATCTTGGGACAGTGGGAAATGGTCAGATCCGAGAGAAATTACATTTTTGGAATAAACTTAAAAAACGAACCTCGAACTTTTTATACATTAGAAACACATTGTAGAGGAAATCTAATAATTGAAAGAATAGAAGAAAAAATAAAACAAAAACAAAAGAACTTCATACATGGTTTTATGTTAAGAAGGAAAGTAGAGAGACCAACTTATGAAAAACTAATTGACGAGATAGAAAATCTTGGACTAGAGGGAGTTGGTAGAAAATATGGAGTAACTGGTAAAGCGATTAAAAAATGGGTTATTACATATCAAAAATATAATATATAATGTATTGATCATTAGCGCAATTGGTAGAGCGTTGGGTTTTGGTCCCAAAGGTTGGAGGTTCGAACCCTCCATGATCAACCAAAGTTTTTTATTATGAAGAAATTATTTACTATATTATTCATTATTATATCATTCTGTCTAAACGCCCAAACAAAGGGAACTTTCACAGATAATCGTGACAATAAAACCTACAGATGGATAAAAATAGGCGAACAAGTTTGGATGAGGGATAATCTAAAATATAAAGATACAATATTTTATGATTATAAATCTGAAAAAAAGAATGATACATTAAAACTAGTTGCTTCTTGTCCAGATGGATGGCATCTACCAACACTAATAGAATGGAATCAATTGTTTACTACTCTTGGAAGAGTAAATGCTGCTAATAGATTGCAAGAAGAAAATAGTTTTGATTGTTTATTGAATGGTAGATATAATGCTGATATAAAATCAGTTGAAAATAGAGGAACACATGCATATTACTGGACTTCGACTGTTAGAGATGAAAATACAATGTGGACAATATTTATATTTTATGGTTCTGGAATGACAAGTAAAATAGATGGTGATAAGAGATATGGTTATTCTATAAGATGTATAAAAGATAAATAATTTTCCTGAAATTTTTTTAATTCGTAAATAAGTCGTATTTTTGTATTGTTAAATCAGTTCATTGAATTATTGAAAAATATATGGCGGGGTAGAGCAGAAGAAGCTCGTCGGGCTCATAATCCGAAGGTCGTGGTTGAGCATTTCCCACCCCCGCAACACATCGCGGGATGGAGCAGAGGTAGCTCGCAAGGCTCATAACCTTGAGGCCGAGGGTTCGATCCCCTCTCCCGCAACCAAATGGTCTCGTAGCTCAGGGGTGAGAGCAGGAAGCTTATACCTTCAAGGTCGGTGGTTCAATTCCATCCGGGACTACAAATAAAACTGGAGTGTAACTCAGTTGGTTAGAGTTCGAAGCTTATACCTTCGCGGTCGGGGGTTCAAGTCCCTCCACTCCAACAATAGATAGTAAACCAGCTTCCCTATTCGCGACGGTGCCTATCCTACAAGGCCGGAACCATTAGCACCCGAGGGAACAATTAAGGTGGGAAGGGCGAGTCTCCCAATCTAACTGGAACTATCTTAAATTTTAATAAATAAATCAAAAAAACAACTAAATATGAAGATTCTCAGAAAAGGTGACGATTTCGTCAAAATGAATGACGCTACTGTTCAGGACATTGCGAAAATTGAAGATAAGATTAAAGATGGTTGGAAGTATTCTCCAAAGAAAGATTACAAGGATTTTTATAAAGCCGAAAAGACAGCGACAGAAGTAAAGACCGAAGAGAAGAAAGAGAAGAAGGCAAAGGAAAAGAAAGAAAAAAATAAGAATAAAAAATAATATATATCCATAAAAATTATTATGTATAAGATAATTGTAAAAGGACCAGCTGGCGAATCAAATGTTTCTGATAGAAAAAAATTAGACGGCATTGATTGTCAGGACGAATTCTCTGAATATTTTCATGAAGCTTGGAATATAGGGGGAAAAGAAGATAGAAATCAGCAGAATTTGATTGATAAAGGAGTATCCGGTGGTTATATGAGGTTCGAATATGAACACAATAAACTATACGTAATAGTTGAGTATAATTCCGATGAAAAATTAAACGATGATGAAATCGAAGAGTTGAAAGACTACACCCAAGGTCAACTTTCCGACGGTATTGGTGAGGGATTTGAACAACAACCAGTCATGTATGAGAACGATAAAGAAATTTTTATATCTCCCTGGTTTAGAGGACAAAAACTAAAAGTTGAACAAATTGAAGATGATACAATTGAACCAAAAAAGAAAGTCGCTGAAGATGATAATACATATTGGGAAGACCAATGTAAAAAAGATATAGAAAAAATGAACGCTTTAATGGACGAATTAAAAAAACTCCTCGATAAAGATAAAAAATAACTAAACGCTCCTGTCGTCTAATCGGTTAGGACATCGCCCTTTCACGGCGAAGATTTGCGGGTTCGAGTCCCGTCGGGAGTACAAAAAATTTACCGCCCTATCGACTAACAGGCTAGGTCACCGCTCTCTCACAGCGGAAATTCGGAATCGTACTCCGATAGGGTGACTCCTTTCAATATTAAAGATATAGTAGATTTTGCACATTTAAGTTTTCTTGCAATATCTATTTTTTTAGACCCATCTTTGTATCTATTTTATCCCACACTTTTTTATCCATAGTTCGTTTTCTTTTGAGTAGATAAAAAAATTGAACTATTTCTATTTTATAAACAAGTACAATAATGTATAATATATACTATGTAAAAAGAATCAAGTTTTTATGAGAATAATAGCACAATCTTTACTGTTTATACTCAACAAGTGGAATTTATCAATGGATGAATTCAATCCTATTGGTAAATTTTTATGGTATATACCAAATTTTCTAAATAACGTTTTAACACAGATTTTTTATTTCTGTTTATTCCCGTTTGTCTGTTTGTATTTTTATCTACACGAGAAGTCACAACTATACATTTTAATGTATAAGTTATTTTTAATACTTTTGAAAATTAATCAATAACTCTAATTGGAGCCTGTTTAATGTGGTCTAATTCTGAGAACGGTGGTTTATAAACATGCCATCTTCCTTTTGGATCTAGTAATACTATTTCCTTCTTACGATCTCCTGGTTCTTTCATTATAACATCAGATACAAGGAATCTATCCTTGAATTTATATCCTCTTCTCATTTCATTTCCAATCCCTTCAGGAGTCATTATTATAGTTTTATTTAGAAGTTGATCTTTTACTAATTTTATTATTTGATTATCAGTCATTCTTCCGAAATCCTGTAGAGAAAACGAAACAGTATTATCTTCTCCTTGTTCTTCCCATTCTTCTTCACCATACGGATCTTCTTCATCGTGATTAGCTTCTTCTTTGCCATCCTCATTTTCTAAGACTCTTAAAAATCTTCTACATCTAGCCAATCCCTCTTGTTTTTTATGATTTCTAGCTAATTTATCTGGGTTCCTCATTATATTCTCTATAACTACTTTAATATCTTCCGCTAAATCCGCGTAGTTATTTTCGGCATACTCTTGAGCCATGTGATCAACTAGGGTTTTAAGATCTTCGTCAGACATTTTATCCATAGCTTTGTTTGTCAAATCATGCATATTATAAAGAAGACCTAATTTTTTGGATCTTGCTATAAATATATCTAATTCTCTAAAGACTCCTCTCATCGGTTTCGACCAGAAAAATAATGCTTTTAATACTCCTAATAAAGCATGTGCTTTAGCAAAACTATATTCGAGTTTGACTCTTCTACCAAATCTTTTAACATCTTTCCAATTTAATTCTTCATTTACAAACTCATCGTATCCTTTAATATTGTTCATGTTCTCTTAATTATTTATATGTTGGAAGATTTTCCCAATATTTTTTTTGGAATATACTTAAAGGTTTTTCTTTCTTCAAAACATTTCCAAAATTAATAGGTTTTACTTTATTTCCATATTTGGCTAGAACTCTCCACTTATAAGGTTTCTTACCTATATATCTTTTTGGAACATTAAATCCTGGGAAGTCCTCACCGTTGTATCGTACGAAATTTGGAAAAATTTGAACATTTTCAAGTTTTCCTTCGTTTATGTTATTATAAGTATTAAAATTTTGTACTCCCATATTTTTATATTTCATTTTATATCAATCCATTGGAATAGATCCTAATGGATCCATTAAAAAATATCCATCATTCCAGTTTTTAGTAAAATCGTTCCATTCCTTGTTAGGATCATTTACACGATGACGATATGATCTGACATGATGCATCTTATTTTTAGATAAACCTGTTCCTTTACAAAATCTACATTTTCCTTTTCCTTCTGGATCTCTTCCAGTCCCATCGCAATATTCACACACTCCATTTAAGCTACCCTGTACTCTCTTTTTACCTTCACTTGTCATAACAGAATCTTGTTCTACATTATTTACATTATCTTTAGTTCCAAAATTAATTTTAACATATTTATAATATTTATTAACAATATCCTGAGCTGTTCTTTTAGAATCTTTAGAATTATCTACCATTCTCTTAACTTCTGAAGCTTTCTCTGCTCCTAAATTAAAGAAAGAATTACAAACCTTATCTATATCTTGATCATTGGCATTAGGATTCTTTTTCAAAAGCATAGGTTTAAGAATAATTTTCATATGTTCTTGTATTTGTTGAAACTTATTTTCACTTCTTATATAGTCTGGATTATTAGACATATCATCTGATGTTACGCCCACTTCTTGTCTATTCATGGGCCATTCATTAGAATATGTTTGTTCTAGAACAAATTTGTCGAATTTTTTTATAAGTTGGCTCATTTAATTGTTCATATTTTATGATATATATAAAAAACTGAAAATCGTTTTTTAATATATATGTGCATGATAAGAAAATTTGAGTTATTCGAGTCCAAAGAACCATTTAATCCAAATATACATGAAGGAGATAGAATAATAATAACCAATGGAAAACATAAAAATCAAACTGGAGTGGTAATATTTGTGGAATCTCCAGAAGATTGTGGATTTATCGTAAACGATGTTGAAGTTAGAATGGATTATACTGAAAAGGAAATAGGGTTTAAATTTTCAGATATCGAAAAATTAGATCCAATCGTTAATGTTACATCGGAAGACCCATACGGTGAAGAAGATTATAGAAACGATCCATGGGAAACATTTAGATATATAGAATACATAAGAGAAAACGAACTTAGGCTTGATGGTAAGCATGGATTCTTTATGTTCTTAAAACTCATAGACGATATGAAGATGCATTTTATTAAGACAAATCATTTTCTTAACGTTGGTAAATATCAATATTTCTTTACAACAGAAGCAATAAGAAGAAAAGATGAATTTATGGCATATTTCAAAGATTCTTTGTCTCTTAAAGTTACTTGTAGTACTGCTTTAAGAATAAAAGATGAAAGATTATCTTTTTATTTCGGTGTTAAAGGAAATAAATTGGAATATGGATTCCACGACGACATGAAAAGAGATATTTATAAGACTGGAATATTTGATATAAATACAAGATATTTAAGAAGTTTAAAATCTTATAAATGTTTAGTTCTTATCGAGAATATATTAAAATATTCTAACATATCTAATTTGAATCTTCTACAAGAAATTAAATCGCATTTTAAAGGGTGGTATGAAGGAAAAGGTAATGTATTAATATTGAATGAAAACATGATTAGAAAAACTCTTAAAAGAGAAGATATACATGATGATGCTAAAGAATCTGTAGCTTTATTACAAAAGTATGAAAAATGGTGTGAGAAATTTAAGTGGTGTAATAAAGTATATTATTATATAGATAATGAGGAAGAGAATGAAGTAGATTTTTATATTAAAATAAAACCTAAAAAGAATGTTGAAGAAGTTTGAACAGTTTAATGATCCTTATGGTGAAGAAAACGATGATGTAATGTTAGAGCCACCTGAAGATTATTCTGGAGAAAATAGAAATCTGGAAGAAATTCTATCTGTTCTTGATAAAAAAGGATTTATAGAGGGCGATGATTTATTCGATGAAGAGTATGATATTATTGATAATAATTTAGTTGATATAATATATAGAGGAGTAAATTTATCAGATAATTGTAATCTTTTTCAACTCGGAGAACTTATTGTTAGTCTTGATAAAGGAGATGAATATGGCCAAGGTTATTATCTGGCCAAAATAGATAGAATGGAAGAAGAATGATAAAAAGATATAAAATATTTGAACAAATTGACGATCCTTATGGTGAAGAAGTTGATGAATTCACAGACGGAAAAGACGAATTTGATGTAGAAGATCTTGAATTTTTAAATGGAAACGCTGAAACAAAATTCACATTAAATTATAAATTGTTTAATGATTGCATTACGTTTGAAGTATTTTACGATGATATGGGATATAATTATTATGAAATATATAATAAAAATGAACTCCCTGAGAATATAATAAATTTATTAGAAGAATACAATGATGAAATTAGAATAAAATTACAAGAAGATATAAGAAATGGGAGATTTTAAGAAATATAACGAATTTTTATTAACTGAAAGAAAAAAGGATCTTTTTAGTATGGTTCTCAACGATATTAATATAAACGTTGATGAAGTAGTAAAATTGTTATCAGAAAAATATAATTTTGGATGTTGGTTCTTATACAATAATGAAAACAATATAGCAATTGGATATTATCAAACATCAGACGATAGTAAAGAAAACGTAAATAAAATAAAAGAATTTTTATTTGAAAATCTTCCATACGTACAAAAAGTCGATGTTTATCCCGATGATAATAGAATGATGCTAAGATTTATAGAAATTGGTGATCCTGTGAAGTTTAAATTTTATTTTTGATATTATTTTAATTTTTTTTAATAAAAAAAATTATTAAATTTGTTGAATGAAGAGTTAAAAATAGAAAAAATGAAAGTCTTATCAGAGAAAGAATTTGGGGTCATCTTTCACAAAAAGGAATCTTTGAAATTTAACAATCTGTATCTTACTTTTAAGTATCTTTGTATATGGTCGCCTTTTCTAGCGTTTATATGGTATATTGTGCCAAATCTTTGGTTATTTCCAACAATACTTCTTATTACAGTAGCTTCTTGGTTGTGTAGTGTTAAAATGAAATCTTTGAGAGATATAAATTACTTGGCAAGTAAATTCTTAAAAAATGAATATTTAGAAGAATACTTTAGATAAAACAAAAAAAACCTTGCCCGGGCACCAATGCAGGAGACCAGGACTTAAAGTCGGTTTTTCTATTTAATATCGAAAGATATTAAGATCTCACTCTTCTAGAACCTTCTCCCCAGTTTCTAATACCTGTTTCCGACCATTTTCCTCCTTCATAATTAAAATACATAGCATCAGGATGCTCGGCTATGAATGTTATAAACTTCTGAGCGGCTTCTGAATCTTTTTGTAACCATTTATCATATACCACTTTATATTTAGGATTTCTGGCTATCATTTGTTTACCTTTTTGTACTAATTCTTCGGGTGTCAAGAATCCAGCTCCTTTTCTGACAGCATTACCAACACCTTTCCAGTCTTCTCCTTTAAATGGATTGAATTCTTCGTTTGTATATGTTTCAAATGTTTTTAAATGATTAAGTTTCATATCTAGTTTTTTATTTTTTATTCATCGTCATCAAAATCGAAGTCTATATCTTCTATTTCAGATTTATTCTCGTCCCATTCGTCATCTTCACCGTAGACTTCTTGTTTGGCTTGATTCAATAATCTTTTTCTCGTGCCTTCACCAGGGTCGAGATTTCCTTTTTTCTTGGATTGATTTCTTCTCCATTCTTTTAATAGTCTTTGATAAACTGCGTCTACTTCACTATCACCAATTTCGTCTTCTATTAAATCATCATCGTCTTCATCTAAATCATCTTCGTCATCATATGGACCATCTACAACCATATCGAAGTTTACTATGTATTTGACTTCATAAGTTTCAGATGCTCTTTCAAGATAATCTAGTGTTACTTCATACATTCTTTTCTTTTTTGCTCCTTCGGTAACTTCTAAAGTTAATTGTTCGTTAGGATCGATATATTGGAAATCTTGTTCAGTAACGTAAAATGACATAACAAGTCCTTCATCAGGAACAAATTCAAATTTAGGTTTTTTAACTCTATCAAATATATCTCCAGCTATTTTCTTAGCTGTTTCTATGACTTCATTTGGAACATCATCCAACGATCTAGCTTCCTTATCAGAATCAACGGCCTCATTAACAAAGTGTCTATATTTTCTGAGTATGTCCATCTTTAATAATTCTTTTGTTTTGCTTTATATATTAATATAAAAAATTCATTTTTTTATTTTCTTGATAATTTTCTTTTTCTTTACTTAAGAAAGTCTGGATCCTTATTTTCGAAATAATCATATAGTAATGTATAGATTTTATCTAATTTCCTATCCATTTTTTTACCAACTTTATTGAAATATCTTGTATATCTATCCAATGTGGCGTCTAATTCAACCTCTGTTATTTTTTTATCTATGTCTATTTTGATTGGAATGTTTTTGAAAAAATCTTCTACACTATCAAATTCAGATATTCTTTTACCTAATTGTTTCATTACAGTAAAGAAAATTAATTTCTGGTCTGTTGTTGTTACGGGCGTTGTTTTGCCATCCTTTGTTCTGGCTTTTACATTAAACATTTTCTTCACATCAACATTTGATAAATCTCTAGCTAATCTAAATTCATAATTTTTTCTTTTAGTGAAATAATCTCTTAATTCTTGAACGTTCTTAATTTTTCTATATTTTAATTTGCCGTATAATTCTGCCACAAAAGATCCTTGTTCTATATTTATCGATAGATAAACAAGACTAAGAAAATCTCTATATGGGAAAACATCAAAACTCTCTTTCAAAATATTATTTCTTAAATATTTTGGATTGAATTTCATTTTAGTCTTACCCATTTTAACAAATTGTATAGCGTGATTTACTTCGTGATAAATATAATGTTTCCATATTTTATCTCTAAGTTTTCTATGAGTAAATGAAAAATGGAAAATATATCCGTCTTTTGTTAATTTGGAATGTAGCGGATCAAAAGAACCTTCAGATTTAGGATCAAATTTTTCTGTTTTACCACTGGAGTTTATTACATTTACAGAACTCCTATAATTTATTATTATTTTATATAAATTAATATCCAATTCGGGAAGTTCATCTATATTTATTACATCTCTTTGTCTATGTCTCCCCAAGAGTCTTTGTAATAAAGGTAAATTTTTCTTATTTTCTTTATTTTCCTTTTGAAAAACGTAAGTCTTGTCCGGTTCAGCCTTGTTTAATTTATTAATAATAAAGTCAGATAAAACTTCAACATCTTTATTAACTCCAAGCCTTTCATTCACGAAACTATAATATTTATGAATAGACATCATATGTCTATATATAAAAATATTATTTTAGAAAATCGTAATCTATAATGATATTAATTTTTATTAGAAGATCGCCTCTCTGATGGGGATTCATCAATAACCCTTTTCCAGCTATACGTAAAAGTTCCCCGTCTTTTGTTTTTGGTGGAATTTTCAGAGCATATTTTTTACCATCGAGATGCTCATATTCAAAATCATATCCATCAACTGCATATTGATAATGTAAATCTAAATGATAAATAAGAGTAGCTCCTTCTCTCGTGTAATGTGGATCATGATTATATTCCGCGTCAATAATTAAAGTGCCAACTTTATTGGCATAATGTTTCGATTGATGTCCCATTCCTTTAATATATTTGACAAAACTTTTATCTACTGTAAAAACATTACCAAAAGCAAATTCCTCTTCTTTTGGAATTACTTTACTGCCATTACATTTTGTACAAGTTCCCGTATGAATTTTTCCAGTTCCATTACAATATTTACATTTGGTGAATCCGTCGCCGCCCTTACCATCACAAGCATCGCATTCAAACTCATCTCCTTTTGGATCAAACCCCGTGAAATTGCAGTTATTACATTTTACATTGTGTGTAAATTTAACTGGTATATTGCTATTATTATAAACATCTTTTAGTGTAACTTTAGTTGGAAAATGAATATCTAAATCTTCTGGAAATTCTTCTTTTCTATTAAAAATATCTCTAAAGAAAGGATCATTAAATGGACTTCCAAAATTACCAAAAGCTTCAAAAGGATTAAATCCACCACTACCACCAAATGTGAATCTAAATCCACCAAAATTATTCGGGTTGTAATTTTTCCCATGCGGACTTTGAATATCATATCTACTACGCATTCCTTCGTCGCCTAACGTTTCATAAGCTTCTGAAAGATCTTTAAATTTATTTTCATCACCTCCTTTATCTGGATGATGTTCTTTTGCTAATTTTCTATAAGATGAAATAATTTCCTTACTAGTTGCATCTTTATTTAATCCTAATATTGAGTAATAATTTTTTTCACAATTCATATTTATACCATTTTCTTTTTAATATAGGAATATCTATATTTCTGATAATAGAAATCAATTTGTCAGCTTTACTACCGGTTATTTGTATAATAAAGGAATTGTGGGTTGGATATATCTTATTTTTTTTTATTTCTATAATTTCCCCTAAAGTTTCTTTTACCCATTTTATAATATGGAAGCTACCTATTAATTGAATTCTCATATTGTTTTTATTTTTGTATATGCAACCATCACCGTCTATTAGACCAGCCATATAAGATAATTTATTTTCAAAATTATCTATATTTGGCGGTTTTAATGTCAAAGATTTTGCTGGGGTTATTTGAAAATTATTAAATAGATCGTTGATAATATCTCTAGAGTACAATTCTATTATGGAATATTCTAAAATATTACCAGTAGCAGTCTTGTTAGTTTTATTTCTAATAGGGGCATCAGTCATTAAAGTTTTTTTAAAGAGTTCTAGATGATCTACATCTTTTTTTGATAATTTTATTCCTACCCCGTATGTTCCCTTTCTGATATATCCATCGGCGGCAATAAACCCAGCCCAATATGAGTTTAAATTGTTAATGTTATTAAAGAAATCATGAAGAACTCTATATTTATAATTTATATAGATCCTATTACTTTTTAATTTTAATAATGTTGCTCTGTTTAATATAGAACTATAAGTTCTATTTCTTAATAAACTTTTATAATCTTCAAATGGCATTTTCCCATATTTATCAGATAAAATCTCATCTTCATCTTTACTCCATGTTTTTTTAAGATTTAAGGAATTCATTTTTGAACTAATTGATATTTCAGATCTGCCAAGTTCCACAGATAAATTCTTTATAGTTTTATAAATATAATTTTCTTTTAAAAATATTTCTTCGTCTAATGTCCATTTTCTTTTGTTCATGCCTCATTAAATTCTTTAAAAGTATATATTATTTTTATAAAATGGTTTTTTATATATAGAATGCGTGATAACTAAGTTTAAATTATTTGAAGCCAATAAGTACACAGACTATGATCCTGATGGTAACTTTAACGTCGGTGATAGAGTCATTGTTAATGGTCATTATGTTAATATAACTTTCAAGGGGGAATCAGGAACAATAATTAATTTTTATGAAGCCGGAGATAATAGTAAAAAAAGGGAGATTTTAATTAGATTTGACAGTAGATTTAATACAGATTTAATGTCGGGTGATAACAATGAAGATCCAAGTGGGACTTCATATTATGTCACTAGTGATTTGGTAGAATTGGAAGATAAAACTCCTGGGAAAATTAAATGGTATAGTAAGGGTCTTTGGGAGAAATATAATGAAATAGATCCATATAATGAAGAAGACTGGGATGACAAGAATCAAATATTTGTAATGTATAAAGGTTTTATGGCGGGCGAAGGACAAAGCTATCATTTACATGTAGTTGTTAATAAACATTATGGTGGAAACACAAACGGTCAATATCTTTGGGATGTAGATAAAAGAGGAATGCCTGATGTTGTTAAATGCGTTTCAGTATATGATCCACGTAGACATAAATTTGCTAGTAGTGAAGAAATAGAGAAATATTTAGATTTAGAAAAATTAGAGTCGGTATTTAATTATAGAAATGGTGAAGTTAGAGAAAGTGTTAAATGGTATAAAAATGGAAATTTTGAAAATGAGCCAGAATGTAAACATGGTAAACATGAATATGTATTAACTCAGAAAGCAACATTTGATAAAAACACATTAAAACCATATTATAAAAATGAAATAAAATGTAAAAGATGTGGTAGTGTTAAAAAATATTGTAAGCACGCTTGGTCATATTATGATCTAGTTACACAAGATAGGAATGGAAATAATAAAGTAAAACATTTGTTAAGATGTACCAAATGTGGAGAGTATGAAACAGATTTATCAAAAATGCCAAAAGAAAAGGGTGATAGTTTTTCGACAAAAATTAAAAAAATAATCAAAAAGAAATAATTGATAACGAAATTCAAAATATTTGAAAATAACACATTTAGTTTTAAGTTGGATGATATTCTATCACGAAATAGAATGCAAACAAATAGTGAAGCTGATCCTTACGGTGAAGAAGATTGGAATAATATTAATGAGGATTCTATAAAAAAAGAATTGATGGGAATAGTTTTAAATAGACACGTCGAGTTTAGAACTTTATCATCAGAAGGACCTTTATATAATAAAAAAGTTATCAAGGGTGTTGTTAAAGATGTTATTGTCAAATGGATACCCCATCATCTTGAATATTGGATACTTTTTTTAATTAATGGTAAAAATCATTATGTTTATCCTAATTTAGATATAAAAGTTAAAGAAAATTTAATGGAACACATAGATATAGATCCTTATGGAGAAGAAAAATGGGATGAAGAATGATAAAGAAATTTAAAATATTTAAGATAAATGAAGGAATGTCATTAAATGACATAATATCCAAAGCTGAGAACAAAGGATACGGTGGAGATATTAGATATATCAAAAAAGATCTAGAGAATAATTTTCTTAATAAAAGAGTCAGAATATATAAAAAAGGCAAACCTTATGTAGAAATAGATGTGGGAGCAATAGTTCGCGAAGGATTCACTTTTTATTTTGAGGCGTTGGAAGTTTTAGATATGGGAAATCGCGGCATGTATTGGAATTCTTATTCAGAAGCTGAGAAAAATACAATGATTGGTTTAGTAAAAGGACAAGATACTATTTTTATAAGAATAGACAGCGACGATGATATAGATATTATTGGTGAAGCGGATATTAAAAAGATAACAAGAAAGAAAGAACAGAGAAAATTAAGAGAATTAAAAAAAGACGTAGATCCTTATGGTGAAGAAGATTGGGGAGAAGACACTAATAAAGTAATATCTAAATATGATATAAATAGCCCAGATGGACAAGAAAATTTATACAAAAAAGGCGAGGAATATGAAATCGAAACAAACGCAATACACGGTGATCTTATTGGAGTAAAAACAGAATTGTCATTTGGACAAAAATATGTTCATTATTTTAGAAGAGAAGACTTCAATGATTATTTTGATAGAATAACAGAATCAATTGAAAATTTAGATCCTTATGGCGAAGAAAATTGGAATGATGATGAATCTCAGCTTTTTTTGGATTCAATTACTCGATACTTAGATATAAATGCAAAAATACATAATATTAAAGATAAATGGTATATTTATTTTGAAAAAGATGATGAATTTTATAAAATATGCAACAATGACGCTGGAAAAATACTTTTATATAATCGCACAAATCATCATTCAATTGAATTAGTTGATAATGATATAGGTACAAAATTCGATTGGCTAAATATTAGATTAGCTATGCAAAAATTAGAACATAAAAAATCCTATGCAAAATTTCAAAATGAAAAAAGAGATTATAAAGACGTTGATCCTTATGGTGAAGAAATTTGGGCTGAAGAAGATGAATATAATTGGATTTATATTAATGATCCATATGCTGAAGATGCTAATCCAACATTGAATTTATTAGAGCAACAAATAGGTAAATTTATTGTATTTAAGATTGATTGGACAAATGAATATAAAGAAGGAGTTTTACAATCTGTTATGATTAATGTGCTTGGAGAAATAGAATTGGAGGTTGATAATCATTTTTATCTATTAGACGAAAGAGAAAGAATAGGAGTAGCAAAGGAAAATATAATAACGGAACAGTATGATGAACAAGATCCATATGGTGAGGAAATTTGGAATGAAGATCCAAAATTTCAAATAGGAGATAGAGTAGAATTTGCAAAAGATCCACCCAATAGATCATATTATTATCTGATTGAAGAATTTTTCCCGGATGATCGATCGTATAGATTGAGCATACACGATAAAAATACCAATGAAAGATTTCCTGGTCATGTTTTGATAGATGAATTTAATTTAAAATTAGAAAATATAAAGGAAGAATTCAAGTGGAGAAATAAAAACTATATTTATTATACTCAAACATTTATGGATAATAATAAAGTCAATAGAATAATGGAAAAAATTAGTCCTGAATGGATTACTAATAATCCTGTGGCTTTTGAAACATACAATAATAAATTATACTTAACTGAGGGACATCATAGATTTGAGGCTTGTTTAAGAAAGAATGATAAAAATTTATTAGAAACTTTATTTAAAACTGCTTTATATTATCCAGTGAAAAGAGAACCTAGAAAATTTAAGAAAAAATATATTCCTGAAGATATTAAAATGATAAAAGAAAATAAAGAAATAACAGACGAAAAGATAAAAGCAACCATTGATTTTATTTCTAAAACAATAAAAGGCACTGAATGGGAAGGTAAAGTTTATATGGCTGGCGGCGGCGTTAGAGACGAACTCATGGGCAGAACTTCAAAAGATATAGATTTACTTATTAATGTACCAGACGGCGGAATAAACTTTGCTATATGGTTTACAAAGAAATTGAAAATATACAGAGAAGATAAAAATCCTGTTATCTATCCAAGATTTGGAACCGCTAAATTTACTCTAAGAAAACAAAAACATAACGGATTAGATTTATCAGGAATTGATATTGAATGTGTTATGCCAAGAAAAGAAACTTATACTGAAGGAAGTAGAGATCCAGAGGTAAGTCAAGGCACACTTAAAGATGATGTCGATAGGAGAGATTTTACAGTTAATAGTTTGTTGAAAGATTTATCTACTGGGGAAATTCTAGACTTAACAGGAATGGGTAAAGAAGATATTAAAAGGGGAATAGTGAGAACTTCACTTAATCCTGATGTTATTTTTACTGAAGATCCTTTAAGAATGTTAAGAGCTATAAGATTCACAGTTAAATGTGATTGGGATTTACCTTTATTTATGATTAGAGCCTTAAAGAAGAACGCAAAACAACTTCAAATAATATCTTCAGAGAGAGTTCAAGATGAATTGAACAAAATGTTATTAACAGGTCATCCTGATAAGGCTATAAGATTACTTCAGATAACGGGGTTGAGTAAATATATTTTCCCTGAACTTGATAAACTTATAAAAATGAAACAAAACAAGCATCATAAATATGATGCTATGCGTCATTCTTTAGAAGTATTAAAGAATACTCCTCCAGATCTTGTAACAAGATTGTCTGCTTTATTACACGATATAGGTAAAAGTAAAACAAGAGAAATAATTGATAATGAAGTTCATTTTTATGAGCATGAAAGGATTGGCGCATTTATGGTAAGGGATATATTAAAAAGGTTGAGATATCCAAAAGAAATAATAAATGCTGTTGTTATTGCAGTTGAAAATCACATGAAAACAAAACAGTCTGGAGATAAGGGAGATTTAAGTGATAGATCTTTAAGAAAATTGAAACAAGATTTGGGTCCACATCTTCAACAAACATTAGATTTAATTCACGCTGATAATATATCACATTCAGAAGAATCTAACATGCCAAATCAAGTAACTAATATCTTAAAAAGATTTGCTGATTTGGAAGAAAGAGATAAACAAAAACAAAAACCAAATCCTTTAACTGGCAGCGAAGTAATGAAAATACTTGATATTAAAGAAGGACCAAAGGGTCCAGAAGATTCTAAAATGCGTCCTATTGTAGGAAAAATATTAAGATTATTGGGCGATATGTATTTAGATGACCCACATATGAGTAAAGAAGAATTAACTGAAATAGTCAAAAAATCATACGAAGAATATAAATGAAAGAATCTCTAATTACATATAAAGATTATAAAAGAAAAAGAAATTTCGCTATATGTGTTCATGATGTGGTCGAATACGATTATTTAATGGATTTTTTAGAAGACAATAATTTTATATGGGGTGGATCAAGAACTCCCGTTAGGGATTTAAATCTCGCTAGATATATTGGAGTTGAAGGAATATATATTTATATATCTTCATATAAAACTATTTCTTGGTCTGGATCATATCCCAAATCTGAAAAAGTTGTACAATTTAATGATTTTTTTGTTAGAAGCAATATGAAAAAAATAGAAAGACCTGATCAAGATCCTTATAATGAAGAAGATTGGGGATATGAAACAAATGAACAATCTGACGCGGAACAATATGCAAAATTTCAAGATTATTATGGTAGATTAAAGGCTAAAAAAGAAGATGACGATTTATTTCCAATATTTAAAGTTGGAGATGAAGTAACTCCTGAAGATCCATATGGTGAAGAAGATTGGTCTGATAATTTTTATGAAAAAATGACAATTAAATTTTCAAGATTTTCTAAAATACAAGAAAATTCAAAGGATGAAGAAATAATTTATATGAAAAATTTGTATGAAGAATATGATTATGTGTCTGATATTATAGAATATCTTAAACCGAAAATAATTGGTCATGAAATTAAAATTCAAAAAAGAGATGAGAAAGGAGGGTGGAAAGATTTTATATTTGGATTAAATATTAATTATTATATTGAAAATATTTCAGGACATTATAATGATGATTTGAAAATAACATTATTAGTTAAACCAAAAGAAATTGGATGGGTTATGATTGATGAAAATTGTATATTAATAATAAAACCAATAGTTCGGGTTTTTTCTAAAAGCGATCCTTATGGTGAAGAAGTTTGGGAAATGTAAAAAAGAATAGAAATAATGAGAGATTGGTTTTTTCTTTTATATTTTGGAATAATAGGATTTATAGCAATAATATTCATGTTCCTATCTTATATGGGAATTTTATTATATTATCCAATATATTTATTAATAAAAAAATTATAATATAGGATATACTATTTCTGGAAATACTTGAAGTATTTCTTCCTTCTTGTTTTCATAAGGAATCTGATTTAGTATATATCTCATAGCATTCAATTTAGCAAACCTCTTATCGTTGGAATCTACAATAATCCAAGGCGATTTCTCTGTCGAAGTCTTTCTAAACATTTCTTCTTTATAAGCAGAGAAAGCATCCCATTTTTCCATAGCCTTAGCATCATTTGGACTAAATTTCCAATATTTCAATGGACTGGTTTGTCTCAATTTAAATCTTATTTTCTGAGTACTGTCTGTTATAGAAAACCAGAACTTAATTAGATAATAACCACTATCTATCATTTTATATTCAAATGGTAATACTTCTTGCATAAATTCTTTATATTGTTCCGTTGTACAATATCCCATTACTGGTTCGACGACAGCCCTATTATACCAGCTTCTATCATAAAATGCTATTTGTTGACTACTTGGAAGAACTTCCAAATATCTTTTAAACCAATTTTTCTTCTCTTCATCTGAAGGTATTCCGAATGTATTTATTCTATATGAATTTGGTGGAAGATTTTCAACAGCACTCTTTATAAAAGATCCTTTACCCGCAGCGTCTCTTCCTTCTAATACAATGATGAGTTTTTTATTATTTGATTTCAACCATTCTAACATATGTAACAATTCAATATGTAATTGTGCCTTTTCAATTTCAAATCTATTTCTCTTCATTCTAAATCTTGGCGCTTCAGCAACTACTTTTCTCCATTCATCAAATTCTTTTCCACTTAAATATGGATCATAGTAAACGTCTTCAGTGTCTATATCATCGTGAGTATCTTTTATATCAATATTTTGTTCTTGGTTGTACATTATTTTCAATCTCTTAGGAATAGTTGATATATAGTCATTAAAATAAACATCAATTTTCTTTTCCTTCCCCTTTAACATTAGGTTATTAATTCCTCTGAAAAAAGTGTCAATATTTAATTCTTCAACTACTTTTCTATCAACAGTGCCTTCTATTTCTTGAAGTAAAGCTTTATCAATTTTTCTGATTTCGCCTTTCATTATTTTATTCTTATATGATGTAAGAATTCTAATAAGATCTGTTTCTAATTTTTCAATATCGTCTTGACTATCGAAATAAGATCTAATGTTATGAAGAAGTTTAGTAAATTCCTTCTTTAAGTCCTCATTGAGAAATTCACCATAGTTATTTATCATTTAAAAGAATGCTTTTTCTTTCTATATATAAAAATATTTTTTCTAAAAATAAACTTTAATACGATGATTACATATCATATTTATGAAAAAGCTATTATTAACTCTGTTATCATTCTTGGCTTCCGTAATTGTCTTTGGCCAAGTTCAGTTTGATCAAATGATCAACATCGACGACTATTTAGGTCTCAATAAACAACAAATTAAAAAGGTAATGAAATCTGAAGGTATAAAACCAAACATTTCAGATAAATTATATGTTATTGTTAATGAAAAAGGAAGTTGGGATTTAGATGAAAAGAATTACTCTTATATATTTGACTATGATGATTATCATATAATATCATCATTTAATAATATTACAGATAAATGTGTTCGCACACACGTAAAAACTAAAATAGATTATTTTTATGATTATGTTAAATTATTTGATAAAACATACAAGAGAAGTAATAGCGATTTAGTTTGGTATGGTGCAGATGTAAAAATAGTTATACACTTTATAATATCAGAAGACAAATATTATATGGGAATATATTACGAAAAACAATAAAAAATAACTAAAAAAGATGGAAGTAAAAGAATTGCAATTTATTAAAGGAAAAACCTTAAATGAAGCTAAGAAATTAGTTGAACCATTCTGGATTGAAGAAACCAGAGTTGATGGAGTTGATAAATATGTTTCGGCTGAGCTACATAAGAAAAGAATTTTAGTTGAAACTTCCAAAGGAATAATTACAAAAATTATAGGAAATTATTAAAATAAATATTAAATTTGTAAAAAGAAAAGTTATGAAGAAAATTTTTATGACATTGATTGGTATTGTATTTACAATAACCACTTTATTTGGACAAACTTTCATTGGCATGGATAAGAAAGATGTAATGAAAGATATTAAAGTTAACGCTAAGAGTATTGGAAAGCCTGAAAAGGATGATAGAGGTTATTACTCTATTACTGCTAAATTTGATAATAACACAAACATGTATTCATTTACCGATGAAGATATGTGTTATTTCTACATGATTATGGAATATTATAGTTTAGAAAGATATAACTTTACTCTAAATTATTACGACCAAAATTATTTGAGAATTTATGATGATAGAAAAGAAAATAAATTTGATAATACTGTAACTATTTGGAAAGAACCAAAAGGAGAAACTCTCATCTATAGATGGATTGTAGTAAATTATAATACTGGTGTCATGTACACACTCTATCTAACAAAAGAAAATTACGAGAATAATAAATATTCTTATTTGAAATCACTATTAGGGAGTTAAAAATGAAAATAAGAATAAATAAAGCCGGGAATAAAAAACATCTTCGTACAAGATAACGAATCAAAATCTAAAAAAAGGGACACTGAGGGGATTACACTTTCAGTGTCCTCCTTTTGAACAAGGAAAATTAGTTAGAGTTATAAATGGTTCGGCGAGTGGTATAAGAACTTAGTAAATGAAGAATTTGATGTTGATGTTGTGACAAGATACATCGGTTATTGATTTCGCTGTAGATTTAAGGAAAAATTCACCAACTTACGGTAAATGGACATCCGCTACACTAACATCTGAAAATAAACATATATTCTGGGTGCCACCGGGATTTGCACACGGTTTTGTGGCATTAGAAGATGATACAGTTTTTTCTTATAAATGTACAAATGTATATAATAAAGAATCCGAAAGATGTATAATATGGAATGATGAGGATTTAAATATAGATTGGCAAATAAAATCCCCAATATTATCGTTAAAAGATACTATGGGGATTTCATTTAAAGATTTTGAATCGCCTTTTATTCTATAGATTTCATAGTTTTTAGAATTTTTCTTGTTACTCTATAAGGATCCATATTTGAAGCCGGTCTTCTATCTTCCAAATACCCCTTCCAATCATTTAAAGGAACAGATATAGGAATTCTAATTGATGCTCCTCTATCAGATAATCCATAAGAAAAAGTATTTATATCAGCAGTTTCATGATGCCCTGTCAATCTTTCATCATTATTTGACCCATAAGCCAAGATATGTTCATCGTGGTTTTTTCTTAAAGCTTCACATATACTTGTAAAATATTCTCTGCCTCCTTCATCTCTCATTTTAGTATTCGAAAAATTAACGTGACACCCACTCCCATTCCAGTTTCCTTTAACTGGTTTTGGGTGAAGTTCTATTTTTAGACTATATTTTTCTGATAATCTATTTAATAAATACCTAGCCAACCAGAGATCGTCCGATGCTTGTTGTGCCCCTTTTCCAAATAACTGAAATTCCCACTGTCCAAGTAATACTTCAGCATTTATCCCTGTTACATCAAGACCAGATTCTAAACAGGCATCTAGGTGTTCTTCAACTAATTGTCTAGCCTCAACGTGTCCGTGACCTACTGAGCAATAATACATACCTTGTCCTTCTGGATAACCATTTTCAGGAAAACCAACTGGTCTATTTGTTTTAGGATTTATTAGTGTATATTCTTGTTCAAACCCCCACCAAAAATCACTATCATTTGAATATTCGTTTAATTTTGCCCTTCTATTAGAGATATGTGGCGTTCTGTCTGGATTAAGAACTTCGCACATAACAAGAAAAGCATTTTTTCTCTGTGGATCTTTTATCATTCTAACTGGTTTTATCAAACAATCAGAAGAATGACCGTCTGCTTGTTGAGTTGAACTTCCATCGAAACTCCACTCTGGCAATTGCCACGGATATTGAAATTCTTCTTTTAGAACTTTAGTTTTGGATCTAAGATTTGGGTCGGGTCTGTACCCATCTAACCAAATATATTCATAACGGTATTTCTCAAGTATCATTCTTTATAATTTATTTTTTAAAAACAGAAAAGGGTGGAATTATCCACCCTTTTTAGTTTATGTTTTTATTGTAATTAATTTCATATATCTTATATATTAAAAATATTTTTTTGTTTATTTTAATCGACTTCTGACCAGTTACATATTCTTTCCCGCTGAAGCTTTCATTTGATTTAATTTTAAAGACATATTTTTACCAAGATGAAGCGAATTTTTTATCTCCCCAGTGAAAATCAATAAAATTAACTTTACACGGTTTTCCTATTAATCTAATATAATATGTGTTATCTTCAAAACCAAAGGTGTCTTGAAGACAATCCATAATAGTAGATTTCCCTGCACCGTTATCTATTTTTTCTAGAAATATAAAATCTTTTAATGTTTTCTTGGTTACTTCTTCTTCCTCAGTATGTTGTTCGTTGAATTTTAAAACTTTCATTTGAAGTCATTGTATTTTTTTATTCTTTCATCGACGGAATCTTTTCCATACCACTTTATATTTCCACCGTTGAAATTATTAGCATCCATTTCATTTAATAATTCATCTTTATATTCTTGTGCTTTTTTCTTAGTTCCTTTGGAATAATATCCTCCTTTGTAATTAATTATATGATCTAAAGTATTTTTTATAAATTCCTCTGCAGTCGTTACTCTTGTGCCGACTACTTTCATGTTTTCTCCTTCTACTGTAATAGATCCATTACAACACTCACCCCATCCTTCTTCCATTAAATCTTGATCCATTTCTGTTAATCTCTCAGATTCAAACCAACGAGGATAAGCTGATCCATCTCCACCATTACCGACTGAATACCATAAAGTTAATTTTGCCATATCTTAAAAATTTTTGAAATCGTTGAACCTATGAATATTTTTCAATTCTTTTGGTGGTTCTTTTTCTTTCATTATTTTTTCTTTTAATCTTTTATTTTTCATCGCGTTTAACATACCTGGACATGTACAACCCCATACTGTTTCTGGCCAGACTATAGATATTCCATTACCGTGTTCTGAACCACAATAGGGGCAATAAGCATAATTGCCTTTATATTTTATGGGCAACATATCTAGTTCTTTAGTGTCACTATCGACTATTCCTTTTTTTAATTTATCTTCAATTTTTTCTATCTTCACTGCTTTTCTCATTCCTTCACAATCACACATTTTTACGATATCTGCATATACATTAGATATACCATTACCGAATTCTCTATTACAATAAGGACAATATAAATAATTCCCTCTACTTTTTATAGGTAGCATACTATTTGTTTTTTATTTATATATTAAAAATGAAATTTAATTTATGCCAAATCCTGAAAAATAATCGCCGCCTTGGTTGTCATCTAGTATGGTGTAATCGAATTCTTCACCTAATACTATTTCTATTCCGTATTTATTATTGAAATATTCTGTGGCATATTCGTCAGCTAGATAATACAACTCACCTACTGGACCTATAGATGAAAAATGAACATGATCTTCTAAAATCATTTTTTCCATTTCATTAGAAAACAAAATAATATTCAATATACTTTGAATCTCTTTCATATCTAATCTTTCATCGCCATTTTGTATTAACTTATATTGGCTGTATGGTGTGATTTCATTTAGTAAAAGATATGATGTTATATTATTCTCTCTTAAAAAACTTTCAAGAACTGGAGAAGATTTTATTTTATGCACTATTTGTTTAGTATAATTAATAGTTTTGAGGTCGAAGTGTTCTCCCCATCTGTTAAAGAAATCATTTATTTCACCTATTAGAGACATCATAAATTATATATTATTTTGCAAATTTAAGTTTTAATACACTTTCCAAGAAATTTGTTCCAGGAAACATTAGATCTATATTCAATAAATAAGAATCCAATTCTTTATCGTAATCATAACCACTGAATTGCATTTCATCAAAATTACTAAATAAACTTAAAGCATATTTATATTGAGACTCCTTATCAAAATAAAAGAAATCTTTTTCATTTAAAATATAATCTCTAAATATCTGAGTATTAAAATATTGAGATGTAGTAATAAAACTAATTTCATCAAATAGTGACTTGAATCCTTTTTTCAGATATATGTCAAAATCAAGATCTAGATATTCTATGATATATTTTAGGTTATTAGATATGTTTAGTGGATTTTCTGTAGCTATGTATTTTAGGCCGCTTGGTTCGAGATTCATTCCCATTTTATTTAGCATAACATTCATAAGAGTTGGAAGGATGTCCCAACTATAATAGAAGAATGTTGGTATAAATTCGCTGTCTGGAGTAAGAATAAAAACAAATCTAAAATCCTTATAATAAAAGTCAACGAATCTGCCTATTTTTTGATATTCATTTGATTTGAATATATCTTCAAGAATTGTTATGTCGGTTTCTTGTGGTATGATTATTTTAATATAATCAAATAACTGTTTTTCTTTATAAACAAAAGGAATTTCATTACGAATTTCCTTTCCATCTAATTTATCAGAAACTTCTTTAAGAAGTTTAAGGAATTCAGGTCTTTCCAGTTTCCTGCTCATATAATTTTATTAATTCATTTTTTGCATCCATATAAGATGGAAAAACTTTAACATTGGCATATTCCAAATCGTTCTCAAGAATATATGCCCATCCATACCATTTTCTTTCTTTTATGGCATAGAACCACACGGCGTTTAATCTCTTCTTAGCGGTGAAAGAAGTCTTTGATATTGACCAAGTACTTACTTTTCTATATTTAACTATTTTATATTTTTTCAATTAACTCATTAAATTTTTCTTCAAATATGATATTATCTGGTATTTCTTCAATTCTAAACATCATAGCCATTTCCTCGGGAGAATAGAAATTTAAATTTGTGCCTTCGCCTTTGTATGCAATAAAAAAATCTTTATCTGGATTCTCCTTTGCAAATACATAAAGTCCATGTATTTCTTGCATTATCTGTCCAACTGTTCTGCTAGGTTGTTTTTTCTTTGTCAAATCTTTTGTTATAATAGCATAAGATTGTCCTTGCATACCGTGACACCTTCCATATATGGCTCCGAAATTTTGATAAGCATATAGGGCTGCACCTTTACCGTGTCGACCTTCTGTGTTAGCACCAAATACAAATATTTCATTAGGTAATAATTCTTTTATATCACCTTTATAAGTTCTTCTCATTTTTAATCCTCCCAAATTTCTTCACCATAAGGATCTAAATCTGATATTATTTGTCCTCTTGGCTCTTCTGGTTCATTATTATTATATTTAAAATCTAAGTATGCCAAATGTCCAACTGGAGCTGACATAGGTTTAACAGCAACTAAATCAAGTCCAATAGTTTTAGCCGCCACTTTCATGGAAAGTGGTAATAACCCTTCGTTACAATCACGAATAGATGTTCCTTCATCATCCCAGTTTTCCTCACCGTAAGGATCTATTTCTGATATTTTTTGTCCTTTTGGTTCTTGGTGTGCATCCCAATAAGGGTCATAAGATCCAAAATAACCATTAATATCATCTATAACTGGATTCTCACTCGGTTTAACCTTTACTAGATCAAGCCCAATAGTTTGCTTAGCTTTATTCCAAGTGTCAGCATTAATATTATCATTCCAATCATCGTAGAAATTCCTCCACTCTGGTGATATACCAAGTTTGCTCCACCTATCTATTACTTCTTGGCGGGTATCTTTAATTTTCCCATTGTTCTTCTCCATATGGATCTAAATCTGAATATACTCTTTTTATTTCTTTTCTTGGAGTTCTAACTAAATGTTCTACCTCTCTTTTAATTATATCTCTTAAATTAGATCTTACATCTATATTAAAGTAAGATCTCATATCTTCTAACATACTCCTATTAACAGAACAACTTATTTCTCTTCCGTCCAATAGTCTGATCCTCATTCTTGGAGCCCATGTAGCCTCACTAATCATTTGAACAGACTGTATTCCATATTCTATCATTTCTTCTTCAGAGAATAAAGAATTATCTTTACTTGTAGTTTTCTCTATAACAGGTTTTGACTGTTCTTTATATCTTTCCCAATTATTAAAAAAATTCATATTATTCCTCCCAATCTTCTTCTCCAAAAGGATCTAGTTCAGAATATATCCTTTTTATTTCTTTTTGTTTTGACGGAATATTTATTGTAGAATAAAATCTATTATCTATCATAGTTGTTGCATACCTAGATTTAATAGTCTTCTTTGGAATATTAGTTGAAACATCCACAACTTCACATGGTTTATAAGGCATGTAAACATAACCTTGATTATTTTTTATCCTTTCCATCTCTAGTCTATACATATTATAACTCATAATTTAATCCTCCCAATCTTCTTCCCCAAAAGGATCTAAGTCTGAATATACTCTCTTTATTTCCTTTTCTGGCATACTGTGTAATACTGAATATTCTCTAATCCATGCCATTTTTTCTTCGTCTGTTATTTTAAGTTTGCGTTCTTGCGGTAAAACCCAACTCTTTACAGCTTTTTCTTTATCTATAATTAAATACATAAATTAATCCTCCCAATCTTCTTCGCCATAAGGATCTAAATCTGTAAATTTTTGACCCTTTGGTACATGAGTACTATTATTGCTTATTCCTCCTGTTCCACTTGATCCACTTACTCCATGAGGACTACAAGAATAATAAGGTCTCCCTATTCCGGCAACTCCTGATGTTCCGCTAGTGCCTACTGCACCACTCATTCCCATTTTAGCCTTACTAAATCCTGGATCTGCCACTATATCGTAAGATAATATTTTGTGGGATTTAATATATCTATCTACTACTTCTCCTACTCCTCTACTACAAACAACAAAATTAGCAGGCGCTGTTCTGCCAGCCTCTGATATTATATTAGAAGCTTCAAGTATCTTGCCTACTAATTTTTTGTTGTTCATAATTCTATACTTCCTATCCCCTCATTCCTATCTATACATATTGCTGTAGCCGAATTAGACCCGTCTGATTTCTTATCATTTATAACTATTCTCTCACCTCTACCTAATCCCATAACAAGTTGATCATATACAACACCAGATTCAGCTAATTGTTTAATAGTAAAATCTCTTAAACATTCCCTTCTTCCTGTAGTTATAACAACATAATAACCAGCCACTTCCCATTCGTCTAATTTTTCTTTAACTCCAGGTAAAAGAACTGTTTCATTATCTTTCAAGGATGACGAATGTCCTCCGTGATGTTTTAATAAACATCCGTCTATGTCTAGAAAAATTACTTTACTACTATAATCTATCATTTATCTTTAAATTCTTTTTTATCTACTGATTGATAAAACTTAGAAAAATCGAAATATTTATCAAATACATTTCTAATTTCCTCATAAGTCAGAGTTGGTAATATTTTCTCTAAAGAGAACTTATCCATCTCTATAAATTTATATCCATTATTATGTAATAAGATGTTTTCTTTTTCGTATTTATTTTGATAGTATTTCTTAGTTATTTCAAATCTTTCCCTTGTTAAATATTTATCTGGATTATCTAATATATTCTTTATTAATTCCTGAACTTTATCTACATTCTTATTTGAAGTTACAGTCTCAAATATAGCTATGGCAGAATTATTAGTTACTTCTCTATTATAACAATGAACAAAATACACAAGCCCGTGCTTCTCTCTTATTTCTTGATAAAGAGGAGATTTCAATCCGCCACCTAACATTCTTGTTATGAATTGAAGATGTGGGAAATGATCATGTATAATTGGTGATAAGTTAATAATAGAAGATTTATCTTTATAACTATTTCCTTTTTCATATATGAAATCGTTATCTACATTAAGAACTAACTCTTTATCTTCATAGGTTCTATTATCAAATTCCACTTTAGAGAAGAATTCTTCTGTCTTTTTATCTGTGCTTTTTGATACGTCTACAATCATAGTTGGTTTTCTGTATTGTAGTTCAAAGAAATCCTGACAATCTTTTAATGTTAGACCTTCTAAATCTTCTAGTAATCCTATTGCTTCATAATAACCATATAATTTTCTAAAAAGATTTTGACCGTGAGCGTCTGATTGTTTATTGAAAGAATCTTTATATTCTTCTATAACAATTTTTTTCTCATTTTGAAATTGCTCTTCAGTGATATTGAAATTCTGAAGATGTTCGAAGAATTTCTTTTTCCATCTTTTAACATTTTTATCCATTCCAGTCATATAAAATACAATCTCTTTGTCTGAAGTATATGCATTCCAATGTATAGCATCTCTTTCGAAATCTTCCATTAGACTATCTATTCCTTTACATACAAGGTGTTCCATTATGTGTGAAATACCATAGATTCCTTTATGTTCATTCATTGTGCTTCCATAATAAGCAATGTAAAACCCAGATAAGGGTGTTGGTGATTTGATTTTCTTATAATTCATATATTTATTTATTTTTAATTTTTATTAACATATCTTTATCTATAACATTATAGATTGAATCATCATTTTTTAAATATTCTTGATAACAAGTGCCATTGAATCTATCTGACCATCTATTACTTTTCATTGGTTTATAAATGTCAATTTGAGAATCTTGAACTTCTTGTCCTGATAATAGTTTCAAAAGAAGATTTTCTTTTTCGACTGACCATTTTATTAATCCAGTTAACCATTTTTTTAACATACAATCTTCCATAAAATAAACTAACCAAGATGTCAAGTGTAAAGCATAAGTTGGATAATCTGTTGATGATAAAAATTTTCTAAACCAGCTTTCACTTTTTGCTTTTTCGGTTATTGCATATAATTTATATCCATTATTAGCATCAGATTTTTCATCATAAACCCAACCTTTACCATCCCAATTATGCCACAATCCTGTATTTGGATCAACATCCATATACCATAGACTATCTCTATCTTTATAACCTAACATTTTATATAATAGTTTATTCCATAAAATACCAGGCACGAATTCTATAAGTTCGAATATTCCAAATAGATTTGTCCACCATTTACTTTTTGATGTTGCCATTCTAATCCAAACCCATAAAGTAGGACCCATAAGAAATCTCTTACTCAATCTAAATCTTAAATGTCTTCCTATTTCTTTAAGTTCTTTTTCATCTCCATTAAATTTCAATGAAGCCAAAGCCATTATAGTTTGATCACGGCTCATGTCATTTTCGCCATATCTAGGATAACATCTTGCCCCTTGATAATAATATTTACCATTAGGTTTTTCGACTTTTGTAAAACATGATAATATTCCTTCTTTAAGAATTTTATCTCCATAAGAAATATAAGACATTGATGTTCTGTGACAAGCGTCAGCTTCTCCTATATTTTTTGGATTTTCCCAACCCTCGGGAGTTTGAAACATCATTTTTTTATTAATGTCAAAAAATCTATATGTTTTTGATGTAGTATTAAACATAATTTTAATTATTTTTTATGAACTAAAATGTTCATATACAGTTTTTAATGGCATCAAATAACAATTATCCACATCACCTTCACTGGATTCTATGATTATTACTTGAACGTCATTTTTGTCGTTTTTATTTGTGAAACTTCTAGTTTCAGCGTAATAATATTGGTCCTTCTTAAAAGGACCAATATCTTTTACGCATTTTATTTTAACTTCTGTTATATCCATCTTACTGAGTGTAAATCTTCTAATTTTCTACCTCCACCATAACTTATACTTGATTGTAAACATTCAGTCAAATAATCAAGATATTCCAAAGTGGAAACATTTTTTAGTTTATTTAATTTTACAGTGCCTTCTATTCTATTTAATTTTTTACCTTGTCTTGTAGAAGCACTCCCATAAAATTCTTTAAATTTAACATCATCAATTTCAACAACTCTTCCAGGCGAATCTAAAAAAGCTGACATCATACCACCAACCATAACCACAGAAGCTCCAAGAACTATAGATTTAGCAATATCTGCGGGGGATTTAATTCCACCGTCAGCTATTATGTGTTTCTTTGTTACTTTAGAACAATCATGAACAACAGAAGCTTGTATATTTCTACTACCAAAACCTGTTGTTGGATAAGTAGTACAAGCACTTCCTGGTCCAACTCCTACTTTTATAGCGTCAGCTCCCCAATTATCTAGGTCGACAGTTGCTTCTATACTAGCAACATTTCCAGCTATAATAAAACTTTTAATATCAAGATCTTTTAAAAATTTGAGAATTTTTTTCATCTTCTTACAATGACCGTGAGCTATATCTATAGTTATAAAGTCTGGTACTAATTTTTCTTTAACTAATTCTCTCATAAGATCATAAGAATCTTCATTCACTCCAATTGAAATTGAAGTTGGTAGATTTTCTTTTTTCATGTCCATGATGAATTTTTTATTATCAACTCCAAATCTATGCATTATATAAAAATATCCATTTCTAGCTAAAATCTTAGATAATTCTTCGTCTATTACACATTCCATATTGGCAGGTATAACAGGATTTTTGAATCTAAAATCGCCGAATTGAATATTTGTATCACATTCGCTTCTACTATCAACAGTACTATATCTTGGAATCAAATTTATATCATCGTAGTCAAATTTTCCTATCATAAGTCTAGTTTTAATTGATTGGGATTTTCGTTTAATTTTTCTTTATCTTCTATGAAATCTAATATTTTTTTATAACTATCATTCGATCCTTCCATGTAAGGAGATGGAGAACAGCCGTTTATATAACAATATCTTTCATTGCTTTTAATTAATTGTAAAATATAATTCTTTACATCTTTCATAATTAATTTTTTATTTTTTCGTTTAATTCTAATAATCGATTAAACATATTAATTCTGAATATATCAGATATTCTTTTTATAAATTTATCATATTTGATATTATCAACATAATGTTGGAACATTCCAATGTCCAATTTGTCTTCTGGTATTCTTGACATTCTGTTCATATTTTTTTCAAGCCATTTGACAGAATCTAACTCTATATTCTTTTTTTGTGATGTTACTGTATCATATAAATGGGCGCTTTCAGCCATCTTAAATTTCTCATAAGACTCTTTTAACTCTTCAACATATGATGTATGATAATATTCGCCGCCATCGGTATATGAAAAATATAAAATTTGAGAATCTTTCAAGAATCTTCTCAAATTATCATTATCTGGATGTTGAATCCATGTATTTTCATTTTCCGCTGGCTTTACTATCATCGTTATTGGATCTAAAGAAGAGATATCAATGATGTTTTTTTGTTTATCATCGTATATTACTTCATAAGCCAGATACCCGTCTATTAATAATACTTTAATTGTATGATAAAAGCTAATATCTTCAACATCTACAATTTTTCTTATTGGGTCATATTTCGGATGACTATAGAATCCTTTTATGCTATCCCATATATCATCTGTTACAATATCAATAAAATTTTTAATTTCGTCTTTTATTGATAATTGCCTTAATGTTTTTCTTTTTTCTAAATAAGTTCTATCTCTATAATCGATTGAAGATTTTCTATTATAAGATTCTTCTATTATGGATATTTTTGTTTTGGATTGTAAAGCGTTAATTCTTTTATTTATAGTTTTACCTAATTTGTCTAGATATTTTTCTTCATCCCCATAATCTTTTACGACTGTTTGAGTGATGCCCACATCCCATCCGTTTTCTTTTAGATATTCATTTATTAAATAAATTATTGTCGATTTTCCGGTATTAGACCAACCTTTAACAACGATCGACAGTTCGTTGATTTCTTTCTCTTTTTTCATTTTGATTTGATTATTTTTTGATTTGTTTTGGTTTTCATTTTGTTTTGTTTTGTTTTTTATATTAAATCTGACTCATCAATTTCGTCATTAATTCCACATTCTTTACATCTATCCCACAATAGTCCTCCGGGAATACCTATATCATTGGGAGTAAATTTTTCTCCTTTTTCGTTACACATTACCATTTCATTATTTAATTCCCAATCTCCTTTTTCTATGAAATGACAATATCCAGATTCTTGATTGTGTTTACTCGGATTGTGATCGGAATATGGGCAAGGTTTCTCATCATAACAATAAACACCACTAGGTATTATTGATGTGTCCTTATTTTTTACTTTTTTACTTATTTCTAATAATTCTTTGTAACATTTTCTACAAAGAGGAATGTAACTATCATTCCCTCCTATTTCCACTTGTTCTCCTTCTGTTACTATATCTTTAAAATGACCATATAAGAAATCTTTTTTCTTATATCTTATATTTAATACTGCTTTCTTTTCACAATTATGACACAGGGTTTTTAATTCTTCTATTTGATCTGCTAAAGTTAACATATAAATAGAACCTTCAAATGGTTCTGTTTGGAAATCACTTCTTAGTCCATAAACGATAACCGGAATATTTAATTTATCTACTATGTCAGCTAATTCGTAGATGTGATGTTTCTTAAAGAATTGAACTTCATCTACTAAAATACAATCATAATTATAATTATTTCTTGGTTTGTGAGTTCTAACATATTCAAATATGTTCATTTCGTCTGTAATTCCAACAGCCGGTTTTTCCAAACCAGTTCTTGATTTTACGATATTATCACCGTATCTATTGTCTTTGGCTGATGTTAGTATAAGAACATTTTTGTGGTGTTCTTCGTAGTTGTAACAAGTTTTTAATAAATCTAAACTTTTACCTGCTCCCATTGAGCTATATCTGAAAAATAATTTTGCCATATTTACATTCCTATCGTATTATAATGTTTTTCTGATGATTCTTCCCACGATTTTGGAAATTCATAAAGTCCTAACATTATATCATCATATGCCATTCTCATTTGTTTAGCACATAAATCATAAGGAACTTTACCTACACCAGTACCGAATCCACTCATAGTTACAGTCTTAATTCTTTCCTCTTCTTGTTTCAATAAGAGAAATACCGCTCTTGCGGCAAGATAAACATTTGGAGTTTTTTCTAAAATCATTGGAACTCTCATTGTTGGTGCTGATATACAAAAAGGTATATCTCTATTGTCAGTTTCCACTAATTCAGCCTGACCAACAAGTAATTCGCCGTTGTATTTTTCTTTTATTTGTTTTTGTAATTTTTCTTGAACTTGCCAGCCAATAACCATAGATATTGCTAAATCTAAACCACCATCCATATATCCAAAAGAATTAGCTGGAGATACTACGCAGTCTGTTGGTAGATCAAAAAAGTCACCATGATGAACTATAACATCTGGAATATCTTTGAAAAAATATTTCCAGATATTACACATGGGTTTATTTCTATCAATTAATTGAATTTTTGTCATTTACTTAAATAATCCTCTATTTCTTTTTTGGATCTTTCTTCTTCCTCTATTTGAAATTTAGCTTCTAATTCTTTTTTCAAGTCTGAAGCTAAATTAAACATGTTCAAATATTCTTCTCTGGATATTTGTTCCGATATATGATCATAAGCTATTGAATAGTTAGATGCTAAGTTAAATACAGATATACATATATCTCCACTTATGGTGCATCCGCCACTAAACCAAATATGGTCTGGGTGTTTTATTGATTTCAAGCTTTTATGAAAAGCTTCTATTAGTTTATCTTTCATCTTTTTATATCCTCATAATTTTCTGGCGCATCAGGATAAAAATCCTTCAACATTTCCCATTTTTTCAATTCTTCAAAATCACCTTTTGTTAATTGATTCAATCTAAGAGCTTTAGCCCAAGTGAACATTATTCTCAATTGATCTTTAGTAAATCCCCCTACAGTTCTTTCGGGTTCCGAATCTACTTGATTTATAGAATTTATTTTTTTATCTAATAATTCTCTATAATTTTTTTCTTTTTTAATTTTAATAATATCTGATGTTATTCCTAATTGTTCCTCTATGAAGAGCAATCTTTCTTCTAAATTCGATATTCTTTCAGCTAATGTCATATTAATAATTTTCTATTTCTTTTAAGACTCTATCTATTTGTCTTCCGATGTCTAAAGGCAACATCATATTGGTTCTACATTGTTCCAATAAATATTTCATTCTCATAGACACATCGAGAAGAGCGGCTATGTCTTTTTCCATATTTTTATCCATTTTTTGTTTATTAGATGATTCTACTTGTTCTCTTAATTTTTGATTTTCCAATCTGAGATATTCAAGTTCGTAATTTTTATCTTCATTTCCCCAACCAGGCAAAGCCCAAGGATCTTTTTTCTTTCTAGTTGCCATTTTAGAACATTCTTTTTTTGTTATATAATTTTTTAACTGAAAGGTTTTATTTATCAAAAAAACAATTTTTTGAATTTAATATATAACAAAAAGAAAATATTAACCATGAAAGTTAAAACATTATTAGATTTCATAAACGAACAATCTGGTAGCGATTACGATAAAATTTTTTGGGATCCATCAGGACCATATGGCGTTGGTAAGGCAGATAAACCAATTTATAAAAAGCTCAGAGAGAGAATAATTCCCGGATATGATGGTCCGATTGAAGAAGAGGATGAAGATCCATTCATGTCCGGCCTTAATCAAAAAAGAAATTACAACAAAATAGAGAATGATGCTGAAGTTTTATATCATTCTGTAGAACCAGAAAATCTTGAAGATGTTATGGAAGAAGGACTTCATGGTCAAATATATTTAACAAAAACTCCACAAGAAGCACGTAAACATCATCCTATAGTCCTAAAAATAAACGTTAAAGGTCGTAAATTAACAGTAAAAGATGAAGGTTTTGTAGTAAAAGATGTTCCTGTAGATCAAATAACTGAATTATAAAAGAAATTATAAAAAAAATGACGGATAAAGAACAAAAATTATTAAATTCATTATATCAATTTTATTCTACTGAAGAAAAAAAACCTGTTGCTGGAAATTTTGAATTCTCTGAAGGAGATAATGTTATTTATAACAACATGGGAGAAAGACATGCCGGAGAAGTTGGTGTTTATAAAGGTAGAAGACAAGAAGATGGTAAAATTAAAATAAAATACGCTAATGTTATTTTTTGGGCTAATCCAAAATATGTGGCTCCAGCCAATACAGTAAAAGATTTATCTAGATTATATAGAATATTAGATCAAATGGTACAAGATGGAGATCTATCAAGATCAGTTGTGGATAAATTTAAAAGAGAAGTAGAACAAAAAACTCAAAGGAAAAAATTAGATCCATATAACGAAGAATCTTGGGATGACGATGAACCTGAGCAAATTATAAAACCACCTAGACCAAATCCTCCTCAACAAAGAAGACAAACCGCTGACCCATGCGCCAGAGGCGGATATACTAGAGGAGGTTGTTAATATGATATTATACGGAAAAGAAATAGAACCAAGACAATATTATTGTCAATTATTCGATTGCGATTTAGAGGCAGTAGAAAAACCTTATATGAACATTCAAGTTAAATTAAAAGGATGTAATGCTGATTGTTTGTTCTGTGAAAGTAAAGAACCAGGTAATTTTGACGAAGATAAATATTTTGAAAAATTGAAGAAAATATCCGAGCAAGTACCAATTTATAAATTGAACTTCACTGGAGGCGAGCCAACACTAAATTTCGAAAGACTTAAAAGATTAATAAAAGGATCAATTGAAATCATACCCGATGTTTATATCGCTATAAACACCAATGGATATAACTTCGAAAGATTATTTGAAGAAAATATACATGAATTAGTTGGTAATATTCAATTATCAAGACACCATTATAGCGATATGTTAAACGATAAAATTCTTGGAGTTAAATCTGTTTCTAAAGATACAATAAAATCTATCGCTTCGAAATTAGAGAATAAAAGACTTCTCAATTTGTCTTGCAATCTTATAAAAAGTTGTATTGATAATGAAGAAGAAATAATAAGATATTTAGAAGAAGCATCAGCAATTGATATAAGATGGGTTGGTTTTGTAACTCTTATACCATTAAATGATTTTTGTGTAGATCAAAAAATATTATTCGAAGACATGAAATTGGAATGTGATAGGTTTATATTAACAAAACATTGGAAATATGAAAATAAATGTCAGTGTTATGGTTATGTGTATATTCCAACAGACGGTGGAGACCCAATAAGAGTTTATAATAAGAGAACTGAGAAAGCAGATCTTAAGAACATATTAGTCTTTGATGGGGAAAATTTTAATATTGGATTCTCAAATGATGCTTTACTTTAATGGTCTAGCATATATCTCCAACATATTAGATGGCGCTGGATCGTAATCATAAGGCTGTTTAACAACAACATTAGATTCTATTATTTCAAATCTTTTGGAAATTAGTTCATCCCATTGTTCTTTTGTCCTCATAGATTTGCCTGTATTTATTCCGCCAACATTAACTATTTTAACAGATACGAACAATAATCCATTCATTGTAATAGTTCTATGAAATTCATCTAAAATATTTGATGTTTGTTCGTCATTGAAATAATGTAGAGATAATCTTGAAAATATAATATCAAACATTCCCTCTCTAAATGGTAATTTTCCTTCACTTATGTCTTGTAATATCCATGTATTATTTGGTAAAATATCTTTTATTTTATTAATAGCAACATCACTTATATCTATTCCATATACATCATAACCTTTCTTATCAAAATATAAAGCATTAGATCCGTCACCGACTCCAACGTCTAGAACTTTTCCTCTTTTGATAATTGAAGATATTTTATCTATATTGTTATCTGGAGTGCTTTGTGTATATTTTCCTGTTCCAATTTTACCATATAAATCATTCCACATTTCTGTAGCACTACTATATTGTTCATTTAAGATGTGTGTGAATTTTCTCATGAATTATAATGCTCTAACTTTTTAGTTATCTCTTGATAAGTTTTTTCAGGAAGAAGTTTTTTAATTTCGGATATTTCATCCAATATCGGCAATACTACCGCCGTAACTTCTTCTAATTGTCTAAGTAATTTTATTTCTTCTGAATCTGCCATTTTATTTTATTTATTATTAAAACCAACCTCCGAAAAAAGAAGTCTGTTGTTTTGGTGGTTTAAGACAAGTAGATTTTGTCCACATATTAAAATAACCAGTTATTAATCCAAGTGATGTGTTTGGTACTCTAATTAAATAATCACATTTATCAGTATTTGGAGAATCACAGAGGTTGTGATGTTTGTAACTTACATGATCTATTTTTATTACAGTTACTTGTTTACCGTGATGTAAATTCCACATATAAGGAAAACAATTAATATCTGGAACATATGTATATACTCCATTTACCTTAATTTTTTCTACTGATTTTTGATTTTGTTTTCCTGGTCCAGTTCCGTTTTTTATTGTTAAAGTCCCGTCTTTATCATCAATACTCCAATTTCCTGGTTTATGCCAAGGGCCATTTGGATCTTTAGATTTCTGCTCTGGTTTAGCGACCGGTTTAGGCTCTGTCTTTTCTTTTTTCTTAAAACATTTGGTCCATGCTATAGTGATATTTCTTTGACATTCATTGGCTTTTTTATATCTTTTGGCTTTTGGATACAAAGATTCTATTTCTTTCATCAAAGGCAACGCCATATCAACAAGAAATCTAAGTCTATCTTCCATAGCTTTATTTGAATTTGAATCTGAATCTGTATTAATAAAAGCTGGCATGCCATCCACGTCTTCAGCATTCTTATCTATTGATTCTGATAAAAACTTTTTATAATTTTTATTAATTTTCCCAGTCTTCTTCTCCATATGGATCTTCTTTTGTTATTTTTCTTTTTCCCTGAGGATAATAAGGCACATCTTTGCCACTCATCATCATACCCATTCTTATAGCACTTACATAAGAAAATATATTAGCTAATCCCATCTGACTAGCTGTTGTTTGATAGATTTCCGTCCCGTCTTTTATTTTTAATACGAACATGTTGTTTTCTGTTACCATTGATAAATGTGGATATATTTTCCAAACCGCGGCCATTATTCCTTTTATGTCGTCAATAGTAACATCATCGCCATGTTTCATTTGTTCTTTTAATATATCTTGAAATCTTTTAACCATTACTTCATGTTATTTTCATATCTTAATTTTAACAACAAATAATCAGTAACTAAATCGTGGATTTTAATATTATCTATATCACCCAAACTTACTTTAACTACTCTATTTTCTTCTGTTATTTTTACGCTAGATTGTTTATAATCGTTATAATTTATATTTAATAAACATATATGGTATTGACCAACATTATTATCTCCTTTGAATAATACTTTATCTACTTCTATTGGAAAAAGATTATTAAGTACTACTCCCGTTTTTTCATAAAGTATTCTTCTAACATTTTGCGTTGGAGTTTGATCATCATTAAAATCATCTTTGATGGTAGTAAGATAAAAATCTACTGTATTATATTCTGATTTATCTTTATATTTGAACTTAAAAGCAGGACATTTTTCATATTTTAGAAGTATAAATCCATCGTCTTTGAAATATGGAAGTATTACGACTTGAGCGTTGCTTATAATAATATCTTTATCATCGAACTTTATAATAGATATTTCATCATTCTTGAAAAGATCTTCATTTGATTTTGTTTTTGGTTCATTCTTTTTTATTTTTGTAAATTTTTCCATATTTATTTAATTTTTTTATCTTTCTAATTTTCCTACAAAAATTAAAGATCTGTCAACTTGAGCTTGCATGTAAGGATCTTCTTCTCCCCTGTTTCCATTATTAAAATTTATATTTATAAATTCATCTATGTTTTCACCTATTACTTTAGTCCTGGTATCTACAATATTCGGTCCTATTACGTTTTGATTAATATTCCAAATTATATAAACATATCCTCTAATAAAATGGTTTTCATAATTTCTTGTGCATAAATATATGTTATTCATACTTGTTATTTCCTGTTCTTCTACAGGATTCCATATTTCCTCACCATATGGATCTATTTTATTAAATTTCTCAAATGTCTTTATTATGCTTTTTTCCATAATCCGTCAAATTCTCCTTTTTTTAGTTGAGATCCGTCTGCTGTTACTAACCTATAATCGCCTGGTTTATTATTATCTATTAATAATTTAGCTCTTTCAAGATTAAATTTTAAAACTCTTTCGTCTCTATACTTAATGTTTTTTCCACCAGACATCGCTGTAAATTGGTTAAACTTACCATCTCTCATTTGCGTTAGAAAAAATTTTTTACCATGTTCCACTTTAAATATAGCCCATCCTCTTTCATACCAAGGCAAATCATCTTCAAAATCTTCTTCAGTATTATCTACTTCATCGAAATTACCTTTTTTATACCATTTGATAGAAAATTCTTCAAACATCTTAACCATTTATATTAATTAATTTTTCAAAAGCCTCTTCCACTAATTGTGGACTTAATAATGTAATATCTGAAATATTAAAATCACCTTCATTTCCTAAATTCCATCTCTGTATGACTCTTATAGAAACCTTATCCATCGGTTTCGAATCAAGAACATGCGGGGCATCATCTACTTGAACATCAGATTGATCCCATTTATCTAATGATCTAGGAACAAAAGATATATCATCATAAGGTATTTTATATTTTCTTATCCAGTCCATTGCTCCTTGTTGAGCATTCTTTCCAGGTTGGCATGTAACTATTCTAACCAAAATACCATTATTTTGTGTGTATTCATACACTTCTCTCATCGTTTCTACTGCTCCTACATATGGTTTTGAATTTTTCCACATTTCATATCTATGATCGTCTATCCATTTATAAGGATCCATCCCATTATAGTCTAAAGAATGGTACCAATACCAGTCTGATACTTGATTCGATGGAATGAATTTATTACCTGGAAAACATTTAGAATAAACGCAATTGAAGCTTTCGGCAAAATCGTTCAAGACTCCATCCAAATCTATTCCCAGTACCTTTTCATTTAAATGGTTGAATTTTTCGAAAGTTTTTAACATTAAGAAATCTTTGTTTTATGCTATATATAAAAAACTAAAAATATAATTTAATATATACGAAAGAGATATTTTGTTTTATTTAAAAAACGCTGTATCTTAGCTGTACAAAAAACAATTTTGAAAATATGAAATTTGGACAATTTTTAAGAAAAAAATCTCAAGAAGATAGAAAAGATGAATGGATTGAACAACCAATAAATCCAATCATGGAACAAAGATATGGTGACGATGACGATGACGATGATCGTCCTGGAAAATATCCGCCAAAGAAAGGAAAACCTGGTAAAGAAGAAAAATCTCATAAAGAATTTTATCCTGGGGATATATTAGTTTTGGTTGATAATAAACCATCTAGGAAAGTTCCACAAGATGCTTGGGATTTTCTTATGACATATAAAGAATTTAAGGTAAGAAAAATAAACGATAAAGGGCAACTAGATCTTGGTTGTCTAATATCTAAAAATACTCCTGAAGGTGGTGTAGAAAAAAGATATATGTTCTCACCTAATAGATTCGAACTTAAGAATGCAAGACCTGAAGGATGGGTGAAACCAGTTCCAGAAGGAGGAATAAAACCACTTGAAGTAGACGAAGATGGTAATCCTGTTACCGCTCCTGGATTTGCTTCAGAAGATGGTCCACATATGGATGTTAGAGCAACAGCACCTGGATTCTGGGATAATTTTCCTCTAAGATAAGCAGATTTGAGTGAATTCCGTTACGATTTAACCGATGACGATGATGATGAAAATGTCGGTAGAGCTTATATAGCTTAATTTAAATAACAAAAAAAAAGAGATCCGATTAATTCGGATCTCTTTTTTTGCGATAAAGTAAGTGAGTCGGATTATTGTTTTATTGTTTTTAATTTATTAAGCCCCCAGAATATATCAACTATTCTACATTTAATAACACCGTAATATGGTTGTGCATTCCAACTTGTTGATTTCTGCGGTTTTTGTAACAAAGCAGTTACCCAGATTATATCTCCTCTTTTAACTTCTTTTACTCCGAGATCAGCGTTAAAAGTAGGTCCGCCTGATATGTTTTCTTCTAATTTAGCTATTCTATCTTTATCGGTTATGACTGAAGTTACCTGAACTATCTCAACTGGATCCGTAATTTTTTCTATATCGCCATTCTCCAGTTCTCTTAAAGCAATAATATCCGATGAAAGTTGATCAAATTCTTTTTTTCTTTTGAACTCTTTTACTTTTCCTTTTTTATATTCTTCAAAGTCTTTAGTTATATCAGACATTATTTTCTTTAATATTTTTTAACTTACCAATCTTCCTCTCCGTAAGGATCTACACTTCTCATTCTATCTTTTAATTGTTGTTTCTTGATCATCCACTTATCAAAATCTTTTTTTTTAAGAAAATTGTTATGCCATTGAGTTCCTATTAGTATTCCGGATTCTATATCTATTATATCAAGAAGACCGTCTGATCTAGAATCAGTAACTCTATATGCATTACCTGTAGTTAGATAACGATTTGTGAATGTGCTATAAATAATATCTCCAACATCAAATGGTTGTTTTGGACCTTTTCCTTTAGGATGTTTCATTTCAGGAGCCCTGTGTGGAAGATTTGTCTCATATATGTATCTTTCAAATGATCTTATATTATTAAGCATTATTTCTCGATCTTTTTTGACTTCTTTTTAAATCGGATACCTCTTTTAATAAAAGATCCATAGTTTCTTTTATTTTTTTATATTCTTCGTCTTCTTCATCGTCTTCTTCTGAAAATTCTTCAACATCTTCCTGAATGTCTTCAACATCTTCCTGAATGTCTTCAACATCTTCCTGAATATCCTCTACGTCTTCTTGAATTTCTTCAACGTCTTTTTGAATATCTTCAACATCAGAAGCAACAGATTCAAGTTTTTTGGCTTGAAAATTAACACTCATTTGAATAAATATAGAGAGGTAGATTGCTTCTAAAGATACTATTGTAGTTAATACTAATAGTACAGTGCTGATGTCTATTCCTAGAACATATAGAACGAAAAATACTATAAAAAGAACTGTATGAATAATTAATGATTCAACTGATCCTATCCATTTGATAGCTTTAGCTGAAAATGTCTCAAGTACCTCCCTTTTAATCATATGTTAATCTCCTTATCCCATTTTAAATGAATTTATTTCTTTATTATTTATATTTACTCTGCTGGTGGTATTACCATCGGAGCGAACTTTTTCTTGACTTTAATATTATAATGAGTCAATCTTTGAAGTGTTCCTTCTTTACCAATAATTTCCATTATATCAAACAGAGAAGGACCATATCCCATTCCAGTTAAAACAAGTCTTAAAATTGGAGCAATATCTCCAAATTGAAGATTGTTTTGTGCTACATATCCTTCAAAAGCCTTTTGAATATTTTCTGAGCTCCATTCAGATACAGTTGCTAAGGCGTCTTTTAAACCAGCTAGAATTGCAGGACTTTTATCGTTCCATTTATTTTTAACTGTTTTTTCATCAAAATTCGTTGGTGGTTTGAATAAATACATAGAAGCTTCATAAATATCACCAATGAAATTGGCCTTACCTTTATTCATTTGAACCATTTTTGCTACGGTTCTATCAGGAAGATTAATTCCTTTTTCTTTTAGAATAGGAATAAGTTTAGCTGTACATTCTTCATCAGATACTTGTTTTAAGTATTGACCATTGTACCATTTAGCTTTATCAATATTAAATTTAGCTCCTGCTCTACCACAACGCTCTAATGAGAATGCAGCGATAAGTTCATCCATACTCATTATTTCTTGTTCTGTTCCTGGATTCCAACCTAAGAAAGCTAAGAAGTTTACAAAAGCTTCTGGGAAATATCCTTCTTCTTTATATTTTAATGTAAATACGGAAAATCCTAAATCTTCAGCATTACGTTTTGATAATTTTCCGGCTCCGCCTGGGTTAAGTAAGAGAGCCAAGTGGGCAAATTTAGGAACTTCCCATCCTAAAGATTTGTACAGAAAAACATGAAGCGGGGCACTTGGAAGCCACTCTTCACCACGAATTACATGACTCGTTTTCATTAAATGGTCATCAACTATGTTAGCTAAGTGATATGTTGGAAGACCATCCGACTTGAACAGAACTTTATCATCAAGTGTATTTGTGTTAGCTTCAACGTTACCTCTGATAACATCCTCTACAACTATAATTTCATTTTCTGGAAACTTCGCTCTGATTACATGAGGAGTATTCTTAGCAAGTAAGTTTTGTACTTCTTCTGAACTCATTGTAAGTGAGTTCTTCATTGTCATTCTAGTAGTATGATCATATTGTGGTGATGCTACCCCTTTTTCGATCAATTTGGATTTCATATTTTCGATATCGTCTGGAGTATCAAAACAATAATATGCGTGACCTTTATCAATAAGTTCCTTGGCATATTTTGGATAAATATCATATCTCTCAGACTGACGATATGGACCATATGGTCCACCGATCCATGGGGCTTCATCCGGAGCAATTCCCATCCAATCTAATGATTTTTTAATATAATCTTCCGCTCCTTGAACGAAACGCTGTTGGTCTGTATCTTCTATTCTAAGATAGAATACGCCATTATATTTTTTAGCAAAAAGGTAATTATAAAGAGCTGTTCTTGCTCCACCAATATGCAAAAGTCCCGTAGGACTGGGAGCGAATCTGGTGCGAACCGTCCCAGATACACTTTCTTTCATCATACCAACGAATTTTTCAAATTCAGTAATGTTTATTAAATTCATGTTTTTCATGTTCATCTTTTATTTTTTATAATCCAATTATATCCTAAATATTTATAATTATTTTTAATTATACTTCTGAAATTAATTTTTAATTTTTTTCTTAATTCGTAAATAGAATTATATATTTTTATTATAATGTGTATATGTATTGTTTATCTTTCATTCTATTAAAAAAGCCAGTTTTCTTCTGGTTTGTAATCATTCATATAATCGTTTATAATATCTTTTAATTTTTTATCTTCTCTTTCATCCCAATTTTCTTCGCTATATGGGTCTATATCAGATTCTTCTTCTACACTTTCCCATACTTCTTCACCATAAGGATCTTCTGGATGTTCTTCCATCCATCTTAATCTTTTTATTTCAAATTCTTCTAATTTTCTTTTATATTTTTCTATTGTTTCTTTTGGAGCTTTTAATAGAAGTTTTTCTCCAACTATGTGACAAAATGGTTCTTCGTTGTCTATAAAACACACCTTGAATCTTCTAGGCCCGTGTTGGTATCCACGATAAGGTAAAGGAACTTCATCTATTATTTTAACAATACCTTTTTCTAGATGATTAAAATTTCCATTATAGATTGCATAATCTCCAACGTTTAAATCTCCTAATTGTTCATTTACAAAACTGTTAAAATTTAACATTAATTTTTTTATTTTTTTCTATAATTCAATTCATAATAATCTATATATCCTGTACCATTACATTCTGGACAATCAACTTCTTCGCCTGTGTCTTGGTCTGTCCATCCACCTTCTCCTCCACATTCATCACACATTTCATCATCTCTGTCACCACATAATTGCTTTAATTCTTCGTCTGTATAATTTAAAAGAGACTGTCTTATTAAATCACTTATGAAGTGTCTATAATCATAAGGATTATTAATTAGATCCTCTATTATATCAGAAATCATTCTATCTCTATCTAATTCCATTGGTTTTTCATTCCAATTTTCTTCTCCATAAGGGTCTAATATATTATCCATGTCTTTTTTGTTTTCGAATGCAAAATTATGAAAATTTTTTATATTTTCCATCAAAATTTTTATTTTTCTTCCCAATTTTCTTCTCCATAAGGATCATTAATATATTTTGGAGGATCTATTTCTTTATTCATAATTAAAGCAAGAATATCATCTAATCTTTGATTAATATTTTTTTCCATAAGTTCTAAACGTCTTATAACTCTTCTTGCACCAGAGTAAGCATCACAAGACTCATCTATTTTTTCAAATTCATCTATTATTTCATTAAAAGATTTCACGTTCCTATATATTAAAATTATTTTTTAATTAATTATATATCCCAACCCGGATCTTTTAAACACATATCACATATCTTCTCTACAATCAGGACAAACTTGGTCTAACATTAAAGCATATGGATAACGTTCTCCACATATTCTACAATGAGTATAATCAAGTTCTCTATCTCTATCATCTAAATAATCCAATATCCCTCTATCAAATTCTTCCTTTTCCTTATCTTCGTTCCAGTTTTCTTCACCATAAGGATCTAAATCATTTTGATTTTCGAATATCTTAAATTTATTATCATTCAAATATTTTCTTTTATTATAGTCGTGAATTTTAAAAACTTCTTCCCAACTTATTATTCCTTCTTCTGGTCTTGATATCTCATCCGTTTTAATTTTTTTGAAAATATCAATCTCTTTAATAACAAAATCTTCCATTATTTTATCTCTCAATGTATCTTTTTCAAGACTATTAAAATATCTAGTTTTTTTCTTTCTATTATTTTCTATATTTTTATTTTTTTTAATCTTTTTAATTCTAGCTCTTCTGCTACCAGCAAAATATGGATCTTCTATTACGTCACTAGCAACACCAATAACATCTGGACGTCTGAATGTTGCAGAATCAGGACCTTTATTGAAAGAAGGACCGGCATTTTGTTGATCGCTATGACCCATAGAACCATATCCTGTTACATTTCTATAATCAGAATACTCGTTTAGTGGACTTTGACACATTATAAAATCTTCTTTTGAAATTTTAAATATTTTCAATATATCTGAAAATTTTAAGTCTTGAAAATCCCCTTCTCCTTGCCAATCGCATACATATACTTTTATTCCAATTTTATCATCCATTACTAATTTCTTTTCTTCTTCGTTTAATGGAATAAAATCCCAGTCTGGAAGAGGGAAAAATTCAAATGAATATCCTTTTTCAAAACATTCACCAACAGCCATTAAATAATCACATGCTTTTGTTCCTTGAAATCTAAATTGAATTATACCTCCTTCTTTATTAACCGGATTGGCGTCGTTGTGATAAGAAGAAAAATAATAAAACCCACCGTCTTTTAATGCTACTTTTTGAATATCAAATCCGTTTAATTCTTCCCATATTTCTTCACCATATGGGTCTATTTTATTTCTATCTTGTTCGAATAATTTGAATTTTTTTATCATAAAATTAATTTTTTTTAAAATCTGTTATCTTCTCTAAAATATATTTCTTCTCTATGCATTAGCCAATCGAAGTGTTCACTACACAAATAAGTTGTTAAATTATGTCTCATTTCAAATTCTCTATATTGTTCTTCTTCAAAATGTGGGTTCCACGGATTTTCTTCTCCTACTTTATGACTTGCCATATTTTGACAACCAACTATCATACATTTAACTCCTTTAACAGAACCTGGTAATTTATGTTCATCCCCCCAGTTTTCTTCCCCGTAAGGATCTATTTTATTTTTACCTCTTTTATATCTCTTATTCTCATCAATCTTATTTTCAATTCTTTTCTTCATTTTATTTATGAGTTCGTCTAATTGAAGAATAAAATTTTCTTTGGATGTTATGTTTGTTGTTTCTGTTTTTGTTTCATTCCCTCTTTCGTGTGATAATTGTAATGTATTTTGCCCGTGTAATTCATAGAAATCGAAATTAAATCCCTTAAATTTAAATTCTATGGTTCTACCTATCTTTGGATAATCTGGATCAGCATCCATGTATGTAAAATTCTTAACTCCTCTTATATTTTTTATAAAATCGATGTAATCGTCAAATGGAAATTCATTCCAATCTTCCTCACCGTAAGGATCGATATTAGAGTCGATTTGTTCAAATATTTTAAATTTTCTTATCACTTAATTCTTTTTAATTTTTCTATTATTGGATCTATTCTTCTTTTAAGACCATATAAAATACTAGTCCCTTCAAAAGCGTCATTCCAAACATGGGCTATATATTTAATTCTAGCAATAGTTGCTTCGTCAATTTGACCATCACTCTTTTTCAAGAAAGATAAAATTTTCTTTTCTATTGTATCAGGTTTTGTATCTTTTAATAATTCAATAACTTCAGACATATTTTGTAATGTATCTAATAGATCAATAAATCCACTAACATCAGTGTGTACTGATTCTTGCGCCCATTCACCTTCTACATAATTATATTTAAATTTTTTATTTTTATCTTTTTCTCCCCATTCTTCTTCACCATAAGGATCATGTGCTTGAATTTTTTTTCTTTCTTCTTCTTGTTCATCTTTATATTTTCTTGTAGCGACTGGATCTAATTCCAACATGTGTTCTGGAACTCCTTTTAATGTTCTTATAGTATCAGTTCTAGTTATAGAATCCTTTTTACATCGTCCTTCTTCATCATAAATTAGATGCATAATTCCACTATAAACATCTAAAAATTCTATAGCATATGTATTTGTTTTAGATTTTGCAAATGGAATTTCAATATAACGATCTCTATCTATTCTATCGCCGATTCCTTGAAAAAAACTTCTACCTTTTTTTCTAGTTCCATATGAAATTTTACATAATTTACCATCAAGTTCTTTATCGTTAGGATTATGATATATACAAATATCACCGCCATGAAATTTATGTTTATGAAAATGGTGTTCCAAACCCATTATTTTTACTTCTTCGTTATATTTCTGAAATTTCTTTATCATAAATTTTCTGACCAATCTTCTTCACCATAAGGATCAAAGATTTTATTTTTATTTTTTTATTTCTTCTAATTTTGTTCTTTGTTCATCGATGGCATTTTTCTTTTTTCTAAATATATTAAATTCTTCAAATGTTCTCATTATGTCCAATTTTTATTTACATAGTTATCAGTATAAATATTTCTATCTGCATTATCAGCCAATAATACTTTTTCAGCGTTAGCAATATAGTATTGATTTAATACATTCCTTATTTCATTATCTGGAATTATATCTGTTAATATTCTTAAATTAGTATATTTAATATTAGTTCCTTTTATTTCAATGTCAGATTCATGTGTGAAAGATTGATTTAACGTATCTGTGTACTTAACATCTTTAACAGTTATATAATCTGTTGATAAATTTCTAGACTCTTCTTGATTATCTACGGGTTTATATCCGGCACTTATTAAATAAGTATATCCAGTTGAGTCCGCCCAATTTATAGATTCTACTTGATAAGAAGTAGGATTAAAGAACACTATATTATAATCATTTTCTCTTGTGTGCAAATTCAAAGATAACGTTTGTTGTCTTTGATCTATGTTTATTACAAGAGAATACCAAATATTGGTCAATAGATTTACATTCTGTAATTTATAATATTGTTCATTTAATTGGAAATTAATATCTTTTTTGAAATACCATAATCTATATCCTGTTTTAGTAGTTTCATCGTAATTATCTAATAACCAGAAATTAGTATTTTGATCAACGTTATATAATTCTATAGCATTTTTATTCGGTTTTTCTGGTGTCCATCCATTATTGAAATTAAACCAACATATTATTGATCTGTTTGTTGATTCCGTAAAAGTATTATCGGTCTTTTTATATACTATAGCAGTTTTTCCTATAGCCTTACTAAAATCATAATGACTCTTCGATACATCAAAATTACCATTTGTTATTAATTCTTGAACTCTAATTACTTTATTATTAACAACGTAACGCATAGGATCAAAAGTAAATGGTTTGAATTGTTCGATATTAGCGATCATTTCTTCTTCATTTTTCTTTTCTGGGCCGAAGAGTTCGCTCATTGTAGTATTTTTTGTAAGAGTATCGAGTAAAGCTTTTGATTCTTCGTGTAAGTTTCTGATGTTTGCTTTTTGTTCGTATTTTTCTAATATTACTTTATAATAATATCCAGCGTTCATTACGTCTCTGAATACTTGTGCGTGTTTTATGTAATATAATCTATTTATAGGGCACATGAATAATATGTCATTCTCTGAAGGACGTGCTGTTATTCCAAATTTACGTTTAAACTCATCTTTCAAAATATGAATTTCGAATGTATCAAAGAGATCAAGACTAAATTGATTAAATTTAATCATGTTATCTGGGAATTTATTATCAGGCACAAGAACCTTTATTTTTTTCATATCAACTATATTGAATAATTGATATTCGTGTAATATCATATCTTCACCATTTGAATCTGGATCTGTTAAATGATAATCAACTTCCCAAGCAAATATGTTATTAACATCATTTGCTAACTTATTAGCAAATGCCATAATTTGTGTTATATCATATGGTTTCCATAATGTATCTGTGTTAGCTTGATTCTCTGCTGTCATTCCAGCCATAACTCCACCAGCTGGCACTGTTCCATTAGAACTTAAAGGGCTCGTGGAATAACAACTTAATCCTTGTGTCCAAAAATTCATATTTAGATCATATGGTGTCATCGCTCCTGTCGGAGTACCATTACCTGGTGCTATTCCATAAGATACTCCAGATGTAGTCGGAATATTAAATCCACAAGAATCTGTCGCTCCCGTTGATTGATTTATATAAGGTACTAAACAGTCTTGTCTTATTCCATATCTATTTGTTTTCAGATAATTAGCTGAAACGTTTTGAAAATTTCCAGTTAAAATAATATCATAAACGTTATTTGGTTGATCTGATTCTATATATAATTTCACTTTATATTCAATTCTAGCAAACCTTAAATTATTAAATCTAAAAGTTGATATATTAGATTTTGTAAGTGGTTCCCATTTTGAATAAGTTCTTCCATTGTCTTGTGTAACTCTATACATAATATCAAGATTACCTGGATCATCCGCTATAATTTGAAAGTCACTCAAAGAGAATATTTTATAAATATCTTTTGGTATTAAGATAACTGCGTTGTCCTCTTCTGTGCCTCCAGACAGAGTAAAGGGTCCATCTGTATAATTGAATTCATAATCTCCATAAATAACCAATGCTTGTGAGTATTGATCATCCCCAAAATAGATATTAGTTCTTGGGTGTTGTGCGTCATTCGCTCCATCGTCTACTCTCATTATAAAGAACTCAATATCAAAAGGAACATTCGGAAGACAAGTTATTCCGGTAATTGATTCTATTGGCATCATGTCACTCCAACAATCTTGACATCTAGCTCCTTCATTGTCATATTTATTTTGATATTTGAAAAATATCTTGACGTATTGCCATGTTTTTTCTCCTCTTATGATGTCAGTATATGCTCTTATATTTTTAACTCCTGTAATGGGAGCAGTTGGTCTAAGATACAACGTATTGTTTGTTGGGGACAAAATTTGATAACCAATGAAATTCATTGTAAAAGTGCCGTCATACATTTTATTTAAGAGATAATTCATAATTTAAAAAAAGGCATTTTTAATTTAATATATATATAAAAACAAGAAAACCAAAAAAATTAGTAAAGGATTATGAATAATCTAAGGACTTTTGAAGAATTTAAATGGCCTTTCAATTTTGGAAAGAAAAAGACAAATATTATAGATAATAATGATCCTTATAGTGAAGAAGTAGATGATCATGATAACGAAAAATCTTGGTATTATGAAGATCTACCGTCAAATGATTATAATAAAATACATTGTCCTTCATGCGGGAGTAGTGATACCTATGAAGAAAGATATGATTGGCATGTTTGCAATAACTGCAATAGTTGGTTTTAAAAAAAAATAATATAGAAATATGAGAAAAAGCAATAAGAAACTTAAAACTTTTGAACAATTCGAAGAGGTTGAAGTTGTGATTGATAAAAAAAGATTAACTGGACTTATTGACATGGCCAAACCAGTTCTTGATGAGATAGCACAAATGGTTCAACAAGAAGACGAAAGAACAATTTCAGTTGAAATGTATAGTAGAATCGTGGCAGCGTCTGAAGCTTTGGAGGAACTTGCAATAATGTATAGATAAAAAAATAAAATAAAAAAATGCCATATATACAACCTAATATATTATTAACACCAACAGAAAAACTCATAAAACCATATGAGTGTGCTTTCATTGTTATTGAAGGACCTAATATGAAAGGCAAACTCAGCCTTGAAGGTTTGGAAATTAAATATGATTCTTTTTATTTATCTCAATTAACCTTGAATGAGAATTCTAAGGATCAACCTCTTATGTATGGATTTTTAGGAGAAAGTGTTACATATTTAATGATTAGGGCAAAATATATGCCTTTAGATCCTAACTGGGCATTAGAAACGGATCAGTATATTCAGTATTATTTTAAGGATGATCCGGGTCAAGTAAGATCAATGAGCCAGCTTTTAGTATTAACTGGGAATAGTACTAATAGAATTCCACAAATATTTTTCAATAATCCTAGTACTAAATATAAAGTTTATCTTGAGGTATTGATGGCAAATCTACCACAACCTGATCTTAAGAATTTGCAGCAATACACTAATAGTAGTTCATTCAGCGGATTATATTATAATTCTATTATATCTGATGTTGTAAATTACATTTCGCCAACCTCAACTGGATCTACAGAACTTCAGATTATAGATATTAACAGTAATCCAGTTTTAATAATACCTTATGTGAATATAAGAACAGTATTAAAAGTAAATGCTACTACATTAATAATTGGTCTTGATACTGAAGAGAAAGTAAAATTGGAATTTTTAAGTGAATTTAATTGTGATCAAGCAAATAGTAGAATAAATTGGGTATTAGAATTAACAAGAAGAAGATATTTAACGAAAACGGATCCTCCTATAGATACTACTTCTCCTGTTATTACTTGGAATGATGTTCTTTCTGGAACAACAACAGGAATAACCAGTGGAACTACTACTATTTACTTAATACCGTCTGGACAAACATATTCGGAAACAAATATAAAAGAAATATTTTTATCTGGTATAACTGATAATAGAGACGGAGAAATAAGTATATATGACGCTATAGTCGAAATGCACGAATTGAACGATATTGTTCCTACAACAGGGATAACAAATATAGGAACATACGAAATATATATTAGTGTTAGAGACATAGCTAATAATTGGTACTATGCCGACACTAGATACGTATCTATATATACGACAGAAGACAATATAATTGAAACCGGGTATTGGGATGATGACGGAATATGGATTGATATAATACCATGGTTCTAAAATAATTATAAAATGAATGAGCGATTGGATATATTCAGGCGAAGATGGTTCATTAGTAAGGGCTAAACTAAATGAGCTCCACGATTACGTTTATGAAATACTAGAGGGAACTAGTGGAAGTAGTGGCAAAAGTGGCACAAGCGGTAAAAGTGGCACAAGCGGTTCTTCAGGTAAATCTAGCTCATCTGGAATATCTGGGTCTTCAGGAACATCTGGAACAAGTGGTACATCTGGAAGTTCTGGAGTTGATGGAAACTTTTATGGAACTTCAGGCACATCAGGGGTTAATGGGGAATTTTTAGGATCCAGTGGAACTAGTGGAATAAATGGAACCAGTGGAACTAGTGGAATAAATGGCACTAGCGGTACTAGCGGAATAAATGGCACTAGCGGTACTAGCGGAATAAATGGCACTAGTGGGTCTAGTGGCATAAGCGGAACTTCGGGCACTAGTGGAGATAGCGGCACTAGCGGAACTAATGGTTCGAGCGGGACTAGTGGTTTAACTGGAACGAGTGGAACTAGTGGTTTAAGTGGAACTAGCGGGACAAATGGGACATCGGGTAGTTCTGGTAGTGGGAGTTCAGGAACGTCTCTTGTCACTAATGGAATAACAACAATAACGGTTTTGACGCAAGCTCAATATGATGCCATAACAGAGCCTAATTTAACAACACTTTATATAATATCGGGATGAAATTTTATTATAATAATATATCTGGAGATACTGCTTATATGGGAAGTACTCTTGTTTCTAATTTTAAGATAGGAACAACTGAATCTGTAACAGATTATGATGGTAATGTTTATACGATAATAAGAGTAGGAAAACAAAAATGGTTTCAACAAAATTTAAGAGTAACACATTTAAATGATGGTACTCTTATTACTAATTTAACTGGGGTAACAACGCCTAATTCAATATTTTACTCTTGGTATAATAATAGTTATCAAACAGGAATAACTTATGGAGCTTTATATAGTGGATATGCAGCATTAGATTCTAATATAGCTCCAACTGGGTGTCATGTTCCAACAATAGAAGAGGTATCAGAATTATTTGATTATAAATTGAATGCAGGCGCTTTAAAAGAAACTGGATTTACATATTGGAATAGTCCTAATTCAGGTGCCACAAACTCTACTTATTTTACTGCTTTACCTGGCGGTTTAAGATGGCATGATGGAGATTTTTATTATATAAATATTGATTGTAATTTATGGACTGCTTCTTTGTCAACATCTAGTGATTTGTGTTATTGGGGAGCTACCTATAGCACAAATGTCATGAATAGAGGACAATTTTATAAAAATGAAGGATTATCTATTAGATGTTTAAAAGATCAGGTTTTGAATAAGCCAACTGTTTCTATATCTATAAGTGACATAACTCAGAGCACGGTTGATGTAACAATGACTATCGCATCGACTACAAGTGTCACTAGAAGAGGAGCTTGCTTTACTTACGGTACAGATAGAACTACGCCAACAACAACATTGAATAATGTATCTTTGAGTGGAACAGGAGATGGGACTTTTACATTTACAGTAACATTAGATGCAACGGGATTAATACATCCAAGAACTTATGATATAAGAGGATTTGCGCAAAATTCAGATGGTTTGGGATATAGTAATACAATTACATTTACTACATTATCATAATTAAAATTTAATATATAAAATAAAAATTTAAATAAAATGACATATGAATATAATCTAGATAATTTTATAGCAGTGCCAACTACGAGCGATCAACGACTTTTCATTTACAATAAAAATAATGAATTTGTAGATAGTATAATAGTAGATTTATCTCATTATTTTGTAAAAAACAATTGTCTGGTTATAAAAATTACTAACAAAAATGATCTTATGTTAAGTTTTGAAAGTAGAACAATAGCCCAATTGGCGCTTGAAAAATTAGATAGATTTAGAAAATCTATTATGACGCTTAGTGGAGAATTAGTAAAACCAGAAAGACCTACATTAAATACTACTAATCTAAATATGTGGGCGTGTGATATTATACCGGGTGTTGATTTTCAATTAATTAGTGGCGCCACAGTATCTCAAGTTCCAAAATCCAGAATAGAAGTTATAGTTAATGGAAGTAGTCATGTTCCGTGTGGTTATCCTGATGGTCTTTATATAGGTTGTTATTTTACATCGGTAGAAGATAATGGAGACCCATTAAAAGCTAGAGTTAATGACGGTGATGTTCAATTGGGCGATAATTTATATTGGATTGGTTCTGTGGCCGGATTTGATTTAGATAGTACAGATATGCTAGATTATAATTATCTAGTTTAATAACCTTTCTTTTCAAGATTTTTATTTTAATATATAAGAGAAAAACTTTTACAGCTAGTTTATGATCTTACGTGACTTGATTCAAGGAAAACAGATAGATGATTCTACTATACAACAAAGTAATTTAGATTTATCTCATCCAGATAATCTTTCTTTAACTGGATATACAACAGACGCTATTAATTCGGCTGTTACTGTTGGTTACTTAAATTACAGATTGCACGAACTTTATACTGGTGGAACTAGTGGAATATCCGGTTCAAGTGGTGTGGATGGTTCTTTTTTCGGAACACACGGCACAAGTGGATCTAGTGGAAAAAGTGGATCTTCTGGGACTAGTGGTATTTCTGGAACTAGTGGTATTTCTGGCACAACAGGAACTTCAGGTAGTTCTGGTAAATCTGGTAGAGATGGGCACGATGGAACTAGCGGAGTTTCAGGAACAGCTGGATCTTCCGGTAAAGATGGTATTTTCTATGGATCTAGTGGATCTAGCGGAGAAAGCGGAACATCAGGAACTAGCGGTTTAACTGGAACATCAGGATCTAGTGGATCTAGTGGTATATCTGGTAGTTCTGGTAAATCTGGTAGAGATGGTAAATCCGGAGCTAAAGGTACGAGTGGAACTAGCGGTTCTAGTGGTTCTAGTGGTTCTAGTGGGTCTAGCGGATCTAGTGGGGGTTCTGGAACTTCTGGGTCTTCTGGGTCTTCTGGTATAGATGGTATTATGTCTGTTTCTGGAAACCAGGGGAATATACAATTTAGAGACAATGGAGTGTTGGGTAATAATACGGGGTTAACGTTCGATAAAACTTACGCTTATTTTGGTTTGGGGACTGATATTCCATTAACAAAATTACATTTTTATGGAGAACAGATAGGAGGAGATGAGAATGAATTTCAGCGCGGAAATTCTTTAATGATAGATGGTTTAGAAAATTCTGATAAAAATTTAGTTTTTTCTTCTTTAAATGATCCAAAATGGGCAAATCAAATTTACCGCGATGAAAATGGCGAATATTTATATATTTATAATTTTCAAACAAACAAAGAACCTTTCGTCTTATCAAGATCTGGAAGAGTTGGTATAAATAAATCTTCCAATATCATGAATTATCATAGTAGATATACTGGTAATGATATGAACAATGATGATATGGATGTTGGGGGTGTATTTAATAGACTATATCAAATAATGTATGAAATTAGTATATCTTCAACTGGAATTACTGATAAAATACAATGGCGAAAATCTTACGATAACGGAATATCATGGGGAAATTTTTCTTCTGATATAGAATTATCAATAGATCCTATTTATCTTGAATACGGTGTAAATATTTTTTTTGAAAATGTTAACGGACACGATATCGATGATAAATGGACTTTTACTGCATTTCCTCAATTGCCAGAAGGAACATTTACAGTATCTCCAACCATGTTTGATGAAGTACAAACAACCGCAGATTATACATCAGAAGAACCAATTTTCAACGATCAAACATATAACGCGTCAACCACGTTCGGAACTCTTGTCAAAACTTTAACAGGTTCAACATCAGCTTTTTATACAGGTTTCAAAATTCAATATAATAATGTTTATTTCAAGATAAATAAACAAGGGGCTGGAGTTAATTTAAAAGTAGAATACTTGACATTATCTGGCTGGACTGAGATGTCTGAAACTCAGGAAATAATAGATCAAACAAATAATCTTACTCAATCTGGGTCTATTTTATGGGATAGATCTCAAATGTCAGATTGGATAAAATCGTTTTTTACTGGGCATACAGATGAACAATACAATTTATATTGGATTAGATTTACATCTAAGACTAATGTTACAGAGTCTCCTATGGCCGACGTTATAACATTAAATGGATCATATAGATTTGCTGTTTATTCTGCTCATCTGGATTATGCTCCTTCTTTTTATATTGATGGACAAGGAAGAACTATACTTGGCGATTATCTGAAATTGGGGTCTGGTGTTTCTGAATTACAAGGTTATTTGGGCATTAATACAAATGAACCTCAAAATTTAATTCATTTATACGGTCTGAAAACAATTCCTGATTTAGATGATGATATGTCTAATAATATTCAAATAGATGGTGTTTCCGGTGGTGATAGAGGTATAGTATGGGCAGATGATGGCAATAAAAAATGGGAAGATTATATTTATAGAAATGAAAATGGAGAATATAAATATTTATATAATTACGAGTTAGGAAAAGATATTTATGTAGTATCTAAAAATGCTAGATTTGGAATTAATAAACAAACAAACGTTGGTGGACCTTTTTCAGAATATCTCGGATTTGATAATGGTTCATTAAATGATTTAATTATAGGAGGAATTTATATAAATTCTGTTCCAATATTATACGAAATTATCATATCACACGAGGGAGTCCAAGACGAATGTAGATGGAGAAAATCATTAGATTATGGGGTCAATTGGAATTTTTATTCTGATCCAATATCTTGTTCAACGTCAGAGACTGATCTGGAACTTGGATTAACATTTAAATTTTCGAATATTACGGGGCATAATACTTTTGATAAGTGGAGATATTTAGCATTTTCACAACAGCCAATTGGAACATTTAGTATAGCGCCAAGGCATTACGCTGGGGTTTTTCTATCAGGTAACACGACAAGAAATTATACTTATAATTCACAAAACAATTATGCTGAAAATTTTCCATTTTTATTTAGTGGGGATACTTCATATTTATATGTTGGAGATTATGTTGAATTTTCAACTGTTTTTTGTAATCTTGTTGAACATGTTGCGTCTGGAATAAATTTAGTAGCCGAATATTGGAATGGAACACAATGGATTGTTTTTTCTAATAGTGGATATTCGTATACAGATAATACTATAGAAGGAGGACATAATTTAAGATTGAGTGGTAATATAGAATGGAATAAATCTTTATTGACTAATTGGGAACAAAAAGATGAATTTGATTTGAATTTATATTGGATTAGATTTTATTCGTCTATTAATGTTACTTCATCACCGATAGCGAAAACTTTAACACCACATGGAAAATATCGTTTTTCAATATATTCCGCTCATTATGATTATATTCCACAATTATATATCGATTCAATAGGAAATATAGTTACTTCAAAGTCTATTTATGTTGGAAATTCAAATCAAAATAATTCTTCTAATTTATTACAAATTGGATATTCTGGAAATACATTATTAGAATTTAATACTGGTGGAACTCTTAGATTAAATATTTATGAATCTGGTTTTTTAAAAACAGATACTCACGGTAATGTATATTACGATAATTCAAATTATGCCGGGTCTTCCGGAACCAGCGGGCAATCTGGATTAGACGGTTCTTCGGGGGCTAGTGGAACTTCTGGTATATCAGGAACCAGTGGTACTTCAGGATCCAGTGGCGCATCAGGCACTAGTGGATCCAGTGGCACATCAGGCACTAGTGGATCCAGTGGCACATCAGGTACTAGTGGGTCTAGTGGGACTTCAGGAACTAGTGGATCCAGTGGCACATCAGGTACTAGTGGGTCTAGTGGGACTTCAGGAACTAGTGGATCCAGTGGAACTAGTGGGGTGTCAGGAACACACGGAGTTAGTGGTACATCAGGCACTAGTGGATCCAGTGGCACATCAGGTACTAGTGGGTCTAGTGGGACTTCAGGAACTAGTGGATCTTCGGGTACATCAGGAACTAGTGGAACCAGTGGAACCAGTGGAACTAGTGGGGTGTCAGGAACACACGGAGTTAGTGGTACATCAGGCACTAGTGGAACTAATGGAACATCGGGAACTAGCGGTTCTTCGGGTACATCAGGAACTAGTGGAACATCGGGGTTTAGTGGTTCTAGTGGAACCAGTGGAACTAGTGGGGTGTCAGGAACACACGGAGTTAGTGGTACATCAGGCACTAGTGGAACTAATGGAACATCGGGAACTAGCGGTTCTTCGGGTACATCAGGAACTAGTGGAACAT